AATAGGCTTATTAAACAAATCATCATAGTCTGAAGTACCTCCACTTCCTCCACCTGTTGATGGCTCTGCTTCTATATATATATCTGAAAAATTATTTAAAGGAGCTTTAACTCTTACAATATCTTCAACATTTAAGTCTCCCTTATATTCTAGCTGATATTCTCTACCATTTATTTTTACTTTATATATACCAGCCTCTACCTTTTCAGTAACTTTTGCTCTATATGTTTTGTCATATCTTAAGTCAGCCACTTTGGGCTCGACTATATTACTAATTGCTTGAATTATATAGCCTAGCCCATCTTTTGTCTCTTTAGTAGCCATTTTAAAACTCCTTTCTTTATTATGTTCTCATAGTTGATTGACTTGTTGCCATTCTTGGCAAGTCTTTCAAAGCTTCAACAAAGTCATCTATATCTTTAACATTTGGTAATTCTATATTGTTTATATAAATACTTTGATTATCTGTATTTCCTTTTATCTTGTCATAATCTATTTGATTTAATTTTAGACCAGTTTGTGTTGTTACAGGAATAATACTAGATAACGCTTGATTTATTCTATCCTGTACAGCTGAACTATATATAAGACCATCTGTTGCTTGACTAGAACTTGATAATATTCCATTAACTGTATTATTCAAATCAGCTAGGGATTTATTATAGTTATTTAGCCAATCTGTTGCTTTGCCTAAATACTGGGCACTATCTAAACCAAATTTCGCTAATTCTTTTTGTAAGTCTTGGAATGATTGTATTCCTTCTCTATTGGCTTTGTCTATTTGGTAATTTTGTTCATCTAAGAATTTTTGAAGCGCATCAATTCTGTTTTGATAACTTTCCTCAATCTGACTTTTTTCTTCTTTAAGTCTATCTATTTCGTCTTGTTTTATTTTGTCATTAAGGTCATCTTGAGCATCTTTTAGCTCATCTTGAGCATCCTTGATGGCATCAAAATCAGCTTCCCATACGACATTCTGTTACTTTCCCTCTTGTTAAGGTACTGACCACTTATTGTGGCGGTTAGTCATTTCTGGCTAACTCTCACATTTCCTTTTTAGATTATAGTGTGAGTTCGGACTATATATTCCACTCTCTGTGGGATAACTTCACGATTAATATTACTATTAAACGCCTGTAGTCTCTACGGTCTCTAAATTTAAGGTTTCTTTTAGTTTTTGTTCTATATTTTCATTATACCATATTTCCAATAATTGGATATTATGTTCTTTTGCGTATTCTTTTTTTCTACGGTCGTGTTCTTTTTGCTTCTTGAATTTTTCCTTTCCACCAAAAAAGTCTATAGGGACTTCATGTTGAATGCCCTGATATTCTATTAGCAAATTATAGTCAGAAATATAAAAATCATATGATAATTGCCCACCATTAGTCCCCAACAAATCAAAATATTTCTTTTGAGATTCATATTTGATATTATTTTCGTTTAATACATTTTTTATTTTTTCTTCTCCATTTGAAAACTTGCAGTTAGGGCAACCCCTTCCTCTTATTAAGTTAGATGCTTTTGTCTCCCATTCATTTTCGCATATTAAACATTTACATTTTATCCTTTTATTTTTTCCATTATATTTACCTAAAATCTTTATATTTTTATTCTTTTGTTCTATTATATTTTCAAATTCTTTTTGCGTGTATTTGGCAACTCCTTTACATTTTGGACAACCATATCCTCTAAGTAAACCATTCGCTCTGACTTCATTTTCATAACCACACTTTAAACATTTGTATTTTATAATAGATTTACTGTTCTCATACATGTTCAATATCTTTAAATTCGGGTTGATTTTTTGCATTTCATAAATAAATTCATTATGATTTTTTTTGTATTTACCTGCACATCTTGGACATCCATGTCCTTCTATTACATTTTTTGCAATAGAATTATACTCAAGGCCACATTTTAAACAGTAACATTTTATATAAGATTTCATATTTTTATATTTTCCTACTATCTTTATATCTCTATTAATTTCTTTGACTCTATTTTCGAAATCTGTTTGTGTCAATTTTAATCTTTTAGAACATTTTGGACAACCAATTCCATTTAATATATCACTAACTATTTTCTCTCCTTCATATCCACATATAGAACATTTATATCTTATTTTGTTTGACACTCCATTTATTCGTCCAATAATTTCTAAATTACAATTTATTGAACTTAGTCTTTTCGTAAAATCTTCTTGTGTCATTTTTAGATTTTTTGCACATTTAGGACACCCATGCCCTCTCAACAAATCGTTAGCTATACAACTGTTTTCATACCCACATCTAAGACATTTGTACTTAATATAATCTTTTGTTCTAGTAAATTCTTCTAATATCTCTATATTTGGATTAATATCTCTTATTCTTTTTAAAAATTCTTTATTGCTTAATTTTCTTCCGCATTCTATAACTCCTTAAATTTAGTCTTACCTCGGTCTTATCCATCTCTGGACTTTAACCGATATAGTTATCTTTTACAAGGGCTCACATTTTACCCTTGACCGCTCTCGGTACACCTGGAGCGTCTTTTGCTTTCTTTGGTTCTCTAATTTCTCTTTAGCTTCTTCTACTGCCAATAATTTTTCTTCAAGTTCTTTTTGCTTATCAAGTTCATCATTTTGATTTTCTAATGCTTCAATTTGATTTTCAAGTTGTTTTAAACGAGGGTCATTGTCCATTTCATGTTGTATGTCATCAATTTGATTTTGTATCTGGTCAAGCCTATTTTGTTGAAAATCTTTCATTAGTTCATTGAACTTTTTAAGTTTTTTCTCTGGTATATCTGCAATTTGGTCATAATAATCTTTAACATCTGCTTTTAAATCTCTAACAGAACCATCTAACTTTCTATTATCACTATTTAAATCTTGTATCTTATCTATAAGCTTTTCAAGATTTTTAGCTGTGTCTCCAGAAAAGTCTGCTAAGTGTTGCATATTGTTTATATATAATTCATTTTTAGATGAGTTATAGTCTATTGCAAACCCTTGAGCTCTTAATTGATTTATATAGTTATTCATTTGTGCACTTTGAGCATTTTTCAACTCGTTGGTTTTATTAATTTGATTATTTGTTGCATCTATTAATTGCCTTAATATTTTCTCTTGCTCATTAAAGTTGTCTGTATCTTTTAAAGCATCATTTAATTTATCCACAGAGTCTTTTGCATTATCTAAAGCATTTTTATAAGCATATAAAGTATCTATTTCGGCTTTATATTCTTCTTTAGTTGATTTTGAAGAACTTTTTGAACCTGAACCAGATTTTCTGCCTGAACCACCTGATGATTTTCTACCTGAACCTCTTGAACCTTTTGAACCTCCAGAACCACCTGACCTACCTGTAAATCTTGAACTTGTTAAACCTCCGCTTTTACTAGAAGTCAAGCCTTTTATTTTATTAGTAATTCCAGCCCACTTATTAGCCCAAGCTTCAGTATTTACCCCAGAATTAATGTCTACCATACCAGCTTGAGACATAGCTCCGGCAAGTTCTATGAACCCTTGAGCGCCTTCTCTAGCATAATCTCCAGCTTTTTTCGCATTTTCTCCAGCACTATATATCTTACTTCCAGCAGCCGATGCAGTACTTCCAGCACCTTCTGTAGCCATCGCCATTAAGTCTTCCATTGCTGCATTTTCAATTAAAGCCAAAGTGTCTGCTTCCATAGCTTTAGAGTGTGCATCTTGAGCAGCCTGACTAATTTGCAACTTCCCATTAACTAATTCTAAAGAACTAAGATATTCACTATCTAATGAAAGTAATTGTTGTAGAGTGTCCATAGTAATTCCGCCAGAACTGTTATATTCATCTACAGCAGAGGCTAAAGTAGCATATGCAGATTGCGTATTGTCTATATCATCATTGATATTTTTTAATTCTTCATCTGTATATGTTAGAGAATCTTGCATCTCTTTTTGAGCATCAGTCAGCCCACCAACAGCATCAATATAGTTTCCTGTTGCTTCTGTTTGTTCATTAAGTACATCAATACCTTCTTTTAATTGTTCTATTTGTTCATCAGATAAATCTAAAAAATCTTGCATCCATTCTAAGTTTTCTTGAGAAATAGAGCCGCCATCTTTTATAATACTGTAAAATTCATCAGCAACTTTTTTATCTTCTTCATATTTTTCTTTATTTTGTTCTATTTCTGTATTTAATTCTTTTATTATGTTTGTTTCAACAACAGAACTTTCATTGTTTTTTTCTTTTGTCTGAGCTATTCCTTCGTATTTTGCTCTTAAAGACTCTAATGTCTTTTGGTAAGCACCAGTATTATTATCTGTTTCTTTTAAAGATGCATTTACACTATCTACTTCTTTTTTATAATCTTTCCATAACCCAGCATCTAAAATTTCTTTCTGATTCTTTAACCAACCCAGGCTATCGTCTGATTTGTTCGTTGTCATAGACCTAGCAGCAGCTTCTCTTTGTTTTAAAGATTCTGCAGCTTCTTCTTTCATTTTGTCTATATTTTGTTGCCTTTTTTCAATTTCCTCTTGTTTGTCTTGTGCTAAATTTCTGCTAGCAGTGCCATTTTCACCCGTTTTTTCAGAGTTCTTTAATAAAGCATCTCTTTCTTCTTCTAGTTTTTTTATTTCTTTTTCAGTTGTCTCTATTTTTGCTTTTTTATTATCAGCTTCTTCTTTTGCTTTTTGACTACTCTCAATTGCCGCTTGTGTTGCTTCCTTTTGTGCATTTTTATAGGCATTTAAACCTTGAACTACCCCTGTAATAGCTAATGCAATTAAAGATAATAATGGAGCCGCAGCTTCAATAGCCGTACCTGCTGAAACTACCCCTGCTGAAAAAGATTTGAAAGCAGCTATAGCATTTGGCAATGCTGTCGTCACTGTAGTCAAACCATTTTTTATCATATTTAAACCTGAAGTAAAAACATTAAAGGCTTTGTCTATTATTAAACCGCCTTTGAAAAGCATTAAAGCAGCTGTAGCCGCAGCCAATACAGTAGAAAGACCGCCTACTTTATCTACTAATTTAATTAGGTTTGTTAAAGTCGATAAAATATTTTTTATGAAATCACTGTTTACTGTATTTCTTGAAAAATTTTGCCAAGCTGATTCTAACTGTTGTACTTTACCTTGAAGACTATCCATTCTTTTTGCATTTTCTTCCGCCGCACTACCTTCACTGTTTAATGCTGCTTCAGTTGCTCCTACTGCACTATTAAAGTTTGTCATAATAGCAGTAAATAAAGACCTTTGTGTTTTACCAGCTACTGTTTCTGCTAATTCTTGCTTTTCAACAGAAGTCAAATTATCCCAAGCTTTTGATAAATCTTGTAAAATATCATAAGTTGAACGTAATTCTCCTGTATTTTTATCTATTGTACCCATGCCTCCAGTTATGGAAGCAATATATTCATCGTTCTTTTTTGTTAAACGAGCCGTAATTGTACTTAACATTTTCTTTTATTAAGAACGCTACCTCTTAATAGAGCATAATGCTCCACATACTCTCATATGTGTTGAGACTATATCTTATACTTCAGCTTTACCTGGTCAGTATATCCCCATTTCAGACACCAAACACTTGTGCCTTACAATTAGTCGTTGAACCTTTCTCTTTTCGAGACTTGGCTGCTGATTACCTAATCTTTATAATTTTCAAACCTTCATATTCTAAGCTTGTTTCATCTTTTTATATTGTGGTTTATAAAGCTCTACAAGGATTTTCAGCAATTAAAGGATTTACTATATATGTATTTCTACATATAAATGGCATAAGTCTACCATTCGCTACTCTTCCTGGCTCCCTAAGGATTTCCGTTCCAGCTGCAACAAGTCCAAATGTTTGCTCTAATGAGTTATTACCTGCTGCCATTGAAGCAGAAGATTTTCGTATTGCAGTTGACACATTATATTAATTAAATTCGTTTAATTTAACCAGTATTTATAAATTGAGATAAAATTTCTTTAAATTTTCCACTTTTAATCTTCCAATATGGAATTCTAATTAATCCTATACCATTATTAAGACAATATTCTTCTTTTTTTCTGTCATTTATTTTTACTTGTTCTAAATTTTTTAGAGCCTTTTCCTTTTCATTAATAAAAGCACAATGAAAGTGTTGGTCTCCATCTACTTCTATACATGTATTATAATCATTCAAATAAAAATCAAAAGGCATTAATTTTTTATTTTTGCAATCACTATAAGAATACTGATATTCAAATTTTATATTATTGTCTTTTAAATAATTCATTACTGTTAATTCTAATCCAGATATCTTTTTAGTACATTTCTCGCATCGTCTTTTTTCTCCAGAAATAAATCTATATACATCTGTAATAAATTCATTTCCGCAACCACAAATAAATTTAGCTTTACCATTATGGTAAACTTCTAACACTCTATTATTTAGGTTATTTTTTGATATAAAATTATTTAAATTAAAATAACAATCATCAAAATTATTTGCCCATGAAAACATTCTAGGTATTCTTCCTTTTTGTAAGTTTTGTAAAGATATCTTATACCTATATCCATCTTTATCTTGACAATGCATTGGCATAGAATTTTTTATATACTTACTATCTAATATATAATAGCCATAACTTTTAAAAATATTAATAACATCTTGGAAATTTTTTGTTTGAGATTTTACAGTAATACTTCTTTGACATTTATTACATACCTTGTATTTGCATTCTTGCATTTTATACCAAGCTCTTTTATATTCTTCTCCACAAATATTACATTTAAAATATAAATAATTAGTATTTCCAAAATATTCTTTAGATATAATCGTAGAACTAGGATTAAAATCATTTAAATATAGCTGAATATTATATGTTGTATAAGGATTTGCAGAATGAAAAGGTTTTACTCCTTGATTTAAAGTTACAATATTTGTATATCTTATTTTATACATATAACCATTTTTATCTTTCACAGCTATATTGTTTAGATTATTATACTCATCTATTATCTCTAATCCATGCTTTTTTAAATTATTTTTTACCTCTTCTTTATTCATATAAAACTTCCTTTATAAATACTCTCATACTTTCATATGAGATTAGACTATTTCTTCACCTTCAGCATAATCTGTTAAGGGTAATCCATTTCGATTTAAGGGATTTTCACCCACACACTTGTGCCCTACTCCTATTGTTATATTATATCACATTTTATATCAAATGTCAATACCTTCTATTAAAATAATATAACCAAGGGATAGTCGTTTGACACATTCCTATTCGGAACTTCGCACCCAATTGCCCATTATTATAATACTTAGGTGTTTCCACCATATATCATCTTAAATATTTTTATCAGTTTCCCACTTTCACACTTACGCATATTTCATCGTTATGTTGTAGTTATTTAAGCTTTAGGGGTTTCTGGGTTTAGGATTATTCTTTAATGCATATTTCTATACATCCGACCAGTCATTTTAGTCGTTTACACTTACTGCATACTTGTTCGATACCTCATTTAAAGCATCTACTACATGCCCACTATCACTAGCTTCTAATTTAAAAGCTTTCATAGCAGCAATTAATGTATTAGCACTACCTTCAGCTGTTGCTCCAGCTTCAGATACATTTTTTAACATTATGGCTTGCTCTCCAAGGTCTAAAGCATCTTTTGCTTCGTAACCTGCTTGTGCGAACAATGTTGTTGCATCAATAATGTCTTTTCCCGTCGCACCAATTTGTTCTCCAACTGTAAAAGCATCATTCGTCAAACTCTGCAACCCACCAGAAGTCAAATCTGTAACTTTATCTAATTCAGTTAAACTCTCATCTAAGTCAAATACTTGCTGAACCATATCTTGCATAGCATTTTTAACACCATGTATAACATCTCCAACAATTTGCCAACTACTGAACTTTTGTATAATATCATCCAATCCTTGAGTATGAGTTTTTGCTTCTTTTGCAGAGTTTCCTAAATCAGTCAAAGATTGTTTTAAATTATTAACTTGAGAATTATCTGCATTAATCTTCAGGGTTGTTCCTTTAGATATACTATCTAACTGCTTTTGTATATCACTTACTGAATTGTCATCTAACTTTGCAGATAATAATACCTCAAATTTTGTTGCCATTAGTTTCCACCTTCCTTTCTTATGAAAATTAAAGGAAGTCTATAATATTTCCAATCTAAAATTTGGCATTTTTTAGACTTGGAATTTTTAATCCTCTGTTATTAAATTCTGTATATAACCAATCACCAAGCTTTTGTTTTAATTCTTCTTCAAAATTATCCCAAAATGGTGCTCTTATTTTAGCATTATACATATCACCTTCAGAAGCAACCCCAGAAACATTTAATATTTCTGCTAATCTGCTTCTTCTATCTTCTTGCATATTACCATGTAAATAAGGAAAAGAAACACTAGGTGGAGACATTAAATCTCCATTATAGAATATAGTAAATAAGCTTTTTCTAACTTCAGCATCCCAAGCCTTATCCCTAAATTCATAACTAGGTGTTCCTGTACCATCTACATAACTTTTATTTATTTTTGGGTGACCAGTTTCTGTTTTGTTTATTCCATAAGTATCAGTATTAATATGTTGTTGCAATAATTTCTTGGCTCTTTCACACATTGACTCCATTACATCTGCAATTAAGTCATAAAATACATTTTCTAAATCTTCATCTGTTCTAATAGCCATTTATATCACCTAAGTTTCTGCTAATATAGGTTTATGTTCTGCTGGGGCAATTTGTTGTCCTAATGCAGGCATATTATTCCATACGATACTTTTACTTATTAATTCTAATTTATCTTCAGGTAAATTATCTATTGTTTCAGATAAATTCTTCATACTTTTTTCAATATCTTCAACACTTGGTAATTTATGAGCTAATATTCCAAAACAATTTTCCATTACCCATTTGTCATATTCTTTTTTTATGCACTCATATATACGTTCAAAATTTATTAAATTAGTTTTTAATAATTCTTCTAATACTGGCGAATTCAAATCTTCTCCACCTAATTCCGCAGTATCAATATTGGTACATAAATCTAGAACATCTTTTATGTATCTTGGATAGATTAGAGAAAATTTATTTTCAATTTCTGAATTATATAAAATAGTAGCTTTTATATCTGATATTATAGCATCACATTTTTCTAATGAAATATAACTATCTATTTTTACAATTTTTTCTCCAACTTTAACTTCTTGTTGTGTATTTTCAGGTAAAGTAATTTTTATTCTTCTTCCCATGATTATTCCACCTTTCATTCTTAAAAAATAAGAAGGATAGCTAGAAACTACCCTTCTCACTATCGTACAAATAAAGTACGGTTTATAAATAACTAATTAAAGTTATAGTTTCTATAATTATTCAGCTGCAACTGGTATATCAAATCCTTCTTTAAATGTTTTTCCTTTACTATCTTTAGATTGTATATACACTTTATAAGTTTTAGCTTCAGTTAAAGCTTCTGCCCCAACTTTTAATTCTGCTGACCCAATAACGAATTTGTCATTATCTTGAGCTACTTCTCCATCTGGTACAAGAGAATATTCATAAGGTTGAGTTCCACCTACAGTATTCATTGTTAATACAGTTGCCCCACTAGCAACATTTGCATCTCCAACTTTTAATCCTTGTACTACTTCAGCTTGTATAGCTGTTATTTCTGGGTCTACAGGTTAAGCTTCTGCTTTTTTATACACAACTCTTACTACCATTGTATTAATGAATTGTCCACCAAATTTACCACCTATTCTAAAGTGTTTTAATGCTTCAACTTTTAAATAAACTTTGCTATTAACTTCATTTAAAGTATCAACAAATTTTAATAAGCCTACACCTTCTTCTGGAATTAAATATCCTAATCCGTCTACATCAATTCCATTGCTGATAGCATCGTAACTTATTTCAAATTTAGTACCTTGCTCTAATCTTATAGCAGTAGCTATATCACCTGGATTAAATGCATAAGTAGTATAATCTGGTTGACCATTAGGTCTTCTTCCATCGTTTAATGTTTCAAATCCACCATTTAAAACAATGGCTGGCACTTCTTTAGAAACATCTTCTATTACTTCTGGAAGATATACAGACCAGTTTCCATAACCTAAATCTGTATCTAAAGTTTTAGCCATATATATTTCACCAGCATATACTTGTGTACCTTCAGGAACTCTTAAGTTGGCTTGCATATATCCTGGTAATTCTGTTACTGTTCTACAAATATAATGTTCCATTTTTATCTCTCCTTCTATTAATATCTATACATTAATTTACAATAATCTAAACAGCACCATCCACTAGGAGTTTTTGCCCAGTTTCCTTTTATTTGATATGTGTCAAATACTGTGCCATTTTTATAAGTTCTTCTTACTGGATAATTTGTTTCAGCGCCACTTCTTACATTTAACCCTTTTGCTATAACTTTATATCTTCCTAATTTATATTCACTTGAGTGTACAGGTTGCGAAATTTCAGATACTAAGTATTGACTTGATACCCATTCGCCATTTCCTATTCTTGACCAACCATTACTTTCTTCATATACTGTTACTTTTGTTCCGTTAGCAATTGTTCTTACTACTTCAGAGTTTGTTCCAGCACCACTTCTTACATTTAACGCACTATTTACTTTTACATATTTTGTAGAAGTTGTATTAGAAACTGGCGCACTATATGATAAATAACTCAAACTTACCCAGCCTTGGTCTATTCTTGCCCAAGAACCACTTGTTTCATGTATAGTAACTTGTGTTCCTTTTGCAACTGAACTAATTACATTTCCACCAGCACTTGCTCTAACGTTTAAAGGCATACTTGTAGTATTTACCCAAGCTGTTATATTTGTTTGTGTTGGTTCTGGAGTATGGTTATCGCTATTTTGTTCTCCTTCTGTTATTTTGAAGGCAAAAAAACTCTGAGCGTTTGAACTTGCTTTAAATGTGTTTATTTCCACCCAAGCACTAACACCATCAAGTCTAACTTTTCCTCGTCTTCCTGCTCTATCGAATTTTCCATTATATAAATAAGGGTCATAGATTTCTATATCTGTATCATTTGCCCCTACTGCTAATATATAGTGACCACCATCTGTCCACAATCCAGCAGCGCAACAAATAATAACGAAATATCCTTCTTTACATGCTTGATGTGCTTCATATGAAGAATGTAATCTTTTCATTTCTATTCCCCAACGATTAGCTACATAGCCAAATAATTCATCGCTAGTACCTTCCAATCCTCTATATCCATTTTGTTTAGAAATATCACTCATAACATCAGGAGTTATTGTTTCTCTACAACTTGAAACTACCATAGCAGCACAAGTTGTTCCACATCCACTTGTTCCTACTGTTGCATAAGGATGATTAACACTTGTATAAGGATGGTTTGCCCAACGGCTGTCCATTTGGTTGTAATAACACGCTTTCATATTTTTCCCTCCTTAAATTTATTTTTTTCTAAATCCTAATCGAATATAAAAATCTAAATCTTCAGGGTAAATATATTTTGCATAATTTTTTTCAAAATTATAGATTTTAATTTTACCCTTATTTGTTCCAGGTTTTCCATATTGAGGATTGCTTTTTCCTAATTTGCTTTTACTGATTTTTTGTCTAGTCTCTTCCGAAAGAATTCTCCCTTTGTTTGAATTAGAAATTTTTTGTTTTGTATCCTCTGAAGGTGCCAATCTTCCTTTGCGAAATCCATCGGGGCACTCTTTACAAAATTTTTCACAAAATCCATTATTATACCAATGCCTTCCTGCAGAGGAATTACCAATTTTCTTTCTTATATCTTCAGGCATTTCGTCACCCCAAAAAGGCTTATGTCCCTTTAAACTTTTAGATTTTTTATCCCTTTCTTCTTTTGTTCTAACTCTATTTTTATTAATATCTTTTAACTTGCGAATATGTTCTTCGCTTAATTTCTTTCCCTTATTCGCTTTAGATAACATTAATCTTAATTCTTTCCCCTTTATAGGGTCATTAAAATTTTGTTTTTGCTTTTTAGATATTTTCTCAGCAATGGAAGTAGTAATACTAATCTGATTGCCACCATTAGCTATGTTATAACCTATATCTTTATTTTGACTTTTGTTTTCCTTTATATAATAAATTTCTCTATCGTTTAAATCTTCTAATGACTCGCAATATTCTAATAATTCACATTTAAAATTATTTCTGCCATACTTTTTAATTGCACATTTTAAATATTTTCCTGACCCCAAATATCTCTTATCAAAATTTTCCCTTTTATGTTGACCAATATAAATTTTCCCATTAATTAAATTGGTCGTTTTATAAATATACCCGTAATTGATACTATTTTCCTCCTTCTGTTTCTATCTCGATATTTTCATATTCTCTGTTTTCAGGATTTTCTATTGTTGGTATTTCTATTGTACCTTCGATTATATCTTTTTCTTCCATAGAAATCATTCCTTTCTACTATTCTTTGTTTTCTGTATTTGTATCTAATGCTATTTTTATACTATCAAATATAGATTGAACAAAATATTCAATAGTAGACTCATTTAAAAAAATTCTAACAGGTGCAGGTAAAGCATTTAAAACACCATCTAAAACCATTTTAAATTTTTCGTTATTTTTCCCTTTGTCATAAACCTTTTCTGCTTCACATATTAAATCTATAGCTGTTTGTCTTAATCCTTTTAATTTTATATTACTATATAATTTTAATCCAACTAGACCTAAAAATATAGCCATAATTACTACAATAACTATTATACTTAAAGTTTCCATAATATCACTCCTTTATAAATTGTTTCTATTATAATTTATCACAATCTGCCTGTATTTTATGTCCAAACACTTCTTTTAATAAATTTAAACTTCTTCTATCTCTTTAACTTTCCACTTCTGTATTATCTTTTCTTTTTGTTCTTGATAGTAAGGTTCTAAGTACTGTGTTTCCATATTAAAAGCAGGTTCTTCCTCTATTTCTAAAGTCTTATAACCTGCTTTTTCAAAATCTTCTTCTCGTGGATTTATTACTTGCTTATTATCATATTCAAGTATCTTTTTGTAATTTGCATATATTACTGTTGTTTCATTTATATATTTTACTAACATATTAATTCTCCTTTTCTTCGTACAAGAATGTTCCTGTTCCACTGTTGTAGTAGAATTTTTTATTTACTTTGTCATACATACAAGCTACGCCGTTTTTGTCCAAAACGGGTATCATATCTCTAATTAATATATCATTATCATATATTTTACAGTCATATATATTAATTTTATTTGACTTCGTAATAGTTCCTGCTGTATTTACTCCAAAAAGCACTAAATTATAATTACTTTGAAACTCTGCTGTAGATTTTGCTTGATACTCAACATTATCAAAAAATAATTTTCCTTTGTTGATTTCAAAATAATGAATATCATTATCATAATCTGTAATTTTTATTAATCTATTAACCGCTTTAGAATAATCTAGTCTGTAGTAACCTAAATTTGCTGTTTGTTTTTCCATTAATCCACAAAAATTCGAGTTAGTAGCTGAAATTCTAGCGCCAAAGACAAATGTTGTTAAAAAATACGTTATTTTTGCTCTTACAATAATTCTTGTGTTGCTGTTTGGTTTAAATTCAGTATCAATGTACTGAGTCCCAGTCGAACGCAGACACTTTAATTCTGTATATTCATCTTGTTTCTTTACAGACATCATTAATCTTCTTCTAAAACTAGACATTTGCAACACCTGCCAGTATTCCAATATTGTTTACTATACTACATTGATACGTTTTGTTCGACTCAATAGACGGTTTTTCTAGCCATTTGACTGCATTAGGTAAAGTTAAAGTAGTTGCAGTGGTTCCACTTATAAATTCAAACATAAACTCATTTAAAACTGATGTATCTGTTATTGCTGCAAGTGTGATATTTAAACTTGATACTTCGCCAAATTTATAGAATTTATTTGATTCTATTTCTTGTGTAGTCAATGCACTTTCTACTATTTCTACTGAATAATTTTTTCCATTTGTACCATCAGTACCATTAGTTCCATCTTTACCGTTAGTACCATTCTTTATTTCTGCTGTTGTAGTACCTGTTTTATCTGTTATTGTTACAGTTGCTCCTGTCTCTGTTTGCGTTACACTTGCACTTGGAGAAAATCCATCTGTACCATTTGTACCATTAGTACCATTAGTTCCATCTTTACCGTTAGTACCATTCTTTATTTCTGCTGTTGTAGTACCTGTTTTATCTGTTATTGTTACAGTTGCTCCTGTCTCTGTTTGCGTTACACTTGCACTTGGAGAAAATCCATCTGTACCATTTGTACCATTAGTACCATTAGTTCCATCTTTACCGTTAGTACCATTCTTTATTTCTGCTGTTGTAGTACCTGTTTTATCTGTTATTGTTACAGTTGCTCCTGTCTCTGTTTGCGTTACACTTGCACTTGGAGAAAATCCATCTGTACCATCCTTGCCTTTTAATTCTTCTTTATGCTCTTCAATATATGTTTCAACTATATTAGGCACTTGAGCATCAGTATATTCTTTAGCATCTTTTAATACATTTTTATCTTGATTATCAGCATATTCTTTAGCATCTTTTAATACCTTTTTATCTTGATTATCAGCATATTCTTCAGCATCTTTTAATACGTTTTTATCTTGTATATCAACATATTTCTTGTCTACTGGATGTATTATGTCTCCATCTTTTTCATCTAAACTTGAAGCTATAATAAATGTAGCTGGATAAGTTTTCCAAATAACATTATCTTTTGTTGCTTCTATTTGAACTTGTAACTCTCCACTTACATTTGTTATATTAATGTCTATTTTCCATTCTAATTTAATATAATTTTCTAATATTTCAGTTTGTTTTATTTTAATAGATTCAACTCCATTAGTTTTACTTTTTGTTATAATGTTAAATTGTGCGTTAGATAAATCATCTCCACTTTCTGTAATTTTTGGAATTAAAAAATATCTTTTTGAAATATCATTTTCTCCTTGCACTCCTAAGATTTCTTGCCCTGTTGGAATAATTATTTTTTTGCATATTACATTTATATCCTTAGGTGTGCATCCATTATTACAAGACATAGTTACAGATTGCTTTAATAATGGTACAGTATTGCTATTACAATTCATTGTCTACACCTCCATCTAGCGACACTAAAGCTTCTATTTTAGGGAAGTCTTTTGCCATAATTTTATTTATTTTTTTTAAATCAAAATTGGACTTACTAAGGTATTCAATACAAAGAAAACCTATAATATTGTCATTGTTATCTTTCAATCCTATTCCATATTTTGCTTCAATATTTCTAACAGTTAGATATTGATACATTGTAATATCCTTATCTTTTAAAGTTTCCACATCTGATATTATACAACACTTTTTTGTTTCAATTTCATGACACCAATATGCTAATAAAGACCTAAATAAATCTCTAAAATCAGACATCATAGGAACAACTCCTAAGTTTACTACTTCATTTGTCATACTCATTTTTAAAAAAGATTTTCCTGTCATATCTTTATTTCCATTATGGTATTTTACTATACAAACTCTTGAGGCTTCAGTTTCTTGTAATATTTGATTTATTATATCATTTATTTGCTTTTCTATCTTACCTATCTTTTTGCTTTCTACGGGCGTAAGATGTTTTTTTGAAACCCCTTTTATTATATCCTGTATTATAGAATTGTAATTTTTTTGCAATTCTTCATTTCTTTTTTTTTGTTCTTTTCTTTCAGCTTCGTACTCTTTATCTCTTTTTTGATTTCCTTTTATGTAAAGGATAAATACTATTAAAATTGCCAAACCATCAAATAACAATTTTGATAATGCAGTTAAAGTAGCTACATCTATCATTTTGTTCTCACCCCTTTACGCAAAAAAAAATAGCAAAGATTAGTAATAAACCAATCTCTGCTATAATTTATTATTGTTTCTTAATTGCACAGCTTTCATAGGTGCTTGTATGAATTACTTTTAGTAACATTGAACAATACCTAGAATATGCACATAGTTCATTACTTTTGTTACATTTCAAAACAACCATTTTATTTGGTTGCTTTTCATAAAATGCATACTTACATAAAGGATATTCTTTACAAGCCATTAATTATGCACCTACAGTAACTGTAATTATATCTTGTAATCCTTCATAAGATACAGTAACATTAGCTGTACCTTCTTGTAGTCCTGTTATTACACCAGCTGGTGTTACAGAAACTTTTTCTTCTTCTGAACTCTTGAATGTTAATTTAGCGTTGTCTAAAATAACATTTGAATATGGTGCACTTCTTACCCCTATTACATTTGCTGTAGCTTCTTTAACTCCTGCTAATGAGAATGTTAATACATTTGGTGATGCAACTATGTCTTCAACTGGTGTTACTGCTTCTTCAGAAGAGGCAACATATTTTACATCAGCATAATAAGCTTCACCACAATCTGTAGCATATTCTTGAGCTGTACCTGCTAAACTAAATGTAGAAACTGCATCTGAAGTCATGTTTAATGTGATACTTCCGTTGAATTTCAATCTTGGTATTGTGATTTGAATATATCCTTCAACACCATCTTGACTAATTACATGAATTCTCATAACAGCTTTTACTGTTAATGGTTGTGTTTTTGTATCTATTGTTACTTGGTCAACTTCTTCACTATATTGATATACAACTTGTAGAGAACCTGTAAATTCACCCATACCAATATCAACATTTTTACCTGTTGGTTTAAATTTCTTAACCATACCATTTGGCATTCTTACAAATACATTTCCTAATGGAGTTTCAGCTGTTGTTCCAACACCATTTGTAAAAGAAACACATTCATCAAATTTATAAACTCCAGACAATCCTGTAACAATTGGAGTACCTGTTTGAAAAGCTAAATATTCCATTTTAAATGTTGCACTTTCTAATTCAACAGTAATATTTTTACTATGTTTAATATCAAATAATAGTGCATTTAAATATCCACCTCTTTGTTCAATACTTTGAACTTCTTGAGTTAGAGTAGAATTTGTTAAAGCCAATCCTTCTCCCATATACTCATCAGTTGTAGGATTGAAAAATAATACATCAGCTACAGAAACTAAAGCTAAACCTTTATTAATTATTCCTGCCATATCTATCTCTCCTTTTATTAAATTTTATCGCCATCTCTTAAAGATGACATTAAACCACTACTATCAACCAAAATATCATCAAATTTTCCTTTTGGTTCATAGTGATTAATCCAATGTGGTAAATCAGATTTCATTTTTATCATACCGCTCAATTCTAATTGTTTATACATATAATAATCATCCTTGCTTAATACGATATGTAAATATCTATTAAATCTTCTTATGGTCATATTTTCCATATCTGTAGGATTTATATTCATACTATAAGCAACTACAGTAATCAAATCTTCTAAATCTGTATTATCTTTTGCGGCTCTTGTTTGTTGTAATTTTTCTTTCATTTGGTACAAAAATTTTTCAGTTTGAGCATCATAATGTTGCGCTTTAATATCATTTTGTATCATAATCAGTTTTCTAATCTCTTCAAAATCTTCAGAGCCTATCATTATATGAACATACATTTTGTCTTGTATATCCTGTAATTTTTTAGCTATCGCTTCTAATTCTTGATTACTTGCCTTTTTCTCTTTATGTTGTGCTAAAAAATTTGTTCTTAAAATAGTATATTCTTTATTCAATAATTCATAATTTTCTGACTTTTGATAAACCTTTATATATAGTTTACCTTCTTGTCTCAATACATCAAAAGGTTGTTCTTCCTTTAAAACTATATTCAATATACATATCAACATATTCCATTTATTTTTAAAATTATCATCTATTAATGATTTCTCATATAAATATTCTAAATAAGGCAATCTTAAAAGTCTTTTATTTTTTTCATCTATACGAGAAACATCTAAACATTCATCTGCTGAAACAAATATAGAATAATAAGGTAATGTTGCTGGATATAATAATAAACTCTTATACTCTAAAGGCTTATCAAAAGCCAAATTTATTTTATTTTCATAACTAATATTCATTAAATCCACACATCCATTGTTAATTGAAAACCTGAATAGTCATTATTATAACTCACTTGAGCAGCACCCGCAAATCTATCTATTTCATTATTAATAAATATTTGTGATTTTGTTTTATCTAATTTTACACCATTTAATGTTTCAACTATCGTTTGCATAATTGCAACATCTCTTTTATCATGTGCAGAATATGGAGTTTCTATCATCATTTCATTATTATTAACAACTACTTGAAATATTATTCTAGCTAATGCATTCGTTCTACCATAAGAACTGATATTATCTACAAAAACTCTTACTTGGGATTTAGCCTTTACAACTGCATCTACAGTATATTTTTGAAATAATACATTATATTCTTCAGTGTTAAATGAAGTTTTTGCTATCATTTTAGCCTTTTCTTCGTTTGTCAAATCTGTTTTATCTAATGGATTTTGCGAATATTTTAATAGTTTCCAAAAATCAGGGGAATTGTTAAATAAATAATTAACTATTATAGTAGGTAAATCTCTGACTAAACTATAATCATTATAAGCCGTTTTTTCATAACTGTTTTCATCACAAGGAGAATACATTACCAGTTACCTCCTAACCATATTTTTTTATTTATTTTGTTCCCTATAATATCATCAATACATTCTATTTCTAATGGATTGATTTGATATTGTTTTAAATTTTCTATAGTAAAATTATTTCCATCTATTAATACAAAGTTAAAATATTTTTGTGGAACTCCTTTTACTTTTATCGTGAAAGTATCGTCTTGTTTTTCTCCATTAACATAATTGTATATGTTAAATTCTTTTTTTTCTCCTAACATAATTTCTTTTACATTAGGCAATAATACTATGTCATTTAGTACAGTATCTTCTTTTGGCTGATTATTAATTGCTATGTTATTCTTAAAATCATCATCTTCCAATTCTGGTGCTTTCATCATATATAATTCTAAATAGTTTGGATTTAGTTCATTAAAAAATTGTTTTACCCTAAATCCTACGTTATCAAATAAAAATCTATCATTCACCTTGATTTCTGAAGTATATTTATTTTTTTGTACAATAACAACAATATCTCCTCCAGGTTCTACTATCCCTTTATTACCCCATTTGAAGTTAGTATAAGTTAAAGCATCTTCAATTACACAAGGATAACAATTAATTTCTCCTTTATTATCAGTCCATCTTAATGAATTGTTGCACTGCAACATTCTACCTTTGACATTATAAAGATATTCTGTATCTAAAGATATTAGAATCCAACTAGATAGCTCTTTATGATTAAAGTTCCAATGAATATAATCACCAATTTTAAATTTTGGAACATCATAAGGATATGATTGAAAGTATTTATAACCAACTATTTTATCCTCATCATTACCTTCATATATCCATGCATCATAAGCAGTATTATAGTCAAAATTCTTATATACTACTCTATGGTCTGTACTATTCATAAAACCATCTTTAGTTAATTGCGTTATTTGACTATTTGACTCAGTTGTTTCTTCAGAATGAAGTAATGAATTTATTCTTTGGATACATTCGGTTTTGGTTGATACCTTAGTGGGTGTAAGCATACTGTTCTCGCCCCCAATCCTCCTAAACCTTTTGGTGCAGTACGATAAGTATAGTGACTTATATCGCCTTCAACTTCTCTTTTTGTCATTTGATAAGCAGAAGTTAAAGTTTTTAATTGTTCTGCTTGTGAATGCATTTTTATACTACCACCATAAGTAGCAAAATTTAATATTTTACTATTGGTCATTTGTTCTTCATAATAAGGTATATTCATTGCTCTAGCCAATATAGCCTTTTCATCAAAGTTTAAATCTGCATTAAAATGTCCTATATCATATAGGATTATACTAATTGTTTCTCCTGGTGCAGGAGTTATATTTGTCAATGTAATAGTACTATTTGTTTCATCCCATTGATAATTTGTTACCTGTCTAATTGGTTGCTCACAATCAGTTTGTATGCCAATATAGAAACTTAAATTATCAATACTTGTAGGAGCGGGGTCTAATTTAAATATATTATTTTCCCCATCTCCAGTAAAAGAATATTCTGTAAGAGAAAATGGAACTAAATCAAGCAAATTTTTTCTACAATCATATTGAAAATAAGGGATTGCCAATTGCAAATATTTCCAATACAAATCATATAGCATATAAGAAGGTTTATTAGTCAAACGTTGGTCAATTTTTATAACCGAATTAAGACAATATATTTCTTCAAAACTTGTTGCCATTCTTCCACCTCCCCTACAATTTTATATTAACCTCTAATACTATCAATAGCATCTAAAGTAGCTATTCCTCTATCAAATTCCATATTGAAATAGTCTTCAACACCTTTTCTAGTATAATAATCCCAATTTAGAACATGTTTTCTTATCATTTCACAAATTCTAAATACTAAACAGTTTATTATACTACTCTTTTTCTTATTATCTGTTAATCTATTTAATTCTCTAACTATTTCATTTAAATCTGAATTAGTTAATATTTCTATTAGTTTCTCATCAGATAAATCAATATGCTTTCTTATATTAAATAAAGCATAACTCTCTGGTTCAACAAAATAGCATAAACCATCTTCAAATAGTTTTTTTACTGAATGTTGTCTGAAAAATCTTTTCATATCAGAAACAGATATAGATTGTTCTTCGTTAAAAGCTAATCTTATATCTCCTGCTGCTCCTGTAGGGTCAGACCAACCAATTCCTTGTAGAACTCTACAACCAATTATTACTTCATCTTCTTCATTTTTAACAACGATTTTACTAGAAGGTACACTAGCTTCACTTTTTTCCTTTATAAGGGCTTCCATAGCTTTTTTCATTTCTTCTAATTGTTGTTTTAATATAGAAACTTCATCTATTGATTTTTCTTCACCTTTCTCTATTACTTTTTCTTCAACATTTTTTACCTCTTCAACTTTTTTTGTTGATTTAGCAGTAGTTTTTGTATTTGCCATTTTTATGACTCCTTCCTATAATAATCTATAATAAAATATAAAGGGATAGACTTGCTACCCCTTTATTTCACTTACTAATTAACAGATTGAATTCCGTAGTTAGCTTGTGTTATAATAGCAGCATCAAAACTCATGAAATATTCATAGTTTTGTCTGTATTGTGAACCTTCTGTTGGTTCTTTAGTTTTTACATGAACGAAGTTTTCTCTTACTAATTTAACTGGTTTATCACCAACACTAGATAATAGAAGTATTCTATCGTTTGGTATAGCTCTTAAAGCAGATGCAGTAGTATTTGTAAATGGTTGTGATAAATCTGTAAATTGGTCAATTACAACGTTATCTACACCATAAGCTCTACCTAAAAATCCTTCTCTTATCATTTCATCTTGGCTTTGTAAACCATAGTTTTGAGTAAGAACAGCACCGATTTTGTTGAATGCTGGTAATGTTCCATATGCTGTAACATCAGCTCCACCATTTAACATTCTTAAGTCTTCTATCATTTGAATATAACTATCTTTGTTCCAAGCAGCTTGATAGAATGGTGTGTTGTTTATAGGTGTAATAGAATATATTTCATCTACAATAAGTCTTAATTGAGCATATAATAAAGCAAAAGCAACTCTTGCTAATTCTCTACCCATATCATAATTATTAGATAATATTCTAATATAATCCATTGTTGTACCAATGCTATATGGCTTTGGTGTAACTGTTAATGAACTTCTTGAATAACTATCTAAGAATGTTACATTTGTTGTGTAAGATGTTCTTTGTGCAATTGGTAATCCTTTTGTTTCGATTTCATATGTTTTACTATCTCCAACATCTACTTCATCAACATTAGCTAATCTGAATATTTGTTCAGGTCTGCTTTTTAATACTATACTTTCTAATACATCTACTATTATAGAGTTATATAACTCAGCAAATGTAGTATTATTAAATGCTCTTATTACATCAGCATTTGTTTCAATTTTGTCTATTCCAGCTTTATCAGCACAGAATGATAATAAAGCTAATTTTGTTTTTTCATTTATTTCATTATAATTACTTATTTCACCATCTACTGAAGCAAAAGTTCTGTCTGCCATTTTGCTTAGTTTTCCATCATGGTTCATAGCATATTTACAAACTTTTTCTAAGTTTTCTTTTATTACTTTAACATTTTCATCTTTTAATGAAAAGTTTCTGATAATATTTAAATTTTCCATCTTATATTTTCACCTCTCCTTATGCCATTTTAGCTCTAACAACAAGTGTTTTAGCCATATCCATTCCAGATTGTCCACCTAATCTGAAATATTTAACAGCTTCTACTGTTAAGTAATTTTTAGCTGTTACTGCTGTACCTTTTGCAGAATATTTTAATTCATATTTTCCAACTTCTGGAATTAAATTATCTCCAGGTACTACTGTTGCTGCTGCAACTGAAGCACCACAAGCATCTATTGATAATTCATATTTTGTTTCAGGAAGTAATCTCATAGCTGTAACTACTTCTCCTTCTTTGAATGTGTATTGTGTATAATCTGGTTGACCATCTGGTCTTCTTCCATCTGATAATGTTTCAAATCCACCATCTAATACGATTGCTAAATCGTCTTTTGTTATATCTGCAACTTTTGTTGGTGCATATACACTTAAATTTCCATTTATTGAAGCATCTAAAGTTTCAGCAACAACTACTAAACCTGCATGTAATACATCAGCAGCTGGTACTTTGATTTGTGCTTGCATATAACTTGGATTTTCTGTAACTGCTCTACAAACATAATGTTTTGCCATAATTCATTTCACTCCTTTTAAATTATTTACCTGCAATTTTTGCATGGCTATTAGAAATAATATCATCTAAGCTGCTTACTTCTGCTGCTGAAAATTTCATAGTATTTAATTCAAATAATGGATTAATTGAATACTTCATTTCTTTTTCTTCTTTTTCCTTATTTTTTATTTTCAAAGCAAATTCTGCAACTTTAGCATTAATTTTTTCTTTCATTTCATCCATTGACATTTTTTCAATAGAATTTTTAAGCTCTGTAGCTTCGTCTTCTGACATACAATGAGCAAATTTATCTACTTCTGCTGCCATCTCTCTTTCTTCTTCAGCTCTTTTGTATTTTTTAAGCTCATTTTCGATTTCAGCGTTTTTGATTTCTAAAGCATTAGCTTTCTTTTTCCAGTAGTCTTTATCAGAGTCAACATCATCTTCTAAGTCTTCTTCACCTTCATCATCTTTTTCGATTTTATTGGCTTTTTCTTCTTTAGCAAATCCTATATCATCGCATGTGTCAGAGTTTTTAACTTCTTTTTTTTCTTTTTCTTTTACATCATCTTCTTGTGCATCAGCATCATCTCTAACTTTTTCAATGTCTTTGTTGTCTTTGTCTAACTTGTTTTCAACTACTTCTTTGTCTTTGTCTAATTCTTTTGCCATCTCTTTTTCACCACCTTCATCTTCGTTATCTATGTCAAGTTTTTTATATAAACTTTTCACCTTACTAATAACAGCTGTTTCATTATTCTTTTGTGCATAAGCTAAAGCACTAGCTAATCCATATCTATTATAAACAGCTTTTCCATCTTTTATTTCCATAATTGGATATTTTAACTTTGAACTTGGTGCATCTTCCCAACCTTCTTGTACATCAGCATAAACATCTTTTACCAAAGATTTATAATTTTTTGCTTCTAATACTTTCTTTCTTAGTTCTGTTTTATTAACTGAACCCCAATTGGTTTCTGACATTGCTTCTTTTGATTTATCTACAGTAATTGTTTCTCCTGTACCATAATCTTTTTTTGCAAATACAGTTATATCTTTAGCAGAAAATTCTTTTGCTGAGAAAGTTTCAGTTGTTTCTTCATAAGTTTTATGAACAGGTTTCTTATCTTCCATATTAATGTTAGCTTTACCATTTTTAATTTCATATGGCACTTTAAAATATTCAGAAGTTTCATTATCTCTTATTATAGCAATTTTTTCATCGCTATATATTTCTTCTACATAATATTTTCTACCTTCCCATTCACCATCATGATATTTATATTTATCTAAGTCATGCCATAGTTGTTCTTGAAGTTCTTGATTACTTAAACCTTTCAATCTTCTATCACCCACTCTTTCTTCCTTAATATCATTAATCCAATTTTCCATAACTTCTCCACCCAAAACATCAAAAGTTAATGACTTTTCTTTATTTTTTGAGTTAGACAATGATTGGTCAATTTTATTAACTTGAATTCTATCTATATAAGTTCCATTGGCTAAATTTTTAGCCATTGTAACCACTTGAGTTGTGCAACCTTTCCCTATGCCTTTATATGAATTTAATCCTTCTTGAATTGCATTTTTAACTTCTTCAGGTAACTCATACTCTGCATTTTTTTGAGAAAAGCTTAAATAATATTCATTTGCTTGTTTAAAATCATCTTCAGCCAAAGAAAATTTTAAAACCTCCAAATGACTTCCTTCTATTCCTTCCATTATACCTTCACCTAATAGAACACAACTTAATAATCTAAATTCATTTATTTTCAATACACCTGTAATATCATCTTGGTCACCATCAATAACCGCTAATTCAATGCTAACTTTTACATTACCATCTCTTCTTTTTAATATATTCATAATAACAGGAAAATAATTTTTCCATATTACTACTTTAGCAGTTAAATAAGTTTTTCCATTATTTCTTTCTACAAAGCTAAATGTAGAACTTTCAGGTATAGTACCAAAAGCTATAAATTTTTTTCTTTCTTCATCAGAATAAGCATGTTCTTTGAAGTCTGAAGATAAAGAAGGTATTATAGAATTGTCTAATATACATAATAATGGTTTGTTATAAAAAGATTGTAAAGATTTTTCTACACATTCTTTGCTAATATCACATTTGTTTCTATTTAATCCTATATGTAGAAAGTCAATTTCTGCTATACTGCAATATCCATCATTTTCTAATAATCTAAAATTATCAGAATTTAAACTAAATTGCAAATTTACTGTTGCTTCACTCATACTTTACTCTCCTTTCATTAATCATTTTGTATTCCATTTAATAAATTATATTCATCTTGTAATATATAAAATTGCTCAGCAAATCCATCAAACATTGCTAAGTTGTCTTTGTATATTTCAGCCTTGTCTCTTAATAATATAGCTTGACTCATAAATTTATTCCATATTCTTAATAATCTTTTTAGGTCACTCTCTACGTTTAAATCTCCATTTATTGTAGCTGTATCAATAGCTGATTTTATTAATTCATATGTTTCTATATGTTCATTAAGATTTACATTAAAGAAATCTATCATAGAATTATATTCTCTTACATCTCTTTTTGTTTCATAATATTTTGGAGCAATATTATATCTCAAAAGAATATCAGCAAATTGGTCTGCCAACAAAGGCATTAAATGTGCATACTTTTCATGAAACACTTTACTAAACGTAACAAAAGACCATTGGCTATCTGCCCAACCTAAAAAACGGTCAAGAGTTCTATTATGATTAAACATAGCTTGTATTAACAAATTAATTTTTTCAATAGTTTCCTCTGCTATAAGCATCATTATTCACCACCTTTAAGATATTATCCATACTAACCTTTATATTATCATTATATGCTATTTCTATTAATTTAATATTGTTCTTTTTGCAATATTCTCTTTTTAATTTATCTCTTTTTTTCTGTTCTTCAAATGCTTTATCTCCACCAAATATTTCAACTTTTTTATAATGTTGTACTCCATTATATTCTATACAAATATTATATTTTGGAAGATAAAAATCAAATCTTAAAGGTGCATTTTTATTTTTAAAAAAACAATCCGAGAATTTATATTGCGAAATAAATTTAATGTTATTTTGTTTTAAAAATGAAGAAACATATTTTTCTCCTTTAGACATGTTCAAACTAGGATGTTCCACGCCTGAAATAAAATCCTTCAAAGCACATTGAAACTCTCTATCTTCACCATCTTTTATATAATTACCCTTATATAAAAAAGTACATTTATTTCTTTTTCCATCAGTAATCAAATTAATACATTCATAATCTGGTCGATTAATTTTACACCAATGATTTAAATTATATTGTGCATATTTATTACATTTATTATATAAATATGATTGTTGTATTCCAAGACTATTCAACTTACTTGGAACAGTTTTTATTATATATCCTTCATCATTTTTAGCATACAACACACTTTCCGAATTAGTATATTCATCAAAATTAATTATTTCAAGATTAAATTTTTTGTATAAATCTAATATTTTATTTTTATTCCAAACTTTAACTTGTTTGTGATTACAATATTTACATCCATGTCCATTATGCAAATGATTTCTATATCCCCAATATATATGCCCATTTTCACATTCTACTTTATAATATATTTTAGATTTTTCTTTTTTTATATCCAATAATTTATACTTAGGAAATGTTAAATGTAGATATTTCTCATGTTCTGAGAAATTTTTAATTGTATTTTTATTTTTTATACATTTTTCACAACAAATAGTTCCTAATTTTATACGTTCTAAAGACCTATAAAATTTATAACCACATATATTACATTTTAAATAAGCATATAAAATAGAATTATCACGTCTTTCAATAGAAATCACTTTATAAGGCTGACTAAAATTATCTATCAAATTTTGTATTTTATCTTTATTCCATATTGATTTCAATATAAAAATCTCCTAGATTATATTACTTTATTAGAAGGTTTATTATTAGACCATTGAGTTAATAATTTTGATAACTCATCTGTCATAATAAACACCCACATAGTACGGTTCTTTCTTTCTTTGTTTAATTGGTAAGAATAAATAGGTTTTAACCCATTTTGTTCTAAAAATTTACAAAGATTTGGAGAACCACAAGTATATTTTTTAACATTTTTTAATTCTTGAGTATTATCTATAAACACCTATCTTTCACCTACCCTATTATCTTTATATTCTCTACTTTTTTCACCACTATCTTGCATATCCCCCACATCTTTTTGTGGTCTACCGCCTTCATTACCAGGCTTGTTTGACATGGTATTCATTGATTGTAGTGGTTTCATCTTTGATTTTAAATCTAATTTATTAGCCCAATTTACAAAACTAGCCACTTCAAAAGGTTCAAAACCAGTATTAGCCATTAAATATTCTACAGGATAGTTAGAAGTTGTTACTAATTTTAAAGCATTATCTATTTCTTTATCTTTATCTAATTTATTTCCAAAAAATGATACTTTCCATTTATATGTTTTAGTTTTTTGCATAATTATCCAATTTGCTAAATTTGCAAACTGATTATACATATGAGTAGCAGAAAAATCAAATGATATTTGTGAAGATATTTTTAATTGTCCTGCATTCTTATTATCTTTTCCAAACATTGCAGCTCCCATACCCATAGCACTAAATACATTATTATCGCCTAAATCTACTAATTTATCCATTGTATTTACTTGATTTGCCGCAACCTCTTGAGCATCAAACGGAGTAGCAAAAGCAACTATATTTTCAGGCATTTGTTCTTTTATCATTGCTATCAATTCAGCAGCTTCATCATATGGTATTTGCATTTTATTAGTGTTTTTATCAATAGGAATTTTCATTGCAATTAACTTCCATAAATCTAATACAGATTTCTTTTTTAATAAATCTCTATAACTTAAAACATCTAATGAAGCACCCATAGCACCAGTTAATGGTGGAATTTTATCTGCTCTATTTGGATTAAATGTTAAACAGAATGATTTTTCAGGTGGAAGATTATAATATTGAAAAGGTGCTAATCGTTCACCTGTATATCCTTCTTTTCTTTTTTCTACAAAAACTTTATAAGCTTCTGTAAGTTCTGGCAACATATCTGGCAAACCTACTAATCTATCAAAGAAAGTTAAATCTATTGCAAATAACCAACCATATGTCCATGGTGCAGTTATATAACAATAATCTGTAGGTAATTGCAAAAATGTTATCGTATCATCTGTTTCTTGTATAAAATAAAATCCAACTCCATCTTCCATTACTTGTAAATCCATTTTTGAAAATTGATATTTTATATTCATTTTTCTCAATGTATTTAAAGCTGTATTGTAACTATTCATATATTCTTTTGTATCTATATAATCTCTATTGTCAGCATCTGCTGGCGTTAATATATAGTTAAATGATTTTTCTGTATTTAAAAACCAAATGGCTCTACCATATTGACCTACAGCATTTTCTAAATATTGACTTAAATGTCTTATATTTGCATCATAATATTGTGGTGCCATTAGCCAACGTTGTATTTCATTAGAAGATGCAGACTTTGGATTAAAATTACGGTCATTTACATATTGTTCTGATAATACCGGATTATATCTTCCTTTATTACTAGATATTCTTGTTATTAAATCTAATTGTCTTAATTGTTTTGATAAATCAGCAGAATATGTCTTAACAAAGTTATTTAATGTTTCTATTTGTTCTGGGGTTGCCATTTTTTGATTATTATTTTTTCGAGTTGTAGTTTTTTTATTTGATTTTCTTTTATTACTCACTTATTTACACCCCCATTATCTAAATAATTTATTCAATGAATTACTCCTACGACTACCAAGACCATTCATTTTGGCAATAGTCATTACTAAATCTCTATTATCAGTTTGTAATATATTATCATAACTCATAGCCCACCACAAGGCATACATGAGACTAGAAAATCTATCCTTATCTATTTTTCCTAATACTTTTTCAACAGTTACTTCACCATTTGTTAAATGCTTTAATTTTAAATTTGTAATTTCTTCTACTAAAGCATTCGTTTGAGCAAAAGGAACAAAAGCTTCTACTTGGTCTATATCACCTGGGTCAAAAGTATTATCTTTTCTTTCTTCTAAAAGTCTTAATTTTTGACTTTCTACACAATCTATAAAATTAATAATAGCATAATTATTAATTCTTCCATCTTTTTTTGTTTCATCTTTATTTTGAGAGTTTAATGCATATAACATAGGAATTGCATCTCTATATTCAGACCTTATCTCTCCATTAACAGCATCCCATGGTAAATATGTTTCTCCAGTTTGAACATCTACATTTGGTCTTAATAATTCATCTCTAAGACCATTTCCTAAACCATTGGTATCCACTATAACAATCTTAGCAGTAAATTGCTGTTGTATTTTTTTTACTAAACATGCTTGAGCACTAAAGCTTAATGCATTAGAAACTACATACATATTTATTAAATCTAATTGTCTAATTAAGCCGTTGTCAGCATGGTGTTCTTCAATTACACTAATAACAGTTTTATTGTTAGCAGTATTTGCAGAACGTGCAACATCGACGCCTAGTATTATTTCTCTTTCATTCTTTAAGTCATTATCTACGGGTTGAGTTAAAGTTCTTGTTTTTAATAACTTTTGAATATCAACAAGTTGGTTGTCTACGGCTCCTACCCATTTTTCTTCATAGTTTCTTGCAAAAGCTACAGAACCCATGTCTCTTTTCTTTTTCATAATTTGGCTTTTATTAGAGCCTCTTCCCATCCAACATCCAAGCATCCAACCAGAACCTATTACTATTTCACCTTTTAAATCAATCATATCTTTATACATTTGAACACTTCTTGCCCATTCATCACTGCCACGAAAACCAGACGTAGTAAAGAAGTTTATTTGTTGATTTAATTCCAAAGGATTTATTGTTCCTAATTTTCCTTGAGTCGTTCTTCCTATTTCAACAATAGGTTTTAATGCATCCTCAAATGTATAATTATCTATTAAGGCACTTTCCTCTATTTGTATTTTATTCCTTCTTTGTCCTTTGCTTGACTGGGCATTTGCAAGTACATCTATTCTTGAGCCATTAACAAAAGTAAGCTCAAAATCATCTTTTGCCTGCCTTACTTTTAATATCTCGTTTTTTAATAAAGGATATTGCCTCATTATTTCATCATATTTATCTTTTAATAATTCAGCAGCATTAGCTTTTGTCTGAGCTGTTAATGCCATAGTAATCCCCGGATATAATACGGCTAAAACAATCATAGATAAAACCTCACCATGAGTTTTACCGCCATCCTCTAGGAAATACTCCATATACACTAGTAAATCTACATATACATCTTAAATATAATCTCTGGTCAAAATGTAAATTTATTCCACCTGTTTTAGGTCTTAATAAATCTAGAAACAAGTCAGGGAAACCACCTTGCCCAACTTATCAATTCTGTATATTGTTTTATATGTGCTTCAAAAAAACTTTTTTGACTATCATTGCTAGCAGTTACTGTAGGGTTATCCCATGCATCATAATTGCTAGTAGGCACACCCGACATTCTTCTATGTTTAGTATCTTCTCTTTCAAAATTATGGATATAAGCCATTAGTCTTTATCCCCCTCTTCGTAATATTCTTCAGGTAACTCAATAAATTGTTCAACTTTTTTTCTATTATTTAAAGTTGGGTCACCATCAAATATACCATAAGGGTCTCCAGTACTAGTAATATAGTCTTCTCTCATTTTATCATAGAACTTATAAACATCTTTATATTCAACTAAAGGTTTGCCTTCTAAGTTTCTTGCATAATTTATATAATTCCATATGCAAAAATCTACCGCATCATTAGGTCTATATCTAAATTGTGGTAATATAGGAATTATATCTATATTTTGTTCGACTGCTTGGGCTATTTCACCTATAGTAGATAAACCACCTTGTAAATCTGCTTTACTTAGCTGATTGGGGTTTATTTTGGCTTTATCTGCTTGTTTCATAGCTAATTCTCCCCAGGTTTTAGCTTCAGTAGCTTTACCAGCGGCAACAGCCATTTCCTCTTTTACTTTATATCTAACATATGTAACTAATGCTTCTGTATGCATACTTGTTTGCTCTGTATAGTTTCCTCTTAAAAATTCATATTTATTCCACATATAATAATATTCTTCTTCTGTGTAACCATTTCCAAATAATGCTATAACTTCGTTTGTTACTTTAAAATCTTCAAACTTTTCTATCTCTGTTTTTATAGGTTGTGTGTTTTTCAAATCTGTTAAAGCTGGCTTTATATTAGTTTCTTTTTCTTCTAGTTTATCCATGTCACTATCAAGCCATTTGTAATCCCTGAATTGTTGCATATTAATCATTCTAAGATAAATACCAATAACGTTAGCCCCACCTTTTGCAACAGCCTTTTCCCATATACTATGTATATAAGGTCTATCTATTGTTCTTAAAACTCTTAAAGTCTTTTCTTTATCTATATTATTAAATTTATCATTGCACATTTTTCTTATGCATACTTTACAGTAAGGTAATACACCTGTTAAAGCATGCATTTCATTATAACTTATATAAAAGTCTGATTTTGACTTAAATTTTCCACAAGAAGTACATTGAACTGGTGTATCATCTTTTTTTACTTTTTTCTTTACTACCTTACTTGTTTTTTTTCTTGGCATTCAATCACCTTCTTCAATCATATTATGAAAATAGCACCGAGCTAAAAATTTAACCCAGTGCCGCAAAGCTTAGCTTTTCCTAGAATAATATTCCACTCATGAAATACTATCCCCCATAAAGGAATTTAATTAAAATATATAATTATAAGGATTTACAGTAGCCCCATTAATTATTATTTCAAAATGTAAATGGTTTCCAGTAGAATTTCCGGTAGAACCTACATGACCAATTACTTGCCCACAACTTATAATTTGCCCATTGCTAACATTTATGTCACTCATATGAGCATATCTAGTCTGCGTTCCGTCTCCATGAGTTATTAATACCATATTGCCATAACTTCTATTAGAATATTGTACTTTTACAACTGTTCCACTCTTATAAGCAAAAATATTGTCCCCATAGTTCCCTGAAATATCTATACCAGTGTGAAAACCACGAGACCTTTTACCATATCCAGAACTTACCGTTTTTGATACTGTAGGATAGCAGGTTTCTGATGTTTTTGCACTTTTGGTTTCAGTTCTTATAGAAGATGACTTCCTATTAGTTGTAGTTTTCTTTTTATATTTTAATATATAATTTTCTATTGTATTATTAATTTCAAAATCAGAAGATAAAGAATCTTTATTATCTGTTTCTATCTCTGCTATATTTACAGAAACACCAACAGTATTTCTTAATAAATAATCTTTTTGATAATTTGCTTTATCTAATGTTTCAAAATATATTTTTTTTTCATTGTTTATAAAGAACTCATATATAATAAATGTTTCTTTCTTTTTTCTTATAGTTCCATTTCTTGAAGTTGTTTTTTTTATTTCTTTTTCTAAAGTTACTGTGTCTTGCTCTTTTTTGGCTATTTTTATAACATTTTCTTTCGTATCGCTTGACACCTTAAAAGAAGGTGCAAACATTAACGCATTAGTCATAAGCATAACAAATATAATAATACTTGCGCCAATTTGTTTTGCTTTTTGTTTTAACTTCACTATTATTTTTCTTCAACTCCTTAAAGTTTTATCAAATATTGACATTCTATTCCATATTCAGAATTAACTATAAATAAGTTCTGAGATGGATTGCTTGTTTTTCTGCCATTATTTGCATAACTATCAGTGCCAGATAAAGTTCCGTTCATATATATATAAGTTCCATGGATTTCATTTGCTTCAAAATGATGACAATGTGCTACAAATATGCAATCATAAAACCTTTTAGTCATTAAACTTAGATTTTGAACTATATCTCCTATCTTGTCTCTATGCCCATGTGTAAACGCATAATTTCTTCCAAATATTTCAACAACACCTATTTCATTACTATATGTGTTTTGCATTATATGAATATATTCACTATCTTTAAATCTAGCATCTAAATACCATCTTACAAATAATGAAAAATTATCTTCGTTTTTCCAATCATCTTTATTAGGAAATACTCTCCCATGATTATCAGTAACATCATAGTAATAAACTTCAACAAATTTACTTAACTCTGTTAACATTTGTGTTAAAGCCTCAGATACTTTAATTACTTGTTGGATAATATTTTCTCTATTTTCTATCCTAGTTGTAGTATGGATTATTCCACTCATGTAATCACCTAATCCAAGTACATATAATGTTTTTACTTTATTTAATTGTATATATTCTATTGTCTTACTTAATACTTTATTTATTCTTTTATAGAATATATCTGAATTATAAATGTTATTAAATTCATTGATTTCTAAACCAAAATGAAAATCACTTAATGTTAATATAGCCGCTCTTTCAGAATCTTCTTCTATAAACGCAGGAGTAATTTTTTTATCGTCTTCTTTCATAGATTGAGCACATTCTATTATTAAGTCATGTAAACTTTCTTTCCTTGCTTCACTTCTTAGCCTTCTATTTAATGCTGCTCTTTCATCACTAAGCTTTATTCTTTCTTTTTTTAACTCTTGTAGTTGCACTTGAACTTCTCTTTGATAATCAACTGGTTCCTCTTTTATCTGCTTTTCTTTCATTTTTTTATAAACAGCCACTCCACCAAATATAGTATCTTGACTTTTTCTTAGACTATCTTTGTTTAAATCTAGCCCTAACAATTCAACTATATCTCCCCAGTCTAAATCATCTGGTCTTTCTTCTTTTTTTATGTCTATTAATCTCATTGCATAATCTAAATCTTCTTCATTCTCTTTTCTTAAATACTTAGAATTCATATAATCACCTTTCTATAATAAAAATGGGCTAAGGCTTCGAAAGTTTCTTAGCCACTAATTATTGGAGGGGTTTTCATCTCCTACAGTTCCGAAGAAATCTGTACCGCTATCTTGGTTGCGAGAGGTAAGATTTGAACTTACGACCTCAGCCTTATGAGGGCTGCGAGCTGCCACTGCTCCACTCCGCAATGTTTTTGTATTTTTCTTTCCATATAAGATTGAAAAAGTACAACCCCTCAACCCTACTGATATTAACAGATTAAGGGGATTTTCTAAATGCGGAATTTAATTTTTGATTTGTGAATTATGAATTTTTCTTGCACATTCTTTACAATATTTAACTCTATTATTAGTCTTTTTTACAAGTCTTCCACAAATTTCACAATTTATAAAAATTCCACCTAAATATTCTTTTTCAAAATTATATACCATAGTTTCATCTGGAACTATCTCCATAACAATATCACTATTTTCATTTACATACTTCACAATAGAACTCATTTTAGTTGTGGGCTCAATATATCCTTTCTTAGTTAAATAATGAACCATCTCTCTTTTCTCTTGCCTACTTGTGTACATATCACATAAACTAAATAAGTCTGTATCTGAACACCCAACATAATATTTATCAGAATTATTATTAGACATATAATATTTTGCTAATACAAGATAAACAAACATAAGCTTTTGATGTTTTATATTTTCTTCAGATAAAATGGTATTTATTTCTGCTTGTGTTATTTTTACAGGAATGTTAGATTTTAATGTTCCCTTTTTACTTTTCTTTACTCTTCTATCTATAAAATCATACATCATAACTTTATTATAATCACTAAAACTTTTTTTTGAAATTCTATGAAGTTCAGTTTCTATTTGTTTATCATTATATCCTTGCTCCCTTAAATAGTTTGCTACTAACTGAAGTTCTCTCCCTTTATTTCTTGGAGTTTGTATTCCTTTTTCTATAACTTTCTTAGCATGTTCTCTTTCATTAAATATTATTGACATTGTATTTTCACCTCTTTATTCTCATATCTTTTTCCCATATACTCTATTTTGCCATTACAATCTAATACAGGTATATTAAACTCTTTATTTGAATTATCATATATATTTAAAACAATACCTTCACCAAACAAATCCCAACAAAAATTTTTAGGAGAAGTAGGATACAAATAATAATTTACATATACTGCTAAATTAGCAAGTCTTTGAATATCATCGCTAATATAATCTAAGTCTAAACTTTCTATTAAATTTGCACTTACCGGTGTTTCACCTTGCTCGGTAGAAATACTATCAGTTATAGTTTTATTTTTTGTTTTGCTTCTTTTATATTTTTTATATACTTTTTCCATTTCTTCAATTTGGTCTTGTGTAATACTAATATTTTTATTAAACAATATATTAAAAATATACTCAGGGTTCTTTTTATTTACATTAATTTTTATTTCCTTTACTTCTTTTTCCATATATCTACAAATATTATTCATAGGACAATCTGTTTCTAAGAATGGATTAAATTTATTATAATTATCAACTAAATCTTGTTGTTCCTTAGTTTTATTTTGTATATTAAGAAGTTCTTGAATACTTATTCCAAATAATCTATTAGATAAATAATCATATCTTTTTATATGCTCATTATATTGCGTTTTATATTTAGGATATAGATATTTCATAAAATAAGGTCTTTTTTCTATTAGTAATTTATTGTTAAATTCTATTTCTTCTTTTGTAAATTTTTCATTTGGTATATCTGGATTTTGCCAGTTAGTCCAATGAGCTGGAAAATCTTTGACAACCAAACCTTTTGCTTTATCGATTTCATTTCCTTGAGCTACCCTACACTCTTTTAATCTGTGTATTATAGTATTATATTCTTTGCTATATTTATCAAATAAAGGAAGCATACTATAAAGTGTAGTGCTACAATTTGTAATATATCCAATTTTACTATCGAAAGATAATAAATCAGCTTTATATAAATCTTTTGTATCTATATATTTTTTTTCTGTTGGTTTCTTTTTGTAGGTTATGGGGTTGCCACCAAAAGCATTATTTAACATAATCCCATTGTCGGAACTAAAAACTATGTCTCCGGTCGTACATTTACTACTGTTGCTTTCGCAATACTTTAACAGGTTTTATTTCAAACCTCAGATTAGACTATCTCTTCTACCTTTATAAGGTAGTCAGGCACTTCGTAATAAGGAATTTCACCTTAAAACTACAGGGCTACACTCATCACCCTTAGTCGTTACACCTTCTCATTTCTGAGCTTGGCACGGTATTATCTTATCATATTCAAATTATTTTTTTATCTCTTTTATTATAAAATTTTTATAATATCCTCTCTTATTTAAATTCCAATTAATTTTATGTCTTATATTATCTATATCTCCATCTTGTTCTATTCCATTCTTAATTAGATATAATACAAAATCTTTTTTGCATCCAAATTTTCCAATACTTTCTCCATTTAAATCACAAACTTCTATAGGTTTTGCCCTACCATTTCTTGCTCCAGATTTATGCAAAATATGCTCAGGACTCTGTTTTCTCCCTTTTAATGTATGTTTTCCATAATTCGGATTATTTTCTCCATCCATTGGTTTTCTATTTTTTCTCCATTTTTCATATGTTTCTTCATTCATTCTTTCTTTAGGAGAAATATGATACATAGGATTTTTCTCTCCTTTTAAAACTGGCAAGTCTCTTCCACCATCATCTATATTACATAAAATAGAATACATATTACGATATTTTAAAATTGTTTGTTTTTCTAATAAATAAGCATCATCTTCTGACATATCTTCTTTTATTTTTCTCACATCACAATTATGTGTTTCTATATATTCCTTAAATTTTTTATTTCTATTTTTGCTTTTCCATCTATTATTTCTCCCTTTTCCTACATATAAAACTTCTCCAGTATCCATATCAAACCACTCATAAACATAATAGTTATTTGTATTTTCCATTTTCTCACCTCTTTCCTATTCTTTACTAATATAACTTAGATTTTTACCGTTAGCTAGATTTCTCTAACACCCTAGATTTCTAGGTTCACCTGATTTTTTTATTAATATTACTATTAATAAGTGACTAACTTATTTATTTTTATCACTATCCGCCGCTATCATTGTGTCTACACCCCAAACGTTATAAACAACCCCAGAATATAAATATTTATACCACTCATTTACCTCATCATTATTTTGCAAGTGCAAAGTATTTACTTCACTCCTCCATGTCAACGGGGCTCTCATAGCTACTACAGTATCTACATTTCTATTATTCCAATATTGACTATAATGTTCAAACTCATTTAACAATCCTTTTACTTCTAGACCATAAATATGTTCACATAATCCGATATGGGTCACTTAACATTGTTTGAAAGTTTCCATTTACCAATAATTTACCTAAATAACCTTCATTTATCTTTGCATTTAAATATCTAGCCAGCTTCGTCTTTATATAAGTATCTCCTAACATATCTCTATTTAAAATCAAAGCCCTAACAGGTGCCTCTAATGAATTAAACACATCCATAAAATCATCTATTTCCATTTCATTTAACGGTTTATCACATAAACCACCCAATAAATACAACAAAGCATAATCGCTATCTTGGCTAGTTATTTTATCTAGCCATTCTACTGTAGGTTTACATAGTTCTTCGATTTTTTCTGGAGTATCTAAATTTAATACTTGCAAGAACTGGTAATTAGTAAATACTGCCGTTTTATCTTCTTTAGGAGTAAATTTTGTAACTCCCCATCTTCCATCATTTTCTTTACAACAATCCAAATAATCCTGCCAACTATCATAACCTTTCCAAAGCTTAAATTGACTTTCTGTAATAATCATATCTATATTATCAGTATCAACTTCATTCCCATATAAATCTATAATTATATGTTTACCAGCAACTTCTCTAGAAAATTTATGAAAATCAAATACACAAACCATTCCTTTAACAAAATAATTTCTAATACAAAATGAACATGGTGTGTAATCTAAATCTAAATCTTGAGCCCACTGTTCTGCAAGTTCCGGAGAACATATTCCCATTCCATCCCAAAGGTTAAATGTAAGCTCTCTTTCCTGCTCTTCAATAATATCATCCGGTTCACTCTCCGTAACCCAATCTACCTTCTTAACCATATTTATCTCTTTGTCTGGAACAACACATACTCTTGGCTCACTAACACTATATGTTGCACTATTTGACAATGCATAATAAGCATTATATTTGCTCTCAGTTATTTTTAATGGTTTATGACCATTTCTTAATATTTTATCTAAATCATTGTATATATCTTCTTGTACAAAAAATACTGTGTTTCTACGGGCATTTCCTGCACCACATAATAATCTTACATATTTTTTTCCATTTACAGTTAATCCATGTTTTATTATATGCTTATAATGAGAATGCTTTTCTATAACAACAGAAATATATTCAGGAATAAATAATAAATTGTCTATGTCTTTATCTATTTGCTTTATCTTTTCTCTGTTTTCTGAATTTTTCTTCCTTCGAGCCACTCTTCTCCTATCTTTAAATAGACTATTTATAAAATCAAAATCAGTATCTTTATTCTTTATTTTCCTTATAGACCTAAGCACTTGGTTATCTCCTAATGCTATAAGTTCATTATTTTTTCTAGCAGCTTTAATTGTAATATTAATATTGTAATTATCCTTTTTTAATCTGCCAGAGTTAAATTTTAAAACATAAAATTGTTGTAATTTTTGCATTATTTAATTCCCCACTATCTATATAATTCTTCTTCAATTAATTTTGAAGTTTCTCTTTTTACTTCTGCTCTATTAAACTTTTTATGTCTCTTTTCTTCTATCTCAGGAGTATTGTCATATAAAGGGATTGAAATAGTATCTTCCATATCAAAATTTATAGATAATACTTTTTCAATATTTAAACCTTCTTCACCTATTTCCAGTCTTGCTAAATCAATAGAAACTTTAAAATCTTGCGGTTTATTATTTATATCTTCTATTATTTCTGGGGGTTGTTGGTGAAACCATTGGTGATTATATATAGCTAAATTAGCCCCATTATCAGCAGATACTTCTCCACCTTTACTTTTTTCTTTTATATGGTGATAGCTTATTGTTCTATCTAACTTCTTATAACCTTTTATCTTTTTTAGTTTCTTTTCTTCAGTTGGAGTAAATTTTCTTATTCCAGCTCTTTCCATAAAACAACCTTTTCCATATCTTTGTTCTAGCAATTTTCTACTAGTACTATCTTTCACTAGCAAGACCTCCTTCTTTAATGTTCGTTATTTTGCTCTTCAATTTTGTTTTCTAAATTAAACATTAACTCTTGTAATTTTTCTATATCTATAGTTCTACATACTTTACCAACGCCATTTAACACCGTTGTCAAATAATCCCAAGCATCTTTATAACAACTTATCATAACAAATCATACACCCCACTGCTCCAACATTTAACTGGAATATTAAGTCTATTAGCTAACTCAATTTCTTTTTTCATACCTTCAGATATTCCATTATTATCAAAAACCATAACTCTATCACATTCAGAAAGCAATCTTAATCCAAAGTCCATTCCTATTTCTCTCTCAAGCTCATTATTATCATCTAAAAACTGTGTAAAATATATATGTGGACAAACTGGCATAGCTTTCATTTTAGCCACAACAAATTTGCAATATTCTTTTGCTTTATTTATATTATCCTCTATATTTCCTCTTAAAGGAGAACAAATATAAATTTTTTGTATCTTGCTATCTAAGCCATCAATTGATTTGTTATTTTCATATCCTTCTAATTCATAATCTTCACAATCTAAATTATCATCATCTATTTCATCTTCTGTTGTAACATATATAGTTAATACGCCATCTTCATTAACCCTAACATCACTCACAAAACAATTTAATATATAAGGATTAAGTGTTTGAACAAATCTTTTTCTATTATCTACTCCAAAATTATATACTCCATATTCAAAATATCTATCTTTACTATAATTATCATGAGTATCTTTATCTGGATATTCTATTCTAATTATTTTAGTATTATAATCATCACTATCAGTATAATCTCTAAAATTAACAAATTCTAAAAAATCAACTAATTTTATTTTCTTTTTCATATAATCCTCCTTTAATCCCAACCATAGCATCCACAATAATATTCATCAGTATCTTTATCTTCTCTATATAAGAAAAATGGCAAATCATATCTAGATTGAGTAATATGTCCACATTCAGTACATTTTGCCATTCTCCCTTCTAGGTTGGGCTTATTATCTTCTATTTCAAAACAATTACAAATAACACAACAAGGTTTTCCTTCACAAGTAGCATTTGCAGTGTGTCCACATTTCATAATAACTTCCATAATATCTCCTATCTTATACAAAATTTAACTATTTTTCTAACACCCCATACTAAGAATGCAGCCACACATGATTGCCAATAAGTCCATGTTGCAGATATTGCAAATAAATATATTATTGCATTTCCTACTCCCCATATAATTAATGCCTCTAAAGCAAATATTCCTAATACTATAACAAGTACAGCTATTATTCCCAGAACATAAGCAATTACCGTAAATAAATTTTCCATAATATCTCCTATCCACAAATAGTATCAGCTTCATTTAAGATACATAAATCTTCAAATTCTCTTTGTCCTACCATTTGTTTTAATTTATTTTGTGTTTTTTCTTTTTCTCCATTTATACAATGTAATCTCATATGCAAATCAATTAAATCTGCCACATATAAAACATTATCTAAATCATTTTCAATTTTTTCTTCTTTTTCATATAGCAAATATAAATATGCAGAAACATGTTCATGGTTATAATAATGAGCAATATCTGTTGTTTCTCCTTTTGTGTTTACAAATGTCTTTGTTATTTTTTTACCTATATCATGATACATAGCCGCAGTTATTAATTTTTCTAGCCTATGAATATCTCCAGCAAATGTTAATTTATAATTATCAATTATATATTTAGTAACTGCTTGGATATGTGCTCCTATTGTTAATAAATGGTGGGGATTATCATGATTAACAGTTGTTAAGTAATCTATGAATTTAAAAATATCATATTCATTATTACTATCTAATGTTCTTTTTATAATTATTTTATCCCAACCTTCTCTATATTGTGGAACTTGTATGCTCATATACATTTTTTTAATAACTTCATAAGGAACATGTCTTTCTCTTTCTCTATTTCTAGCCAAACAAACATTAATATCAGAAGCAACTAATATACATATTTTCTCACATTCTATATTTTTTATTTCTTTAAGAAAGTGTGCTCTTTTACTAGCTTTTATGTTAGTTGCATCTAAAACACAACTTTCTCCATTTTTTAGAGAAGTTTTTATTCTCCTATACAATTCAGTAAATATTTCATTGTTGTCTCCTTGAATTTCTTCACTGCCCCACAATTCTTTTCTTAATTTATCAGAAGCATATACTTTAACTCCTAATTCTTCAGCTATTTTAGACTTACCAGACCCCGGTATTCCAACCATCATATAAAACTTAGTCATTAATATCACCTTCTTCAATCAGTTTGAATTTTACTAATTCAACATCTTCTTCAACACCCTTCTTCCAATAAGGAAATTTACATCTTTCTAAATGTAATTTTGCTTGATGTTCAGAAACAAAGAATGGATTTCCATATCCTTGCTTATTAAGTAAGCTACCACTTTTTCTATCTCTAACCGCATAAACATATTCATATTTTCTAATTTTCATTTTTTATATAACCTTTCTATAATTTTTTTATTTGTTAAACTATCTATATATTCTTGAACAGTTTTTATTTTTCCTTGAAAAATTTTAAAACCAAAATCACTGTCTTCTTTAAACTCTTTTATACAAAATAAAGCAAATTCCTTATTTGTCATATTCATATCTTTAACTCTATTCATTATTATATTCAAATTGCTCTTATAATCTAAAAATTTATCTTCAATATCTTTAAAATCATTTTGATACTCTGGAAAATATGATAAAAATTCACTTTGTTCATTAGCCCTTATCAAATCTAATATTTTTTCTTTATTAACTACATGATTGTTTACTAATTTATGTGCATTAACATATGCAGGAGATTTTATTTTTACTCTATGATAAGAACTATCAACTACCACATATCCTTCTTCATCGAAAGGAAGTTTATTTGCAGCTTCTTTAACTTCTTGTTCAGTTTTTAAATTATATACATTTGGCTTTTTTATTCCTATATCTATATTAACTTCTTCTCCTGTTATATTATTACGAGTTCCAATATGATATATATTAATGTCAGGATAATCAACAACAATTTTTGTATAAGGAGAAACCATTTCAAACATATAAGTATAATCTTTATTTAATATACCAGAAGGATTTTCCATATATTTAAAATTATTTAAAAACATATCTCCAAAAGTTTTAAAAGGACATAAATCATTCCCAATATTACTTTCAAAAGCATTTATACAGTTATTAGTAGATATGTGCCATACATCATCAAACCATACCTTCATTAAAGAACCGGTCTATTTTTTCTTGAACTTTACAATCATTCCAATCTATTTTGTCTGCATATATTTCCCCTACATTAAAAAATTTAATAAAAGGGAAACAAACTACTTTCCAATCTTTTTCTCTAAATATTATTCCACGAGCTTCTCTAACAGCTCCTAGAGAAAAATCAGAATTTATTTGGTCATATTTAAATAATATATACCCATTATCCCTTTTTATTTTTAATGAATAAGGTTTGCTAGTTAAAATTTCTTCCCAGTTTTTATTATTTTTAATTATATTTATCAATTCTAACTTCATAACATTTCTCCACTTCTCTAGATAACAAATCCAAATTATCTATATATTCTTGACTAATAACGCAATACTCACAAGAATTTATATAATAAGGACAATTACAGCACCCACATTCTCTGCCTTCTATACACATTTATTTCACCCCTTCTTTTGTTTGGGGCTATTATAAAGCCAATTCAAAACTTTCTACTTCATTAAAATCTATATTATGTTCTCTCCCAGTTATGTCTACTATGTTTTTGAAAAATTCAATTATCTCTTCTTCTTTATTTTCTGACATAATTCTTCTAATTTCTATAGATTGTTCTCTAGTAATCATTAATTCTAAATTTTCTTTTGCCCCATCTTTATTTAATGTAATTATTAATTTCATTTTGTTTTACCTCCCTTTACTTATAATTATATCACATTTTATATCAAATGTCAATATTATTCCATAAAAAATTTACTATCTTCAGACTTCATATTAATGTAATCTAATAGTTGTGGTACAAATTCATTCATAATACTATCCTCATCTGTCATTTCTAAAGAACCATAATCTTTAGTATATATAGTCATAAGCCCACAATCACATAGCATTTCATATATTTCTTCTCTATCTAGATATATATTCTCCATTTTTCTTCTCTCCTATCTTTTCAATTATTGTTCTATCATTAATCATAACTATACCTTGTTCAGTAAACACACCATAAGCACAATGTCTAATACTGTAGTTAATAAAGCCCACTAATTCTTCTTGACCTACTTTCACAATATCTCTAGTAAATAAAGGCACACCATTTTTATCCTTAATTCCTATATAATAACAAACACTATCTGCTGCAACCTCATAATCTTCTTGTTTTGTTAATCCCCAATCTATATTATTTTGATAACGAATATAATGTTTAATTTTTTGAGTTGTCTCAAAGCATTGGTATGGTGTCTCTTTCCAATACCAACCATATATCCATCTCTTTTCCTTTTCACTATATCCTTTTGCAGACCCTAAAGGTATATATTTATTTATCATCTTTTCCTCCTACAATTTTTGATATAATAGATTTATAATATTCACAATTTCCACATTGTATATTACATTCTTTTCTTGTACAAGGAAAATATACACAATTTTTACACATAATTATTCTCCTTTACCAGTGCTTTTTAAACCATTTATATACAAACCAATTTTATTAATAATAAAACTAATTGAATTGTATATACTATATGGAACTAAACAAATTCCAAATGCCAAAGCAACTGAACAACTAACTTTATCAAATATCTCTAATAAAATCATTAACATTTCCATGATTACTCTCCTAAACAAATTTTTTTAACAATTTCTTTTTTCTTCTCTATCCACTGCTTTTCATCTACATAAGTCATCTTGTAATGTTCATTTAAAATAAATTCAGCTAATTTATCTATCCACTCTTTTAAACATTTATTATCTTCTACTTCTTTCATATATAAACTATTTAAATGTTCTATCATTTTAACACCACCTTATTTAAATTCTTTTTTTACTGTTTTAAACTGACCATCTTTACTATAATATTGCATTCTAACTTTATCATTGCCATCTAGTTCTAACTTTATTTCAATCCATATTACTTTATCAATATCTGTATCTTCTAACATATCAATAATTAATTCTTTATCCATTTTAATCACCAAATCCTATCTTTTTATTTTTTGGAATGCATTCTCCATGTTTCTTTGGATTATATTTTCTATCAAACATTCCAACTGCAACTTTTTCTTTACATATTGGACATTCTATATACAAATCCATATTTATATCTAATTTAATATCACTGTCTTCATATACAAGTTTAGACTTACAATTGTGGCATTTTTTAATCCACATGTCATTCTTTATAACTTGTTTCCCATATTTTAATATTTCCATACTTATATCTTCCACCTCAATTCACGAGCTTTTTGACATATGATAGATAATTCTTCAGGAGTTAACTGAATAATTTCATATCCACCAACAGGTGAGAGATAAGATAATTCTAGAAGATGAGTATTTTTAAAATAAATTCCTAACCCTTCTTGGTTTTCAAATTCTTCTCCTGCATATCTTTCTTTTTTAATGTATCCTATTTTTTCAAATCTTTTATCCGCCGTTTTATCCACAATATCTTTTATAGAATCTTCTCTGTTTATTAACCAATCTGTAAATCCTTCATCCTTCATATAAAGTACCCCTTTCTATTATAACCATTTGTGAATATACCCCCTTACTGTCTTTTTGAAACTGCCATTTTTGTATTCCCACTCATTAATTAATAATTTTGTACTATCAACCGTAATCTTAAGTTTTCCTGATATAAGCAACTTCTCTAATTCTTTTGGTATTCCACAAATTTCAATATCTCCTATAAATATACACTTTCCTATTATCTTTATATCTTTATTTATTATTATACAGTCACACATAATTATCCCTTCATATTATTTATTTTATTATCTAACTCCATTATTTTATCTACAAGTGCTTCTGTATCTTCATATAATATTATTTCATCTTCTGTCATATCACAATCACAACATTCCTTAAACCATATTTTAATTCCTTCTTTTGTAGCCACTATTGAGTCTATTATATCTGAATAAACATTAACCTCTCCATTACATTCATATACTACCCAAACTTTATCTCCTATGTCATACTTTGTTTCTACTTTCATACTATTTTCTCTCCTTTAATTTATTTTCAAAATCTTCTCTTGCACTATTGTGCTTATCAATTAGAAATGTTATAAAACTTAATCCTAAAAATCCATATAACATCATTCCAAATATCCATCCACCTTTTAATAAGAATGGCAATATTAGAATAAATCCTATCATTCCAGCTACTATTATGAATTCTACAATATGTCCTATACAATTCATAAAAAACCAAAAAATTCCATTAATCATTTTTATCTCCTTTCAAATCTGATTTTACATATGCTACTTTGTAACGTACATGATACCTTTCTCCACATTCTGTATCTTTATAACATTTAACCAAGCCAAGCTCTTCTAACTTACTTATAATATTCTCCATATTCTTTTTTACTTCTACACTCCTTTTTGAAAGATAACCTATATCTTCACTCAGTTTGTTAAAAGTAAAATATGCTTTATTTCCATAAGATGAATATAAAGTACCTAAATATACATATACTTTTATTATATTGTCTATTCCAGTTTGATATAAAGTCTCAGCTACATTTTTATATATTAATCTGCTAAATTCAAAGTTATCAGTTACTACTCTATATGAATATCCACAATCTTCTAAATAATTGTTCTCTACTAACTCTTTTAACTTCTTATAAAATGTACGATAGCTTATTCCTAACTTCTTGTATCCATTTACTGGCTTCTTATCTATATATGTGTCTCCCCCATCTTTCTCTCCATTTAATAGTATCCACACATATAGTCTGTCTGATATGTCTTTGTTTGAAAAAAACTTAGTTTCACTTGGTATTAGTAATGAAGGCTTCTTTTTCACACCATTACCACCACCTACTCTCTGTCTCTTGACATTTTCTATTATAACATAACTTATAACAAATGTCAATACCTTTTTGAAAACTTTGCATTTTTTTCGCATCACTTTGCATTTTTTTCGCGTCACTTTGCATTTTTTTCGCATCACTTTGCATTTTTTTCGCCTAAATATGTAATATATGTATTATATGTAATATATGTTGAGAAACAGCCTATTATAAACCCTTTTTACTCTTTAATTGGTTATAATCTTTAAAAAAAATATAATTTGTTATTATTTTAATTTTTAAATTAGGTACTTTTTTGATTATTTACTTTTTTGAGTTTGGAATTTTAAAAGTACTCCCCCTTCCATTTTTTTGCTAGTCCAAAACAATGCCATTATCTTTTATTCATATTTGGTTGAATTGGTTGAAATTTTTTACTATTTTAAATATGTTAAAATTTCTAGAAATTTTATAGGTATTTTTTCGAATATAAAAGTAATTCGTAGAAAATTCTAGAAATACTTAGAAATTCTAAGGTTTTAAAATTTGATAAAAATATCTAAATTTAGTAGTCGTTTAAATATTAAATTATTCGTAAAGATATAATCTATCTTGGAAAAGCAATAGTATCAATGGTTTGAGTTATTTTTTTATTAATCGTAAACGATAACTTAATTTTTTTAAGTTAAAAAGTGGATAATTAAAGGGAGAGTAGGATTTAGTCGGATTAGTTTGGAAAGGTTAAAAAAAGTTGGAGAATGGATGTGCTAGGGGTCAATTTTTAAAATTTTTTATAACCTTAGTTGTTAATATTACCCCCTTAGTTAACTATATTTAAAACCCTATCCCGCCTATATTGTTTACAAAATTAGAATTTTAGCAACAATTTTTTATATTATATGCAAACTTATGTTTTTATTTTAAAATTTTAACTATTTAATTAAATTTGATTTTTTAAAAAAACCTGTTTTTAAAAATTTTTGATTTTATTAATAGGGTAACTATAAAAGGCTAATATATGAACTTTCCTTCCTTCTTCTCTTCTCTTCTTCTCTCTTCTCTCCTCTTCTATCTCTTCTTTTCTCACTCTCACGCACTCACGCTACGCTATACTAATATAATTTAATAAATAAAATAAAATAAAATAATTAATATAATATATATATAACATATAATATATATATAACATATAATATATATATAATATATAACATATATATAATATATACAATAGCAATACTAACAATAACAATAGTAAAAGTAAAAAGTAAAAGATATATGCTTATAATTGAATATGATAACCGCATACCCTAAAAATGTCAAAAATAAAAAAATAGCCGTTTTTTATATAGTAAAGTTATATATATTAGCAGGCAAAACACTTTTACTATAGTAGTAATAGACAACGCCCGAACTAATAACAACAGTAAAACTAAAAGACACAAAACAAAAAGTAAAAATAATATATAGGTATAGAATAAAGTAAAACAATATAACGATATAGCGGAGAGAATACCAAAACGAAAAAAGCTTTTTTGAATTCAAAAAAAAATAAAAAAACTTTTATAAAAACCCTTGACAAAAAAATGTTATTAGTATATAATAAGTATAGTTTAGAAGAAAAGGAGTGGGGAAAAAATGAAAAAAAGAAAAATAGTAAATAAGACAAAATTTTATAAAACAATATTTACAATATCATTAATAACAAATTTTGTACTAATATTTACATTATTAGCAAATAGCGGAATTTTAAACAAAGTATTAGATTATATTTTAATTATTTACTAATATATAAGTAGAGCGGTGGCAGTTGCCACCTTCTACAAAAAAAATAAATTTTTTTCAAAAAAGACTTGACAAATTTAAAAAGTAGATATATAATAAGAATGTAAAAAAAAAGAAGTTTAAAAAGTAAATGGTGGTATTGAAAAAGTAGAAAAAGTCCTTTTTAAAATTCAAAAAAATTTACAAAACTTTAGAAAAAAACTTGACAAGATTAAAATTTTGTGATATAATTTAGAAGAAGTTAGGAGATGAAAAAAATGGATAAAATAATAACATTAATTAGAAAAGCAATTATAAAACACGAACTTAAAAAAAACAATTATAATTATTTTACTATTACAAGTGGAAAAAGTAAATTGGTTGTAATAAATAAAAAAGCTTATACAATATCATTATAAAAAAATAGAATATTAAAAAATGGAGGTACGAAAGAAATGGAAGAATATAAAAGCTTAAGCGATATTATAAAAGATATTGACAACGAATACACGGAAAATGACTTATACAACGAATAAAATTATAAAAGTAAGGTTAAAAAGGTGGTAAAAATGAGAAAAATAACAATAAATATTTATAAGTTTGAAGAATAAAAAGAAAGAAGGAAGAAAAATGAGAATAAGAATATTTTTGAATAGAACTTATGCACATAGTGCAAACCTAATCACGTTAGAACTTAACACAAAAAATTTTAGAATAAATAAAAACAACGAGGAAAAAAACTACATTACAATTGATGGTGCAACATATGTGGACGAAAATTGCATTATCAATTCAATAGAATTTTTACATTATGGTTATATTTCCAGTATTGAATTAAACAAGTTAAATATTTACACAACTCCAATTGAATACACAAAAAAATTATATTTTAAAGATTTTTTAAGTTGTGTAAAATTTATTAAAACATTATAAAAAAAGGAGAAAAAAAACAATGAAAAAAATAATAGAATTTGGTAAAATAGATTTTAATAGAACAGGAAGAAAAATAAACCTTGTAACATTAGAAATAAACTTAGAAGGAGAAGAAAAGCCCGTTTTTACTGTTTTGGCTAATGTTTGGAACAGTAAAAAAACAGATATTTTGATGGGTGGTCAATGTTTAGGCGATTTATTGCCATATTTTAAAAACAATAAATTATTTATAGAGATATACAGGCTTTGGAATTTATACCACTTAAACAACCTACACGCAGGAACAAAAAAACAAGAGGAATTTTTAAAAAAATATTGTATTAAAGACTGGGCGAATAAATATAAAGAAACCTGCGACTTTTTAAATAAAAATAATATGTTATACGATAACGGGGTAAAATTTGGCACAACTTGGCACTATTGGGATATACCAAAAAAAGATTTGGAAAAAATAAAAAAAATCATAGAAAATGATTATAAAATTATAAACAATTAAAAAAAATGGAGGTATAAAAAAAATGAAAGTAAAAAATTTTTATAATAAAAATCAGTTTTTAATTGAAAGCGATAACTTGATAGAGTTTCAAAGTTACGAAAGCTTAGTTGCTAGCATAAATAAAAAAACAGGAATTTTAAAATTGGGGATTGACTGGGATTACTCAAATACTACTACGAAACATTTATACTTATTTATTGACGATTATAGACATTATTTAAAAAAAGATATTTGCGAATTATTTATATGTCTTTATAGAGAAAAAAACAAAAGAAAATATATTCAAAAATTAATTGATAATAAAAAGATTGAATATGATGAGAATATGAGATAATAACAGACGAAAGCATTGTTAAAAAGCAAGTAGCAAGTTATGAAATACAAAAGTATTTTATGGCTTGTTTTTTATTGTTTTATATGATTATTTTATACAAAAATAAAATAACGATACAAGACAATAAAAAAAAGCAGATAACAAAGAACTTTGAAAAGTAAATAAAAAACGACCTTTTAAAATCAAAAATAAACGATTTTTATATTTTATTAATATAATCATATAGTTATAATTTAGCTTGTTTATAAAAGATTTTGACGAATCAAAATTATATCATTAATTTATTAGTAAAACAAAAAAAGCATTTGCAAATAGTAAAAGCGACTTGCCAAAATCCAAAATAAACCAATTTTATAATTTAAATATATAATTATATAACTAAAACAATAAGTAAATAAAAAGAGATTTTGACCGCTTCTATTATCTATTGATATATTGCAGAAGTTACAAGCAAACACTAAAATCAAAAATAAAAGGTTTTATATTTTAGATATATAACTATATATATTATAAAACAAAACGGCTTAAAATCCAAAATAATGGCTCTAGTTAAATTATACTAATTGGTTATATAAAACAACCGTTCGATATACAGAACAAATATTTGGTAAAAAGTTCTGGTAACTAACCAATAGGTAAAGAAATACGTAACAAGCAAAGTTAAAAATTCCCCGTAGTACCACTAGTATATGACGAAACGGTAACAAGAAATCAAAAAATTGCCCAACTAATACATATAATAAAAATAAAAAAGTAAATTTTAAAATAAATATTGACAAATTTGTTTTTATATATTATAATAAAGAAAATTAAAAATTAAATAAAAAAATTTAAAGAAAATATTTTTAAAAGCTTGACAAGATTAAAATTTTATGTTATAATTAAGTCAAGATAAAAGAAAGGAAGGGATTAAATATGAAAATTGAGGAAAATTTAAGAGAGAAAATAAAGAAAGAATTAATGAATAAATATAAGGAAAATGGATTTGATTATACAGAAAAAAGCTTATGTGGTATGATTATAGATGATTTTGTATATGACGCCATAGATGATTATAATAGTGATAGTTCTTTGGTAGATATTTGCAGTGATATTACAGGATTTTATGATGGCTCATATACTTGTAACACTTATAAGAGCGCACAATTAATTGGTGAAAATATTTTTGAATTTAATGACATTGTGCAAGAAAGAAAAGCAAATTTTGGAACAGATTTAAAAGTAACAGATACAGAATGGAATTTAGTTTGTGTTTTACTTTATATTTGCGATTTGACAATTTTAACTTATGATTGTAACACTTTAGGAGAATTAATTGAAAAATTATCATAAATTTTTAGCGAATTTAAAAGTAGTTTTTTAAAATGCAGAATTGAATTTGTATAAAATCGTTTTAAGGCGAAAACCCACCCCAATAGTAGATTTTTAAATTACAGATTTGATTTTGCATATACATATATTAAGTTGAAAAATAAAGGGAGATTTAAAAAGTAATTTTTAAAAATATAAAAAAATAGTTGACAAGATTTAAAATTTGTGTTATACTAAGGTTAAGCTAAAAGAAAGGTAGGAATATAAATGAAAGAAATACATATTGTTTTTGAAAAGTATATTCAAGATAAACAAGGAAATAACATTTTAAAATTACAAAAGACAAATACAAATAAATATTATTTATTAGATATGGAAAATAATCAACTAGCAAGTGGTAAAAATAATATATTAAGAAAAATAAAAGAAATTTATAAAAAAAATATTTTATAAAATTTTAAAAAAATGTTGACAAGAAGTAAAAAATATGGTATAATATTGATAAATTAAGAAAGAGGTGTTTAAAAATGAACAAAGTAGAAAAATACATAAAAGATAATAATATACAAGGTTATCTTTCAAGTGCATTAGATACTGACAAAATAGCAAAATATATTAAAAATGATAAAAAAGAAATGAAATTATTTGAAGAAGAAAGAGATTTTAATGAAGATATTAATACATTAGAAGATTACATTTATTACTTAATAGAAAATTATAATTTTGAACTTACTATGCAAAATGAAGATATTGAAGAAATGCTAGACTATATATATGGTTGCGAATTTGATTTGGAAATAAACAAAAATGGAACATTAAATTTAATAGATTTACAAAATGCGTATTTAGGAGGTAATTATTCTAATTTTGAAACTATTGACAGTGCATTAGGTAGATTAAGCGGAAGTTATTTATATGATTATTTTGGAATTGAGGTGTTATAAAATGTTTAAAAATAAAGAATTAATAAAAGATATAAACGAATTAAGAAATAATATAGATATGAAAAAATATGATAATTTGCAAAGTGATTTAAAGGATTTTGGAAATTTATTATATGAAGATTTTGGGAAGGAATGGCAAGATACAGTTATACACAATGAATTATTAAGATATAAAAAAGCATTAATAGAAGTACAAAAATAAAATGTAAAAAATGTAAAAGGAAGGTGGTGTTGTCAATTGAAAAAAGGAATACTAATAAATATAATATTAATAGTTTTGATTTGTATTATACCTAACCCAAAAGCAAAAGAAATAATACAAAGTGCAAGTGAAAATATAAAAACAGAAATTACAAGTAGGGGTGCTAGTGAAGTCAGAAAAGAACCTGTAAAAAATACTGAATTAAATCCTGAAAGTGATTTGCGTGTATTAAGTAATTTAAGTGAAAACGACTATAATAATATGTTAAGGGGAACTAGGTTAGAAGGACTAGGCGGAACTTTTGTACAAATAGAAAAGCAATACAACATAAATGGCTTATATATATTAGGTTTAGCTTGTTTAGAAAGTAATTTTGGAAAATCTAATTTTGCAGCACAAAGAAATAACTTAGTAGGCTGGAATGCAGTTGATAGCAACCCCAATAAAGCTAGCTATTTTAAAAGTAAAGAAGAATGTTTGACTTTTGTATCTAATAAGCTTAAAACTAATTATTTAAGCGAAAGCGGTTGCTATTTTGAAGGATTTACAGGCAGAGATATTGATAAACATTATTGCACAGACAAAAAACATATTGACAAGATTTGTAATATTGTAAATAAATTAATAAAAAAAATATAATTTTTATAAAAAAACTTGACAAGATTAAAATTTTGTGATATAATTTAGGAAAGTTAAGAAAGGAAAGATTTAAAATGGAATTAAAAAAAATGTATGATGAATTAGAAAAATTAGGAGGATTTACAGAAGATGTTGATAAATTAAATGAAAAACAAATTAATTTTCTTGAAGAGAATAATAAATATTATATAGAAAATGAGGAATTATTAAATATAATAGATGATTTTCATACAAATGAATTTGCGGAAATAGCAACAGTATATGAAAGTATAGAAGATTTGGCAGAATGTGAGCTAGACAATGGTTATACTATACCTGAATTTTTAAAAAATTATATTGATTATGAAGAATTAGGAAGAGCTATGATTTATGATTATGAGGGGTATAGACAATTAGAAAATGATAGAGTTGCTTATATAAGCTTATAGGAGGATTTTATATAGATATTTATAAAGCTAATAATAGAAATATATTTTATGCCTTTTTAAAAATAGACAATAAAGAAATTGAATTAGATTTTGTATTAACAGTGAAAAATTATTTTTATTGTGATATATTTATAAAAAATGTAATGTAAAATGAAAAATAAATTAATAAAAATGTTGACAAGAAGTAAAAAATATGGTATAATATTAATAGATTAAGGAAAGGAAGTGATATAAAATGAAAGAAAAAGAAAAAAAAGAAGAAAAGAAAGAAAAAACAGTAAAGCTAAAAAGTAAAATATTACCCAAAGTACTAAAAGTAATTAAAATAATTATATTATTAGTTATGATAGTAGCAAGTTATATTTTAAGCGATAAAGTTGTTGATTATTTAATGACAATTGATTTAATAATAATTAAAAGAACATTAAATATAATACTTATTACTATAATAATGGCGGTTTATTTTAAAAAATAAGCGGAAAATCCGCTTTTACATAGAAAAGGAGAGAAATTATGGAAAGATTAGTAAATTATAGAAACCCAAAAAGATTAATAGAAGAGATTAATAATGGAAAATGTGGAGAATATATAAAATTTCAAGGAATATTAATGCAATTAGTACCAGTTTTTTGGCATAATACTTATTGTTATGTAGATTTAAAAAATGATGAAAACTATATAAACTTAAATGAAGATAAAAAAGTAACACGATTTTGTGTAGATGACTTTTATTTTGTAAAATAATTATAAAAATAAAGGAGGAATTTAAACTATGAAATATTATTTTATTAATATTAATGATAGTTATTATGGAAAAAACAAACAATATTTGCCATTAAATAGCGAGAAAGATATGAATGAATTAGCATTGATAGTAGGAGAAATAGGATATAAAACAAAACAAGGAGCAGAAAAAGGCATAAAATCATTAGTAGATATGTATAAAAGAAACAATTTAATTGTAAAAAAAATACAAATAGAAAGCACAAAAGTAGAATTTGTAACTAGTAGAAAAGTAGAAATTGAAAGGGGAAAATAATATAATGAATTGGATAGAAAAATTAAATAAAAACAGAGATATAGTAATAAATGACTTTAAAGAATACTTAGAAGAGAATTATACAGAATTTTATAATAATTTAGATAATTTTAGATTTTGTAAAGATTTTAGAAGTTTTGGAATTGAATTGTTAGCGGAACAATATATGAACAATTATATAACAAGTTTAAATTATGACATACAAGACAATACAGAAGATTATACAGAGCAGTTAAATGTTGAAAATGAAATTTCAAAAATTTTGAGAGAATATTTAGGAACTAATGTAAAATTTGACAAGGAGGGCTAAAATGGATATAAAAAAAGGAGATATATTTTATGCAAACTTAGGGAAAAATAGTAAACACGAACAAAGTGGGGTTAGACCTGTCTTGATAATCCAAAACAATATAGGTAATATGTATAGTTCAACCGTAATTGTTGCACCTTTGACCTCAGTAAAAAAGAGGTTGGACTTACCAGTACATATATATTTGACAAAAGATAAAAGAAACAATTTAGAATTAAATTCAGTTGTTTTATTAGAACAAATAAAAACAATAGATAAAAGTTATTTATATTATAAAATAGGGGAAATTTGCGAAAGTGATTTAGAGAATGTAAATAAAGCAATAAAAATTAGTTTAGAATTGTAGGTGTAGTAAATGTTAGACATATCAGACAGTGAAATCATAGAATATATAAAAAAGAATAATGCAACAACAAGAGAAACGGCTGAACATTTTGGAATTAGTAGGCAAACAGTAACAAATAGAATAAGAAACTCAAAAGATAAAGAAACACAAAATATTATGTATTTACATTACAAATTTAAGTCAAAGACAAAATATTTAAAAAAAGATAAAAATATTTTAAATAATACTTGACAAGATAAACAAATTATATTATAATATATACAGAGTTAAGAAAGAGAACTCAAAATAAAATAAAGGGAGGTAAAAAATATGGAAGGAATAGCCAAAATATTAGAAAATTATAGAATTGTAAAAATTGGAGATTATAGTAGTTACACAACACATAGTCTTATATTGTTAAACAATAAAATTAAAATAGAAGATTTTCAAAACGAAATGGACAGAATAAAAGAAGAACACAAAGAAGAAATTGAAAAATGGGGAGACGATTTGCAAGTAGTATTAACAAATATAGATATAAAAAAATTTGATTTTATTGAAATTTTATACGATGATAGAGAAAAATTATATATATAACAAAAAAATAAAAGGAAGGTGGCAAATTATGGATAATAAAGAAAAACTTATTGAAACATTTAACAAAAATAGCGATAAAATGCTAGAGGAACTTGAAAAAGGTATGGAAATTACAATAAAAAAGAACAAAGAAGGTTTTGCAATGTATAGTAAACTTATAAAAAAGATAAAATAATTTAAAAAAAAGCTTGACAAGATTTAAAATATATGTTATAATAGTTATAGAAATAAGGAAAGGAAGGTAAAAATTATGAAAAAAGAATTTTGTAACAAATATGAAACTGTAATAATAGTAAACCCAAAAATTAAATACATAGGAGATATTAAGGAAAAAATATTAAAAATCATAGGAGATTTGAATGTTGAAATTTTTGAAGATTTAGGAAACAAAGATTTAGCTTATGAAATACAAGGAGAAAAAGAAGGGCATTATATAAGAATAGAATATCATACAAAAGAAGATGAAGTTATAAAAAATTTAGAAAGATATTTTAAAATAAATACAGATATATTAAAATATATCACAATAAGAACAAAAGAGGCGATACAAAATGATACAAGATATTATAATTTATTATACGATATACTAGATATTTATACAGATAATAATTGGGAGAATGAACCTCTTGATGAAGATGAAATTGACACTTTAGTAGAATTTTTAAAATTAAAATTAAATCTTATTAATGGAAATATAACTACTGAAGAATACGATAAATTATTAGATTAAGGAGAAAAAAATATGAAAAATAGAAAAATTTATGATAAAGTATTAAAAAGTTATAAAGAAATATCAAAAGAAGTTTTTGGAAATTATATGGAATATTATAAAATTCATATAATATATGAAATAATTGACGAAATAAATGGGCAAGGCTTAGATATAACAGATGAAGAAGAAGAAAAACTATGTGATTATATTTATGAGGTTTATTTAGAATATGACGGAACTAATATTAATATATATAATATTGTATATACTGTTTCAAGTTTAACACAATACGGAATGACAATAGAAGATATACTAAAAATGGATATTTCAGATTTTATAGACAACATAATAATATAAGAGAAATTTAATTTCTCTTATTTTTTTATTTTTTTAAAAAAACACTTGACAAATTTAAAATAGTATGTTATAATATAATTAAGTTAAGAGAAAGTTAAGACTTACAACTCCAAAAAACTTAGTTGCGAGAAACACTTACCGAGCAATAAAATAAATATTATGTAAATATATCAATATATTATATAGTAATAATATTTTATATATGTCTAGGAGCAACGAGAATGGATATAGAGCCATTTTTATATAATAGGCATATAATTATATATATTAATATTAGCTTTCTTTAAATTTGATTTTAAAGATTAAAAAATTTTTATAAAAAATTTTAAAAAGTGTTGACAAATAAAATATTATATGTTATAATGTAATTACAGTTTGGAGGTGGTCAGTATGTATGAATTGGTTATATTAAATCTAAAGAATAACCAAAAATTTAGCAAAACTTTTAATAGTCTTTATTTATTAAATAACTTTAAGAAAAAAGCTAAACATTCAAAAGACATAAAAATAATTGCTGAATTTAAAAATTAATTACATAAAATTTTATATAGGAGGTAAAATATGATAGCATTTTATGGTGATAAAAAATTCTCAGATTTATATAATATGAATAGATTAAAAATACAAAATGATATAGTATTACATATAGAAGATATTAGACAAGAAAATTTAAGACATATTATAAATAGTTTATTACAAGCCAAAAATAAAGGGTTAAAATGTAATACAGTTCAAGACATTTGGTTTGATTATATTTCACAAATTAATATTTTTGAATTTATATTAAATTATTTTAATATTAGATTTGAAAAAATTAATAATGATAAACAATTACAAATTATTACATATAGAATTTATAATTATTAAAATAAAATTAATTACATAAGAGTTTGCTAGAACTTAAAACTAGAAGGTAATAATAGAGATTACATTTTTTGCGATAAGCATAGTGTATTCTCTATTTTTTTGAACATTGAAATTAAAATCCAAAATAAGCCATTTTATATTTTAGGAATATAATTATATACTTAAAATATAAAAATCGTTCTACGGCTATCCTCATTATTCCTAGACCTATTTAGTAGAATAATATAATTATAAATTGTGATTATTACATAAAATTATGTAAATCGAACATATTTTTGACATAAAGTTCTGTTGAAACTTTGGGAGATACAAAATTATGTAACATAATTTTCAAAAATCGCCCGGGCAATATCAATTTGGAAATCGAAGAAGAGAAAGCAATTGTAACAAGAAAATAAAAAAATCACCCGGCAAATATAAAAATAAATTTTTCAAAAAAATATTAAAAATATTTAAAATAAGTATTGACAAAAGATAAAAAATATGATAAAATATAATCATAAAAGTTAGAAAGGAGAAAAATATGGATATTAATAATGATTTTTTCACAGAAAGAGATAATAATTTTGGAATTATTTCTAATAAGATTGCATATTATTATAATAAAGTTTTTAATATTGAAATAATGTCTTTATTATATAAGAAAAAAATTGCTGCTCAAATTAATGATATAATGAAAAGTAAAAATTTTTCAGATAAATTAAGGGGTTTAAATTTTGAATTTTATATTTTAATTAAAGATAATAATAAAAAAATATTAAAATATAAATTAATAAAAAATACATTTAATGCTTCAAAATATATAAGTAATATAATATATGATAGAAATAGTTTTAATTTTATAGAATGTTTATATTATTTTGTAGATGAAGCATTGTGTGAATATTGTAATAAACAATATATAAATAAGAAAAATAATGGAGATATAAACAATATATTAGATAAGAATAATGAAATTAATGAAGATTATCAAAATTGGCTTATAGAACAATATGGAAAAACGGAAGAAAATTCCGAACAAAAATAAAAGTAGATTTTTCAATTTTAAAAGTAGTTTTTTGAAATCCAGATTTGCTTTGAAAACCTACCCCATTAAGTTGAAAATTAGGAGGGATATAATGAAATATAAAAAATTAGAAGAAGGTAAATATATAAAAAATAAAGGGGATATTTTAGCTTGTAAATATTATCATTTATTATTTCCAGATGGTAATGAAGCTATAGGAAGTCCTGGAATTAAAGAAATAGATAATAAAGAATGGGAAATATTTTGGGTGTCTAAAGAAACAGAAAATGCATATTATGGTAGCCCAGCTGAAGGACTAGGATTAGTAGATTGTATGATATTAAAAGCAGATACTAGAGCATTTTTACCAGAAGAGATTGTAGAATTAGAAAAACATACTTATGGATTAACAGGATTATTAAACGAAGAAGTAAAATATGTTCATCCAGTAAAAATAAATCCAATAGTAGAAAAATGGAATATAGATAAGGAAAGGGATTTAGAAAGAAAATTAAAAATAAAAGATGAGTATTTAAGATTAATAATAGGAATTGGTTTTGATTATGATGGATATAATGATACTGACAATTTAAAAAATGTAATAGATGAATTGGTAGAATATGCCAAGAAAGCTTTAAACAATGATGATGATAGCATTATATATTCTGGAACTAATAAAAAATACAATATATTAAATGAAGAATTGGAGGGTAAAAATGATAATTAATATTAAAGCATATTTGATAATAGGAATAATAGTTTCAATACTTACTATAATAAGATATATATTGAAAGATTTAGAGGACGGAGAAATATGGACGGGAGAGATAATAGCAGATGTAGCTAACGGTTTTATAATAGGACTAAGCTGGATAATTTCAATGCCTATTTTAATAGTTACAAATATAATATTAGCAATGATAATGATATTTTATAGAGAGGAAGATGATGATAATGAGTAATTTAACAGTTGGTAAATTAAGAAAAGCATTAGAAGGAGTACCAGATGATTTAGAAATAGATATAAATTATTGCCCAATGTGTGGGAGAAAGTTAGGTGAATAAACCATGAATGAAGAAGAAGCAAGAGAAACATTAAAAACAATGAAAGAAAATATAGATAAAAAATATTTAAAAACAAGAAATTCAGTAGCAATAGAAACAGTCTTAAAGCTATTAGAAAAGAAAGACAAACAAATTGATTTAATGTCAAACTATATATGCTGTATGGCTTATGACAAGATAATAAAAAAATTAAAAGAAGATGATATTGCTTATTATGGAATAGAAGGAAGTATAAAACAATATTTTGAAAATAAAGTAAAAGAGTAGGTGATAAAATATGAAAAGATATTATCTTAATTTGACAAATGGGATTGAATTTTTAGATAATCCAGATTTTAATGAAGATTATAGATTTGTAAGAATACAAAGTACAGTGTGCGAAAGACATTTATGGGATAAATTATTAAGTGATTTAGATTATAATTTTTTATTAGATTTAGCATTAGGTAACGAAGTTATAATATGCGATACTAGTGCTCATAAAACTATTAGCAGAGCTTTATATCAAGGTGTAGAATTTATAAAGTTTGCTTTATATAAAAGCTGGTTTAACAAAGATATTACTCCTTACGTAAAAGGAAAACAATGTAGTAATTATTTTCAAGACCAATACAAAACATTAGATAATAAAACTTTAAATAAATTGAAATATTTAAGAAAATTTTTAAATACTGATGAAATTCATATTACTTGTATGAGTTTTAATACAAAACATGATGGTGATTATAATTATTATAGAAATGTTTTAATAAAAAATAATAAATAATTTTTAAAAGTATCAAAAAATTTTTCAAAAAGTATTGACAAATTAAAAATATTATGTTATAATTAGTATAGTTAAGAAATAGGGAGGTATGTAAAATGGAAGAAAATTTAGAAAACATTGAATTTACAGAACATGTATTAGAAAGATATGTAGAAAGGACAATGGATAAATCTGGGAATGAAATAAAACAATTCCTTGCTCAAAATGAAGAGCAAGTAAAACAACAAATATTAAAATTATACCAATATTCAGAACCTTTTTGGTATGGAAAAAATAAAGAACATAATTATACTTATTTTAGAATTAACAAAAATGGTTGGCTAATTGTTATAGACAAAAATAAAACAAAATTAATTACTTTATATAAAATAGATTTAGGTCTTGGAGAAGAATTTAATAAACAATATATTTCTCAAATGATACAATTTGTAGAAAATGCAAGCCAAGAAATAGAAAACGAGAAAGAAGATTATAATAACAAAGTTGTTGGGAATAATATGACTATAGAAGAATTAAAACAACAAAATAAATTGTTGCAAGCTCAAATTCAAAATAACCAAGATACTATTAAAATGTTAGAGGATGACAAAAACATAACTCTAGACAAGATAAGTATACAAGAACAAAAATTAAAAGCAAAAATAGAAAAATTTATTGGAGCTAAAATATTTTAGGAGGTAATTAAAATGAAAAAAGAAGATTTCAAATTAGGAGAAAGTGTTCAATTAAACACATATAGCTATGATGACCAAGGCAATGAATACACAAGAGAAGTAAAAGGGAAAATATGTCAAATAACTAATTCATTTATAGTATTAGATAATGGAAATTACAAAGAAAGTTTTAAATATTGTGACTTCCAAAAATGTATTCCTGGTACAGTAGAAAATGAACCTTATGACTTATCTTTAGAAAGTTATTCAGAAGATATAATATCCAATTGTATTAGAGATATAACGAATGGCAAAGAAGGAATTGTATTTAATAGTGAACAGTTAGATAAAGTATTTTCAAAAATAAATAAAAAATACTATTCTGTAAAAAGAACTAATGAAACTTATTATATAAATAAAATTTAAAAAGGGTATTGACTTTTGATTAAAAATATGTTATAATATACGAAGAGGTGAAAATATGATTTATTTAATTAGTGATACGCATTTTTATCATAAAAGCATAATTCCATATTGCAAAAGACCATTTAGTTCTATTAATGAAATGAATGAAAAAATTATAGAAAATTGGAATTTAATTGTTACAAACAAAGATATTCTATATTTTTTAGGCGATTTTTCTTTTGCATCTACAGAAATGACAAAAGATATATGTAATAGATTAAATGGTTATAAAATTATGATTAGAGGAAATCATGATAGAGATAGAGGAGAAATGTCTTGGAGAAATATAGGATTTCAAGAAGTGTTTAGTACTCCGCAAGTATTATATTATGTTGATAGAAATTCTAATCTTAGACATGTTACTTTGTCTCACGAGCCACAATATATAAGTAATAATGAGTTCAATATACATGGACATATACACGATAGTTTATTGAGTTCAGAATACCCAGATATGAACTTAAATAACCATTTATGTGTTTGTGTAGAAAGAATTAATTATAAACCTATCTCGTTTGAAGATATTCAAAGGGATTATTTAGAAAAATTTTTTATAGAAAAGGAAGGAAGATAATATGTTAAAAAGTAATTTTACTGGAGAAACAATGATATTTAAAAATGATAAAGGATTTTATGTTACAAGCATTGCAAAAACAAAGAAAAATCCAGATGGGAGTATAGGATATGATAATGCTTATATCAATGTTGGTTTTAGAAAAGGCGTAGATATTCCTAATAAAACAAAAATTAATGTAACAAATGGATGGTTAACATTTGATATAGTTGAAAATAAACAAACTGGAAGAAAAGAAACTTATTGGAGATTATATATAAATGAATATACAGTTCCTGGAGCTCAATCTGTTCAAAATGCTCAACCAATACAAGATGTAATAACTGGTTCAAATGTTGATGATGATTTACCATTTTAGTAATAAGACAAATTCTGGGTTTTGTCTTATATAAAATATAAAGGAGGTATGTAAAATGAAATTAAAAATGATATTATTAATGTTAATAACTTTAGCTAGTGTGTTCTTATCTATATATGTAGCAACAATTTATACGAGTTTTGTAGCACCATATTTAATTGGATTTTTTACGCCAATAATAGTTAATGAAGTATATACATTTGATATAAATAAAATAAAAAATATTAAAAACAAAAAATAGGAGACAAATTATGAAGAAGATTAAATTTATAGAATTAATGCTTTCAGATTTCACAACTTATCGTATAAAAAAAGAAAACATTCTAGAGTGTAATTGTATAATTGAAGAAATGCTTATAGATTGTTCTCAAATAGAGAGGGGAAGAATGTCTGATATACCAATGGTTAGAAGTTTATTATTGGTTGTAGATGATTATACAAAAATTATTAGTTGTGATAATGAGGAAGATTTTGATGTAAACAGAAAAGATATATCTCAAATTTTAATATGTTATGATGATGAAAATGTTAAAATGGGATATATTAACTTAACAAATGATAATTATAATGAAAACCAAAACAATGCATTATCAGATAATAGGTTATATATTACAATAGAAGATGAATAAAATTTTCAAAAAAAATATAAAAATCTTTAAGAAAGTATTGACTTTTTTCTGAAAGTGTGTTATAATACTTATAGAAAGAAGGAGATAGATATGATTAAAGAAGTAGAAAATTGGTTAAATACAATTCGTTCAACAGGAACAAAAAAATCTTATAGAACAAATATTGAGGCATTTTTTGAATATAAAAATATAAATTCTTTTGAAGAATTTAAACAAATGGATGCAGATGATTATTATAATTGGATAGATTATTTAATCAACGAAAAAGGAAACACAGAAAATACAGTTAGACCAAAAATCAGTGCAATAAGTTCATTTTATTCTTATTTATTAAAAAATTCAAAATATGATATTACTATTAATCCTATAATAAATGCAGGTATCCATTCTAATGTAAAAGCAACTGTAAATCCAGAAAGGACTACATGGCTAACAGTAAAAGAAATGCATAGCTTTATGAAACAATGTAAAAATCCTAGAGAAACGGCAATTTGTGGTATATTTTTAAATACAGGATTAAGAGTTAGCGAAGTTATTAATTTAGATTTAAATAAGTATGAACAATTTATTAATGAAGATGGAGAAAATTGTTCTCGTATTTTAGCAAAAAGAAAAGGTGGAAAATTACAAATTATTGAATTTAATTCTTATGTAACCGAATTAATTAATAATTATCTTAAAGTTAGAAAAGAAACAGAATGTGAAAAATTATTTGTATCAAATGCTGGAAATCCAATGTCTAGACAAAGTATAGACAGAACAATTCATAAATTACAAAAAAGAGCTAATATTAATAGAAATATATCAGCTCATAGTTTAAGAAGAAGTGCAGCAACTGCAATGTATGGAGAAGGTTTTGATATAAAAGAAATTCAGTCTGTATTAGGACATAGTAGTTCTGGAACTACAGATATATATTTAAAAGGGTTAGATGATAGAGCAAATCATGTATTTCAAAATTTTGTTGTTAAGGGGTAGGATATATGCAAAAATATATAATTACTTTGGCTAGTATAATTTTTATAAGTTTTGGAATTTTTATAATACCGAAATTTATGGATTTTATGGAAAACCAAAATGATATTTTAAAAATAAAAAATGATGTTTCTCAAACATTTGAAATTTCAATTACAGAAAAAATAGTAGAAAATAAAAAGGTAGATTTTAATGTACCAATTCCAAAAGATATACAAGAAAAAATGATGCAAAGAGAAAAAGCTAAAAAAGAAGCAGAAAGACTAGAAAAAGAAAGATTGGCTAGAATTGAAGCAGAAAGAATTGAAAAAGAAAAACAAGAACAAATTAGGCTAGAAAAAGAAAAAGAAGAAAAGGCTAAGGCTGTGCAAATAGCAAAAACTACAAATCGTAGTGAAGAAATTCCTAGAAATAATTCTGGTTGGGTAACTTTTACAGCTACAGCATATTGTGGCTGTGCCAAATGTTGTGGAAAATCAACAGGAAGAACAGCTTCAGGAACAATGGCAACACAAGGTAGGACAGTAGCTATGCCAAGTTTTTATAAATTTGGAACTAAAATAGAAATACAAGGCATGGGAAATTACGTTGTTGAAGATAGAGGTGGAGCTATAAAAGGTAATCGTATAGATATATTTTTTAGCAACCACCAATCTGCATTAAATTTTGGAAAGAAAACAATTAATCTAAGGGTGGTGCAATAAATGAAATTAGAAAACATATATTATAAAAATGAAAATCGGAGATATAGAATATAATTCAGAATGTATAAAATGTCCTTATGATTGTAAACAAAGTTTTAGAAGTACAATTATGGTTTGTAAAAGAACCAAAGAATTAAAAAAGAAAGGAAAGAAATAAATATGAAGTATTTTGATTATGCTGCAACTGCTTTACCTAATATAGAAGTAATTAAAGATATATTGGAATTATATTCAAAAGAATATTTATTTGGAAATCCTTCTAGTTTTCATAATAATGGAGTTAATGCTAAATTATTGTTAGAAAACGCTAGAAATTTAATAGGAAAAATGCTTAACTGTAAAGCTTCTGATATTTATTTTACAAGTGGTGGTTCTGAAAGTGATAATATAGCTTTGAAGGGATATATGATACAATTTCCAAAGGGTTCAGAATTGATTACTTCTACAATTGAACACCCAGCAATTTTAAATACTTGCAAAGAACTTGAACAAATGGGTTATGCTATAAAATATGTTAGTCCAGATATTAGAAACACAATTACCGCTTCTAATGTAGAAAAATTAATAACAGATAAAACAAAATTGGTAAGTGTAATGGCAGTTAATAATGAAACAGGAGTAATAAACCCTATAAATGAGATAGCAGATATTGTACATGAACATGGAATAGTATTTCATAGTGATATGGTTCAAGGTGTTGGTTTATATGATATGGATTTGTCAAATATAGATATGGCTTCTTTTTCTGGTCATAAGTTTGGAGCAATAAAAGGAACTGGCATACTATACAAAAAAGAAAACATTACTTTAAATCCACTTATACAAGGTGGTGGACAAGAAAAAGGATTAAGAGCTGGAACTGAAAATGTGTTTGGAAATTTAGATATGGCGCTTTGTCTTCAAGAAACAATAACAAAAAAATGGAATATAGACAAGAGAGTAGAAATAAGAAGAAGTATAGTAGAATTAATTGGAAGATTATGGAATTGGGATAAAGATAAGGTTAGTATTTTGAGTTTTCCAATGAATAGGATAGACAACTGTTTATTGGTAGCTTTTAAAGATATAGATAGTAGAACTCTACAATTACTATTAGACCAAGAAGGATATTGTGTTTCCGTGGGGTCTGCTTGTCATTCTAATTCAAATGAGACAATATCTTATGTTGTTAAAGAAATAGATACTCCTGAAGAATTTCAGAATGGTGTTATTAGAATAACTGTGCCGCCAGAAGCAACGATAGAAGATGTGAGAGAGTTCTCAAACGTTTTAATATCAAAATTAGATTATTTATATGAAAGTGAGTGATATTATGGAAGAAACAAAAGTAGATTTCGTACCAGAAAAACCAGAAAAGAAAAAAGCAAAATTTCAAGCAAAATGTTTTCATTGTAAAGAAAAAGAACATATGACAACAGATAATGGCATGGAGTTTGATTTACCTTTTGCTTATGTTGAATTAAAAAAAGATAAAGAATTACTTAAAGAATGTAAAAATTATGCAAAAGAAAGTAAAGAAAAATATGGCAATGAGAATGTAATAAAAAGAAGATTATTAAATGGTTGCCCAAAATGTGGACACAATATAGATATATGTTGTAAAGATTATGCTGATTTTTATTCAACAAAAAAAGAAACAAAAAATGAAAAATAATATTGACATTTGATTTAAATTATGTTATAATAGTATATAGTAGGAATGTATATTGGTAAATTTTTATTTTTAAGGAGTGATTTTAATATGTTAGATTTATTATTTAACCCATTTGCATGGAATAAAGAAGTTTATCAATTTAATAGATTAGAAAAGGATATGAAGCCATACTCGGTTCATAAAAATGACAACGGAGTGACTTTAGTTCACAATGTTGTAGGAGTAGATAAGAAAGACTTATCTGTAAAATTAATAGAAGAGAATGGAATATCAAAATTGGTGATAGAAGGTGAAACAGAACCTACGCTTGGTAGTCCAAAAAGTAAATATTCTATTCATTCAGAATTTATATTAGACAATAATAAAAAAATTGAAGATATAAGTTCTAAATTAGAGAATGGTCTTTTATATATTACTATAAAATACGAAGAACCAAAAGAAGGAAGTATAAAAACTATTGATATTCAATAGCATATGATTTTAATTTAATTTTATTTTAATACTAATATACATTTCTATTTTATAGAATAAATAAAAAGGAGAGGTTAAAAAAATGATTGATGATTTAGAATTTTTAAGAGGAGAAGCTACAAAATTACAAAAAGCTATTAGAAAGGATGATACTAGAAATTATAAAAGATATGCTACTTTATTTCAAGCTTATTTAACAACTACTGCTAATGTAAGACAAATGGAAGCTTATCAAAGACAAAAAGCTGAAGAAGAAAAAAGAAAAGCTGAAGAAGACAGAATAATGAAAGAAGCAGAAAAAGAACTAAAAAAAGAAGAAAAAGCTAAAAAAAATAAATAATATAAAAGGTGAATTATATGAATACTTTTACTTTTATAGGTAAAATACACAAGCCTTCAAATAAGTCTAATATAATAAAAACTACAAGTACAGGTAAAAAATATCTAAGATTATTGATACAACAAAATGAAAATAATTCAGCTTATGTTCAATTATATTGTGATAATTTGATTAATGGTTGTATCCCTGTATTTGTTGTAGGAGAAACAGGTAGAAAATTAATAAAATTTGAAGATAGACTTAATGGTAATATATTACAAAAAATATCTTATGCTTCTAAATATGTAATATTTGGTTCAAATTCTGATAAAAGAGAATATATATGGAAAGATGATTTTATAGAAACAATTTATGAATTAATAATGAGCAAACCAGATAATACTATTTATGAGATTACAGGAGAATTTTCTATAAGTTATGTAAATGGAAAATTATATAATAATTTTAATATAAAAACATTCAAAATAGATAATTCATTAAGACCTGAATTAAAATTAAAACTTGAATTGTTTTATAATAGCGAGTCATTAGATGAAAGTGACAAAAGAAATAAATTTTTAATTAATGCCTTTTTAGACCAATATAATTATAGTACAAGGAAAAGAGAATATTTTCCAATTCAAGTTCAATTTGTTACTAATAGATTTGATTTTAAAAATCCAGCTGAAGTTGATATAATAAAACATAGAAAAGCTAATCTAAATCCTTCAAAAGAAGAAGGCTATGTCAAAGCAATTTGGGAAGCTCAATATGTTAGGGGAGCACAATTAATATTACCACCATTAGAAACTTTACCAAAAGATATTCAATTTGAAATACAAAATGCTGGAAGAGATATAAAAGAATATATGAGTAATGTAGTTGGAGAAGCATCAGAATTTATATGCCTAACAAGACCTGATAATACATTAAACAAAGAAGGTAGAGTATATATACCATTAAAATGTACTGAAAATGAATTTAAAAGCAAAATAAATCATTATACAATACAAAATGAAAATACTATAGATAGCATCGCAAAGAAAGATGCAATAGAAAATCCATTTAATTAGGAGGAAATTATGGAAGATAAAGTAGATGAAAGTACTTTAATAAAAAATATGAACATTTATAAAAAAATACAAAAAGTAAAAAAAGAATTAAGTGAAAGAGAGTTAAAAAAATCTGGTAAGAACGATTTTTCTGGTTTTAGTTATTATGAATTAGGAGACTTTTTACCTTCAATTATAGAATTATGTGATAAATATGGATTATTTACAAAAGTAGATTTTCAAGACAAATTTAGCTCAAATACAACAAAAAATAATTCAGAAGAAATTCTTACAACTGCTACTAAAATTGGAGAAGAAGCAACATTAACAATTATAAATATAGATAAAATAGATGAAACAGAAACTTATTCTTGTGATGTAAAAGAACTTAACCTTAAAGGAGCAAATAGTATTCAAAATTATGGTGGGGTTCAAACATATTTAAGAAGATATTTATATATGAATGCTTTTGATATTGTTGAAGCCGATATGTTTGATGCGGCTGAATTTGAAAAAAAGAAAAAGAAAAAAGCAGAAAAAGGCGTATTAGATGAACTTATAGAAGAATGCAAAAGAGCATTTGCTTCTGGAACAGATGATATAAAAACTAATGTTGGAAATGTAATGAAAACATTAGGGTACTCAAGTTTTGCAGTATTGTCTGAAAAACAAAACAAATCAGATGTTATAGAATTAGCAAACTCATTAAATATTCCTATACCTGAAGAACTAAAAAAAACAAATAAGGGGAAGAAATAAAACTTCCCTTTTTCTTAAAAGGAGTTAATTATGGACGAAAATAATTTAATAATGAAAGCATATAGAGATAATGAAAATCCAGATACTATAAAAATAGATTTAAAATCTGGAACATATGGATATGAAATGTATAGAATTTCTTTAATGCTTTTAGATAAAATAATGCAACTAAATGAAGATTTTGAAATGACAAAAGAAAATGTTAATACATTTTTTGAGAATTTAGGTAATAATTATTGGGATTTCTATAAAAAATAGAAAGGTGGATATACAATGGCAGAAAAAATATCAGAAATACAACAAAAAATTTTAGATTATAGAGAAAATAAAGGATATTCAATAGATAAAACGATAGAAGAATTAAAAATAACAAGAAAGAGATTTAATCAAAATGTAGAGAAGCTTAAAGAAAAAGGGTTATATAATGAGCAAAAAATTAAAGAAGCAATGAAAAACAGAAGACTCAACAAAGAAATTGACCAAAAAAGTTTTTCAACTAAACTCAATTTAACTCCTGAAGAAGAAAAATATAGAAAAAAATGTATAGATATTATGTGTAAAAAATATTTTGATTATAATAAAACAAAACATTTTAATCCTATTTTAGTTTCTAGAATACAAAATCTTAATAAATATGCTCCATATAAGATTATTTATAACACCATTGTATATCAACAGAAAAGTTTAGATTATGTATATTATAAAACTTTCTCTAGTGAGTTTCAAAAAATATCATATATGATTGCTATTATAAAAAATAATTTAAGTAAAGTGTATAAAGATATGCAAGAAAAAGAAGAACAACAAAAAAATATAACAATTAGTGATAGTTTAGCAAGAGAACTTACTAAAAAAAGAACAACAAAACCAACTAAAAGATTAGATATGACTGACTTATTAGATGATTAGAAAGGAAAAAATATGAACAAATCATTAGAATTAACAAAAAATAGAACTCCATTAGAAGGCAATTTCGTATTGTCATTATATAAAAGCCCTTTAGAATTTTATGGAGATTTCCCTATTGACCCTGATACTGATTTAATAACAAGCGATGGAAAATTTTATTATAATTTAGGAAAGAATATGCTTGACAAAGGTATAAAAAACTTTGATGAAATATCATTGGTTACATTTTTAAATGATTATCCAGATTTAAAATCTGAATATGAGGCTAGAGGTGGTTGGAAGGCTATAGCTGAATATACAGAAATATTAGACAGTGATAATATAGAAGCTTACTATAATGAACTTGTAAAGAATAATTTACTTATTCAATTAGATAAGAAAGGTTTTGATATTTCTAATAATTTAAATATATTTAACAAATTGTCTTCTGCTGATGAAGTCGTAGATTTTCTAGATGCTCAATTAAATACTGTTGCTTTAAAAATAACCCATGATATGAGATTTGAAACATTAGATTATACAGAAAAAGATATAATGAGAAAACAATCTGGAGAACAAATTGGATTACAATTTTCAGCTAGTTCACCTTTACTTAATGCTTTTTGTAACGGAATACCAAGAAAAGGCTTAACTATGTTGGCTAGTTATACAAATGGTGGTAAAACAAGTTTTGTTTTTGAAAACATAATAACACCTTTACTTAATCAAGAAATAAAAGTTTGTATAATTAGTAACGAGCAAGATAGCATAGTATTTAAAGATTTATTATATTTGCATGTATTAACAAATGATTTAGACTATTGGAATATTGATAGAAGTAAATTAAAAGATTTAGATTTTAATGAAGAAGATTGGAAAATGTTTGAAAAAGCCAATAAAATTATTGAAGAAAAATATAAGCCTTATGTAATATTTCAAAGGGTTTATGACTACAGTATGAAGAATGTAAAAAGGACTATAAAAAAATTAGCAAGACAAGGATTTGAATTATTTATATATGATACATTTAAAGTTGATGCAACTACAGATGTTGTATGGCAATCATTTTTAAATGATAGTAAAGAATTATTTCAAATAGCTTCAAAAGAGAGTATTGCGGTTATCACTCCAGTTCAAATTGCTCTTTCTACAAAAGGTAGAATCAGATGGCTAAATGAAAGTGTTTTATCTAATAGCAAACAAATTTCTGAAATATATGAAGAAATTTTCATGTTTAGAGATATTTGGAGAGATGAATACACTGGAGATAAGCAAGATATAAAACCTTATAATTTTCAAATAGAAGAAAATGGAACAAAAATTAAACAAGAAATTCCAATTCAAAGAGATAGTAGAAAACATTATAAAATATTTTTCCATTGTAAGAGTAGGAATGGAGAAGTAGGTCAATCTGTTATTTATGAATTTGTGCCAGGATTTAACAAATGGAAAGAAATAGGCTTCTGTGATGTTGGAGATGAAAATAAATTATAAAAGGAGATGGAAGAATGTCAGTTGAAATTTTAAAGAATTATCTTATAACTAACCCAGACGAGATAGTAAAAATATTAGAATTAACTGATTTTCATACCATCTCTTTTTCTGAAGAGAAAAGGGAAATTAGATGTGCTTATTATGAAGGTGGAAATCCTACTTCTGTTTGTATTAATTGTGACACATTACAATCTTATGTTTTTAGCAAAGGTGTTGGTGGAGATTTATTCTATTTAATTAGCCTTCATAATAATTGGAACTTAAATAAGACTATAAATTTTATATTAAAAGCGCTGGGAATTAAAGATTTTGACAAAATTCAAACTCCATATATTTTTAACGGAATATATAAAAGAGTAAAACATTGTAAAAATAAAGAAGAAAATATTATTTCAAATGATATATTGAATAATTTTGTTAATCATCCTAATATACGATTTTTAAGAGACAATATTTCATTGCAAACTCAGTATAAATTTAATATAAAATATGATACATTAACACAAAGAATTGTTGTTCCTTGGTTTAATAAAAAAGGTCAGCTTGTTGGATTAACTGGTAGATATAATTTTTCAGATATTGGAAACAATCCTAAATGGAAAGCATTAGAAAATTTTCCAAAAGGTAATTATCTTTATGGGTTGTACGAAAATAAGGAGACAATAGAAGAAAGCGAATATGTAATAATTGGAGAGAGTGAAAAATTTGTAATGCAGCTAGATAGTTATGGTTATCATAATGGATTAGCTCTTGGAAATTGTACAATTACAGATAAACAAGCAAGAATAATAAAATCTTTGCCTGTTAAGAAAGTTATTATTGCATTAGATGAAGGAGTTAGTATTGAACATATAATGTCCCAATGTGATAAATTAAAAGGTGGTATATTTAATAATAATAAGGAAATATATTGTATATATGATAATAAAAATATAGTAATACCACAAGGAAGTAAAGCTTCTCCTACAGATTTTGGGAAAGAAAATTTTAAGAAATTATTAAAAGACTGTTGTTTTAGAAAGGAGTAAAATATGAGTGATAAAGACATGTTTCTTATGTTATTAGAAAATAAAAATTTATATAAAGTTTTTGTGGATAATGATAGTGTATTTTTTATGAATAAAATAGAATTAGCAAAATATGAAAAAGACTTTGATTATGAACCAAAATCTTATGAATTCAATGAATTTGGGTATGAATTATTAAATGAAATATTTCAAGCTTTAGATATAGATAGTGAATTAGTATAAGGAGATAAAATATGAAATTGGAGTGGAATGTATTAATGCAAGATTTTAACTCTGGAAAAATAAAAAACTGTAATATATTTGGTAATGATTTTATTTTGGAGATACAAGCTGCGAAAATAAAAACATATTTAGAGTTAAGAGAATATATAGATAATTGGGCTAAATACCATTATTGGAGCAAAACAGAATATGAAATTGCTGTTGGTGGATTATTTAGTAAATATCCAGATGAATTTGAAAAAATAGATATATATAGGCAAATAAGAATGAATTTAGACAGAATTACAGAATATGTAAATAACAAATTACAAATAATAAAGGAGTAATATAATGATAATTAATTGTTTAGAAGATAGTATGATTTTATCACCTGGTAATGGAATTTGGGTAGAATTGGATTTGGAAAGTGTTAAAGAAATTATAAAAGAATATAATAATTATTATGAAGAATGGGGCGATGAAGATGATAATTAGTAATAAAATAAAATGTAAATTTTGCGGAGATATTATAGAGAGCAAAAATAGACATGACTTTAAGTTTTGTTCTTGTGGAAAATGTGCGGTAGATGGTGGGCATGATTATTTAAAAAGAAGTTATTCAGGAAGCAATCCTAAAGAATGTTTTGAAGATTTAAGTGAAGTGATAGAAGATGAAAGAGAAATGCAAAAAATGTAAATATAAAAGGTATTGTGGAAAAGATATTTTTCCTTGTACAAATTGTAAAAATCAACCGCCAGTTACTTGCTATGATTGTCGATATTCTGAGATAGGCGGAACTTGTAAGAAAGGTATAAGACCTTGTAAAAATTTTGAATGGAGTTAGGAGAAAATTATGATAGTAAACAATGAAGATTTAGAAAAGTTAGAGAATTTTGGATTTAAGAAAAATCATTATGATAATTATGATATTTATTATTATACTATTGAGAAAATAGATGGTGATAGTGATTGTTCTATTTTGGTAAATGACACAGATAACAACGATAATAGGGTTAGATTTATGTATTGCGATAGTTGCTATTGCCTAGCAGAAGAATGGAAAGATTTTTGTATTAATAAAGATTGGATTATTCCTGATGTAATATTTGATTTAATTGAGGCTGGAATTATAAAGAAAGGATAGAATTATGGAAATAGGAGATATTAAAAAAGTGAAAAACAAATTGGGGATTTTCACTATAAAATTAGTAGAAGTAATATATGATAATATTGGGAATTTAGATGGTGCCCTAGGAAAGTTTGAGAATTTAAGAGTTGAATTTTATAAGGACAATTGGATAAGTTTATATGACCAAGAGGAACCAGAATATATTTATTTTGTAGAAGTTCCAATATGGGATGATTATAAACCAGAGACATATAAATTTAAGATTATAAGAGATGAAGAACCCGAAGCTGATTTTATAAGATTGGAGGCTGAATAATTGGATATTAAAGAAAAAATAAATCAACTAAGAGAAGAAGGGAATACTATTTATTCAATTAGCAGACTTAATACAGTTGATGAATGTGGTTGGGAATATTGGCAAACTTATGTAGAACATTTAAGGGGAAAAGATAATATATATGGTTTTACTGGGACAAGAATACACAAATGCTTAGAAAATATACAAAATGGAATAAAAGTAGATTTTCCAAAAGAAGTAAACAAAATGTTAGATGAAGCTAAATTTTTAGATATAAAATTTCCAACAGAAAACATAGAAAAAAAATGGAAGAATGATATTATATCTTTTGCTCAAAATTATAAGGCACCAGTATATAATAAAGTAGAAACTGAAAAATTGTTTTTAATTGAAATAAATGGTCATTATTTACAAGGAATTATAGATTTGCTTATTTATAATGAAGATGGCACTGTTTCTATTAGAGATTATAAAACTAGTAGTAAATTTGCAAATGCTGATTTGGAAGAAAAAGGCAGACAATTAATTCTATATGGATTGGCTATGGAACAATTAGGATATAAAGTTAAAGATTTAGCATGGGAAATGTTAAAATATGTTGAAATTAGTTATAAATTAAAAAATGGTAATATAAGAACTACTATTGCTGAACGTGGATATATAATAGAAAAATTAAAGTCTGATATAACAAAAGAATTAAAAGCTTTAAAAAAATATAGTGAGTTGGAAATAGAATTAATGGTAGAAAAAGCAATTCAAGATAACAGCTTTAAAGATTTGCCCTTATCAATTAAAGAAAAATATACCATTAAAGATTATATTTGTTATTATGATTTTACAGAAGAAAGGAAAAAAGAAACACAAGCTTTTATTAATGCAAAAATAGATAATATAGAAACTTTTGAAAATAAAAAAAGCTGGTGGGAACCAAAAGAAATTACACCTTATACTTCTTTCTACTGTCAAAATTTATGCGGTCATAGACAAAGATGTGAATATTTGCAAGATTTTTTAGATGCGTTAGAAATGTATAAAGAAGATAAAGAAAACAAAGAGATAGATAACGAATTAGATAAATTTATTTTTTAAAGGAGAAATCAATGAAAATATTTATATCAATTATTCAAATAATTATATTAACATTAATGTCAATGTGTGCATTTGGTGGTGGATTAATAATATTTGGGTTGCCTTTATTGCTAATTTTTAAACCTATTGAAAGTGTTGCAAACATTATTATATTTACTACTACTTTTTTACCAATGCCTTTTGCTTGGTATTTTGCTCCAAAAATTGCAGATAAAATTTTATAAAAGGTATTGACAAATAAAATAATCTATGTTATAATATAGAAAAGTTAAGAAAGAAGGTAAAAAATATGGATGAAGTAATTAAAATATTCAAAGAATTACAAAATAGTTCTGGTAAGAGACTTCAAGAAATAATTAATGAAAACAAAAATAATAGTTTATTTAGAGATGTTTTATTCTTTTTATATAATCCTTATATTATAACAGGATTATCTACAAAAAAAATTAATAAAGAGGTTGCTATGCAAACGAAATATCCACCGGCAAAAGATATAATGGATGTATTTTATTATTTAAACGAACACAATACTGGCACAGATATAGATATTGCATATGTATTAGAATTTATCTCAAATCAAAGAAATGAAGATAAAGATATGTATGTACAAATATTCACAAAAGAATTAAAACTTGGCATTACTTCAAAAACAATTAATAAAGTTATACCAGGATTAATTCCAGAATTTAATGTTATGTTAGCTGAAAAATATTGGGATAGAATTGAAGAATTAGAAATTAATAAGCCAGATATAATAATAACTCAAAAATTAGATGGGATAAGAGCGGTAGCAAGAGTTATTGATAATAAAGTTGAAATATTTTCTAGACAAGGTAAATTGATAGAAGGTTTGAAAGACTTAGAAAATGACTTATGGAGATTACCAAACGGATGTTATGATGGTGAATTATTATTAGATAAAGATAATATTCCTTCTAAAGATTTGTACAGAGAAACAGTAATGGTGGTAAATAGTAAAGAAAATGATAAAAAGGGAATAATATTTAATATTTTTGATACCGTATCCACTCAAGAATTTGATAATAAATATTCAGATTTAATATGCCAATATAGAAAAAATATTGTTAAAATTTTATATAAAAAATTGTCTCCAACATATTGGCAGCCTGTTCCTATTTTATACCAAGGCAAATATGACAAAGACATAGTTAAGCAAGAATTAGATAAACAAATCGCATTAGAACATGAAGGAGTTATGGTTAATTTAGCTGATGCTGTATATGAAGGTAAAAGGACTAAAAATATTTTAAAAGTTAAAGCAATGCAAGATTGTGATTTAAAAATAATAGGATTTGAAGAAGGAACTGGAAAGAATAAAGGAACTTTAGGTGCTGTAATAGTTGATTATAAAGGATTTGAAGTAAAAGTTGGTTCTGGGTTTACTGACCAAGATAGAGATTATTTTTGGGCTAATCAAAAAGAATTATTAGGCAGAGTAATTACAGTTCAATATTTTGAAGAAACTACAAATAAAAAAGATAATTCTTTAAGTTTAAGATTTCCAGTTTATTTAGAATTAAGAGAACCTGGGAAAGAAGTAAGTTATTATTAGAAAGGAATTATAGAATTATGGAAAATAAAAATATTTCGGTTTTGGAATTGTTTGGAGGAATTGGGGCTTGTACTAAAGCATTAAAAAATATAGGAATGAATGTTAATGTAGTGGATTATGTAGAAATAGATAAATATGCAGTTAAATCTTATAATGCAATAAATAATACAAATTTTGAACCTCAAGATATAACAAAATGGAATAAAGATATAAATATAGATTTAATTATGCATGGCTCTCCTTGTCAAGATTACTCAATTTCGGGGTTACAGATGGGAGGTGATGAAGGTTCAGGAACACGTTCTAGTCTTATGTATGAAAGCATCAGAATAATAAATAAGTTAAAGCCCAAATATGTAGTTTGGGAAAATGTTAAAAATTTGTTAAGTAAAAAGCATAAACACAACTTTGATAACTACATTAATAAATTAGATGAATTAGGTTATAATTCTTATTATAAAGTATTGGATGCCAAAGACTATGGAGTTGCACAGCACAGAGAAAGAATTTATACAGTTAGCATAAGAAAAGACATTGATAAAGGTAGTTTTAAATTCCCAGAAAAAGAACCATTAAAAATATTTTTAAAAGATTTATTAGAAAAAGAAGTTGATGAAAAATACTATCTAAATGACAAACAACTTATATCCCTTAAAAACTCAACTTTCAATTCAAGGAAAACCAGAATACAAGAAAAAGATTATTGTGATATTTTATGTACTAGAGATTTTAAAGACCCAAAATGTATTCAGATTGGTAATCTAAATATAAAAGGTAATGATAGTATCAAAAGAGTATATTCGCCAGAAGGTATTTCTCCGACTTTGACTACATGTGGAGGAGGGAATACACAAGCAAAAATAAAAGATGGTAATAATATTAGGAAATTAATTCCGCTCGAATACTGGCGTTTGATGAGTTTTGATGATGAAGACTTTTATAAAGTAAAAAAATCTGGTATGTCAGATAGTCAACTTTATAAACAAGCTGGAAATTCCATTGTTGTTAAAGTTTTAGAAAAAATATTTTTAAATTTATTTAAAGGAGATTAATTATGAAAAATAAATTACCAGCTATAAAAGTATATGATATTGATTATAGCTTTATTATAAAAAATTATTTGAACCCAGAGATGTGGCAAAAAACTTGGACTTTATTTCAATATAAAACATTTGTTGTAACTTTACGACTTACGTCTATTAATTGTCAAGATGAGAAAATAAATTTTGAAATAAAAATAAAAGATAATTCTGAAGAAAACGAATATTCATATGAATGGGGAAGAAATTCAGATAAAGATGCAAATGATTATGCATATTATTCTTTGAAAATTAATGATTTAAATTGTTTAAAAACTTTAATTGAGTCTTCTGTTTTTGATGCTATATCAAAATTAGAAAAATATAATATAATTGCTAGTGAGGATTATTTAGATTTAAAAGAAATGTATAGTAATGAGCAAGACTATCTTAGAGAGATTGCTGAAGATTTTTTGGATGCAAATGATGTCTCAAATGAAGATATTAGAGAAACTTACATTGATGCTTATGTATCTAATAATACAAAACTAGACGGGTATTTAGGAAGAATGCTAGAGGAAAAGCAATATATTATATTTCCAGATTTATATTTAATGTTTGCTAATGCAACAAGGAACGATAAAACAATTAAAAAATGGGAAAAAATATTAGCAGAGAATAATAATATAGCAGAATTAAAAACAGAAATTCAAGAATATTTAGAATATATGCAAAGTGAAGATTTTGAAAATGATATGAATAGTAATTTGGAGGAAATATAAAATGTTAAGAAAAATTGAAAAAATATCAGAGTTAGAAGATATTTTTAATGAAGCTTTAAAGACTCATGCTCAAAGTGTGGCAGTTGAACTCACTATCCCAGGACAAAGAGATACTGAATTTATAGTAAATAGATATAGAAGTATTAAGAATAAATTGGCTTATTATAAAAGAACTTATGGAGAAAATTTAGTTCATAATAAAGTTCCTAGTATTAAAATTTTAAGTGCTGGGTATGGGGATGCTGATTTTTGGGGGTAAATATGAATATTAATAATTTAGAATTTCATATAAAGAAAAGCTGGTATAATAAATCATATTTAAATAAAAATAGCAAAATAATGGAAATAAATACAAATAAAAGCTATCCTTTATATGAGTTAAATATAAGTAAAAACTATTTTGATATTGAAGATAAAGAAGAAGTAGTAACTCAAATTATATCAGATTTAGAAAATGTAATCGCGAAATTAAAAGAATTAAAAGAAAAGAACAAAGAGAGATAGGTGATATTATGTTTATAAACTTTGGGTTTGAAGATAATTTGGAAATTTATATTTTAGAAATTAAAATGGGTAACAATATTCAAAGGCAGCAATTACAAGGTACTTCAGATATGGTGCAATTACAATTTATGCAATTAATGCAAGAAGTTGGTAATACTAATCAACCTATTAGACTTAGAATAATTAAACAAGAGGAAATTTGGAACCAATATTCTCAAAGTAGAAAAATATTAGAAAATTATATTCAATTTGCAAATAAATCATATATGAATAGTTTTGCAAGTGAATTTAAGGGGGCTTAAATATGATTAAAAGTTTTAGAGGAAATTCTTTAGTAGAATTAGACAAAGAAGTAAATGATTTTTTACAAAAGAATAGTGGCGCAAAAGTCATAAATTTTACGGCAACTCAAACTCATATTTCAGTTCCTAAGATAATATATATTTATATCGTTGAATTTGAAGAGACTACTGCTTGTAGTATAGAAGAAGCAGAATTTCAACAAAAGTATGGTTTATAAGGAGATAATATGAGAATAATTTTTTTAGATGTTGATGGTGTTTTAAATAATGAAAAATATTCAATGTTTATATATAAAATTCTAGGTAGAAAAAGATATATTAAAAAAATGAATAAAGATTTTGATATATTTGATTTGAGAAGTGTTAGATATGTTGCTAAATTAATTGATTATTTTGAGGGAGATATTAAATTGGTTATATCTAGCACTTGGAGAACTAATAAAAAGGCTGTTAATAAGATTATTGAAAAATTATCTATATTTATGAAAAGCTATAATGTGCCGGTAGATGTAACAGAAGTAGATAAAAATAGAATTAGAGGATTAGAAATTCAACATTATTTAGAAAATAATAATTTATTAGATAGTGAATATGTTATAATAGATGATGACACGGCTGATATTATTGGTGATAAATATAATGGAATTGATTTTAATCCACATTTTGTATGGTGCAATAATAAATATGGGTTTCAAAGAAAAGAATATAAAAGAGCATTAAAAATTTTGAAAGGAGATAATTATGATAAAAATAGATGATAAATTTTTTATTGATGCTGATAGTAATAGTTATACTTTAAAAGAAAAAGATAAAATACAAGATAAAAAATCTAAAAATTATGGCGAAGAAGTTTTTAGAGATAGGGGATATTATGTTACTTTAGAGGGAGTTTTAAATGGATATTTAAAGGCTCAAACAAGAGAATTCGTGCAAAATAATGAGGCAGATATAAAAGAATTAATTAAAGAAATAAAGAAACAAACAGAATTTGTTAAGAAATTAAATTTGAAGGTGTAAAATGGATAAAAATAATTATACAAATAAGGATTTAGATATTTTACCAAAACATTTAGGACACCTGACATTTTTAGAAAAAATAAATATAAAGCAAAATGAATGGCGATATAAAGTAAGATGTGATTGTGGATATGAATTTATTGCAGGTAAAAAGATATTACAATCTAAATATATGGCATGCCGCTCTTGCGCAATGAAAGAGGTTTTTAAAAACAACCAGTCTTTAGCACAAAAAAAAGACAATAAATACGAAGAAAAAGATGGTTATATATTGATTAATAATAAGGTAAAAATAGATAAAGACGATTTGACATTAATACAATCTTATAATAAATATGTTGCTGTTAATTCTAGCGGTTATGCTCTTATGTGGGTCAATGGTAGAGAAATGTTTATTCATAGGTTAGTATTGGGTTTATCACAGGAATACAATCCAGAAGATGGACTAATTGGAGAACATAAAAATGGAAATAGGGCAGATTGTAGAAAAACTAATCTTAGAATATGTAAAAAATCTAATAATTCTATTAACTGTAAAAAGTACAAGAATAATAGTACAGGACATAAAGGAGTATATTGGCATAAAAAGAATAAAAAATGGATTGCTTGTATATTTTATAATAAGCAGAGATTATATTTAGGCTCATTTGAAGAATATGATGATGCTGTTCAGGCTCGAGAAAATGCTGAATTACAATATTTTGGTGAATATAGGAGGGATAAAAGGTATGAATAATTATGTACCGTTGCATGTTCATACAGAATTAAGTTTGTTGGATAGTTGTACTAATTTTAAGGATTATGTAAAATTCTGTGTTGATAATAGTATAAAAGCAATTTGTTTTACAGAACATGGAAATATTTTTCAGCACTTTGCAAAGAGACAATATTGTAAAGAAAATGGTATTAAATATTTACATGGCTGTGAAGTTTATTTGACGAGTCAATTAGAGCCTAAAGTAAGAGATAATTATCACACTATACTAATTGCAAAAGATATGGAAGGATATAGAGAATTAAATAAATTAGTAGGAATGGCAACAAATAAAGAACATTTTTATTATAATCCTAGATTATCTTTTGAAGAATTTTTTAATATATCTTCTCATATATTTAAAATATCAGCGTGCTTAAAATCTCCTTTAGCAGATAGAAAAAATATAGACCCTCAAATTTATGATAAATTATGTCAAACTTATGATTATTATGAAATTCAGTATCATAAAGATAAAGAAAACTTACAACCACGATACAATCAATTTTTATATAAATTATCACAGAAATATAACAAACCTTTAGTGGCAACTGGAGACAGTCATTCCGTATCACAATATAAAGCAGAATGTAGAAAAATATTATTAAAAGCAAAACATAAAAGTTATGGCAATGAAGATGATTTTGACTTAGTTATTAAAAACTATAATGATTTTAAAGAAGCTTTTAATAAACAGAATGCATTGCCAGAAACAGTTATATTACAAGCAATAGATAACACTAACAAAATTGCCGACCAGTGCGAAGAAATCATAGATGATTGTAGTATAAAATATCCTATTGTATCAGATAATGATGAGAAAGATTTAAAAGATTTAATAAATAAAAAATATAAAGAAAAATTAGACAAAGGTATCATATCTAATGACAAAAAATATTTAGATAATATTAGAGAAGAATTTAGAGTATTTAAAAAGGTTAATATGTTAGGATTTATGTTAGGTATGGCTCAAATTTCAGAATGGTGTGAAAATAATGATATACCAAGGGGATTTGGTAGAGGAAGTTGTTGTGGTTCTACTATAGCATATATAATAGATATAATAGATGTTGACCCAATAAAGTGGAATACTATATTCTCAAGATTTTGTAATGAGTACAGAACCGAGGTACGGCGATATCGACCTTGATTTCGCACCAAATGATAGAGAAAAAGTATATAATTATATTATGGATAGATTTGGACACGATAAAACTTCATATATATTAAGTTTAGGTACAATTTCAGATAAAGGGACAATAGATGAAATAGGAAGAGCATTAGAAATCCCTTTAAACGAGGTTAAAGAAATTAAAGATTTATATGATAAAGACCCAGACGAAGCGAAACAAAAATATCCTGATGTTTTCTATTATTTTGACGGAATGCTTAATACTGTTATATCTCAAGGATTTCATCCAGCAGGTATATTGGCAAGTCCAGTTACCTTACCAGATAATTATGGAGTTTTTCAAGATAAAGATGATAAAACTGTTATTTATTATGATATGGAAGAAGTACATGAATGTGGTTTAGTAAAATATGATATTTTAGGATTAAAAAATGTTGGAATTATTCAAGAAGTATATAAAATGCTTAATAAACATTATCCAAAAAGCTATGAAATAAACTGGGATGATAAAAAAGTATGGAAAGATATAAAAAGTAGCCCTGTAGGTATCTTCCAGTACGAGTCCGATTTTGCCTTTGACTCTTTAAAAAAATTTAATGTGCAAAATATTGATGATTTAACATTAGTCAATGCTTGTATAAGACCTAGTGGGGCTACTTATAGAGATAGTGTTTTCGCTCATAAGAAACATAAAAATCCTTCAGAATTAATTGATAATGTTTTAAAAAGTAGTTTGGGATATTTGGTGTATCAAGAGCAAACTATTGCGTTCTTACAAGAAGCTTGTGGTCTAAGTGGTGGTGAAGCTGACAATGTTCGAAGGGCGATAGGAAGAAAACAAAAGGATAGATTAGATGCTGCAATGCCACAAATTTTAGAAGGATATTGCAATAAATCTGATAAACCACGACAAGAAGCAGAAAAAGAAGTTAAGGAGTTTTTACAGGTTATAGAAGATAGTGCAAGTTATCAGTTTGGATTTAACCATGCAACTGCTTATAGTATGATAGGATATTTATGTGCTTACTTGAGATATTATTATCCGGCTCAATTTATTACTGCATTTTTAAATTTAGCAGCAAATGATGAGGATATAAAGAAAGGTACGCAATTAGCGGAATTAAAACATATATCTATTATATCTCCAAAATTTAGACACTCTATTAATGTATATTCTTGTGACAATGGAGTTATATATAAGGGTACAGCTAGTATCAAAGGCTTATCAAAAACTATAGGTGACAAATTATATGAATTAAAAGACAATTCTTATCCTACATTTTTAGATTTATTAATAGATTGTAAAGAAAAAGGAATTGGAATATCAGATTTAACAACTTTAGCTAAATTAGATTATTTTAGTGAATTTGGAAAAATAGGCAAAATATTAAGATTTTTAGATATATATAATGAATTATATAATAAAAAGATTTTGAAGAAAGACAAAGAATACTTGGTCAAAAAGCTATATCTAAAAGAATTTTGTGCTAAAGAAACAGAAAAACAATATGCCGGCTTTGATAGTTACAAATGCTTGAGCTCACTAATTGATAAAATGGCAGATGAAGACATATCTATTAAAGATAAATTATTATATCAACTACAATATTTTGGATATGTAGATATAGTAGATACTAATATAAATAAAGATATTTGGCTTGTAACAGATATGGTAGAAAGAAGTAAAAATAAAATAGTAGACTTATATTGTATAAACAATGGCGAAAAAATTAAAGTCAAAGTTAGAAGTAAAATATTCTCTTCTAATCCTTTTAACAAAGGAGATTTATTATCAATAGACAGTTTTATGAGAGAAGGAAAATGGTCTATAAATCCAGATACTCAAGAATGGAAAAAATCTACCACTATATTTGAAAATATATTAAATGAATATAATGTTGAAAGAAATTAAAAATATGTATTGACTTTTGATTTAAAATATGATATAATACTATTAAGTTAAGGAGATAAATATGGTACATCATAATTTTAAAAAGGGTCAAAAAGTATATTGTATATTAAGGAATGGCTCCGTAGTAATAGACAAATATGTTAAATCTACGGGGCATTTTTTAGAATTAGAAAATAATAAAATTTCATGGTCTGAATTAAGAAGTAGTACCATTTATAGGAAGGATAATTGATATGAGTAGAGAAATAAAATTTAGAGGAAAAGGAATAGATAATCGGAGAATGGGTATATGGTTCATTAGTGGTTGAAGAGGATAAATATTATATAGCTTTGAGTATTAACGATAACATAAAAAGAGATGATTACAATGTATATATGCTTGAAGTAATTCCAGAAACGATAGGGCAATACACAGGATTTAATGATAGATGTGGGAAAAAAATATATGAAAATGATATTGTATATGTAACCGGTGAAGATGAGAATGCAACAATCGAATGGGACGAAGAAACAGCAAGATTTATTATTCATTTTGATGGTTGGATTGCAGATTTTGATAACTATTACGGCAAAGAGTTAGAAGTAATGGGCAATATATATAATAATCCAGAGTTATTAGGAGGAGAATAGATATGTCAAAAATAAAAGACGATGTAGATTTAAAAGAACTTGAAAAGTTTGGATTCGAATATGAAGAAGATGACGGAGAAGAATATTGGTGTAAGTATTTGCCAGATAATCAGCATAAATTATTTATATATGAAGATGATAGAGAAATAAAACAAGGAAGATTTACATTATTATTCGGATATGATGAAGTTGAACTGGAAGATAAATGGATACAGGATTTAATCAATGCAAATTTAATAGTAAAGGGGTGAATAGAACATGAATAAAATTTTTAAAGTAACATTAAAAGCTACGAATGGATTGAGAGATACTGTGCAAGGAAAAGACGGAAAATACTTAGAGGTAGAAAATGGAACAATATATGTGTTAGAAAAAGATATAGATTATATTTTTAAAACTTATGATGTGGAAATAATAGAATACGCTGGTTTATTCTTTGAAAGGAGCAAATAAAATATGGAACAATGGCTAAGAGATGCTTTAGCAGAAGAGCAAGGATATATAATCTGTCCACTTGCTCCAGAAACATACACTATTTGTGATGAAAAATGTGAAGAATGTGAATATAATATAGAATTTGAGAAAGCTTTAAAAGAGAGGAGAGAATAAGGAATATGGGAAAATATACAGATAAAAAAGTAAATAGTACACCTAAAGCTAAAAAAATACAAAAAGAGCTAGAAAAATTAGGGCATAAAAATGTAGAAGTGTGGTACGAGACTATAAGGGGTAGTACAGAAATGAGCGGATATGAAGGCGGCTGGGCTTTTTGTAGCGGTGATGAAGAGGAGAGCTATTTTGACCCTTGTTTAGGATATAATTTTGAAGAAGCTTTAGAAAATATAGAACAATATGATTTGAGAGGGGAGTAAATAAGATATGCTAGTACCAATAGTAGATATGAAAGAATTTGAAAAAATTGGATTTAAAAAATGTAAAAAGCCTTATGATAGTTGTTATTATCTATGCTTTTCAAGAGGAGTACAATATATATTTTTAAGTCCTGTAATGATAGATATTAATAAATGGGAAGATACAGACCCAAGAATACACAAAAATGCTAATTGTAGATATAGTGATAGAAGAACAGCACAAGATTTTATGTGCGAATTAATATTAAATGGAATGGTAATAAGTATGGAAGTTGAACTAATAGAAGATAAAATAGATATAGATAGTATAAAAAAATTAGAAGGAACAGTAGAATATTATACTGAAAGAAATACAATCAATCAATTAATACAAGCAGTAAAACAACTAAAAAAAGAATTAAAAGAGTTAAAGGAGGAAATGTATAATGAAAACGATAATTTGTAAAATTTTAATTTTAGTAGCTATATTATCTTGTATAGCAATTCCAGTATATGCGAGGGCAAGTGTCCATTCTTCACATTCTACACATATTACAACTCATTCAACACCACATACTTCTACTCACTCTACAACACATTCTTCAAGTTCACACTCAACTACTTCCAGTAGTAAATCAAAAACAATTACTGGTGTAAAAAGTTACTCAACACCAAAAACTTATACTAAACCTAAAACATACACAAGCAAATATAATTCTAGTAATATAAAACGACAAACAGTAAATACTAATCCTAGTCATTTTAGTTCTTATAGTTCTACAAATATATTTAGACCAAATTTTTGGACTGCAATGTGGGCTTTTAATTGTATGAAAGATAATGGAAATGATAATAGTAAAGAAGTCACAGAACAAGATATTGCTAAAGAATTAGAAGAAAGAGGATATTCTCAAGATGAAATAAAAGAAATATTAAAAGATGGTGAAAAAGCAAAAGAAGAAATAAATAAAGAAGATAGAAAACAATCTATTATAGCATGTATTGTAATAATAGTTGGAGTTATCGTTATTTTAGGATTAGTTATTTGGCTAGCCTATATTATGTAGTAGGAGGACTTATATGGATTTTATAGGAAAAATAAAAGATATATCTATGCCAGACACAAATACAATTAATATATTAATTTCTACTGACAATCTAACTATTATGGAAGAATTAGAAAAACAACGAAACAGCCAAAAAGATATGTCTATTGAAATAAAAAGGATTTATAATAGAAGAAGTTTAGATGCAAATGCTTATTTTCACTTTTTAGTTAATAAGCTCGCTAGATTTTATAATATTTCTGATGATGAAATGAAAATTAAAATGAATTTACAATATGGAACTATTGCAAGAGATGAAAAAAATAAATGTATAGGAGTAAAAATTCCTGCCAATGTTGATATTAAAAAATTTTATAAATATGCAAAATGGTTTGGAGATTGTATAGAAGGTGGGATAAAGTTTAATAAGTATTTATTCTATAAGCAAACGCACACTTTAAATACAAAAGAAATGAGCGATTTAATTGAAGGCGTGGTTCAAGAATGTATAGATAGGGGAATACCTGTTAAGACTGAAAAAGAAATAAAAAATATGGTTGATAATTGGGAACCAAAGGAGGAATAAAATGGATGACTATATAAATAAAATAAAGTATTTAAAAGAAAGGGTAAAAATATCATTAAAAGATGTGAATAGGTCAAATGAAGAACCATTTGATAGTCGAGAAGATTGTATAAAAGAATTAGATGAGCTAGAAAAAATATTAAATGAAATTGATAATAAAGGCATATTTCAAATTTATTCCTCTCAATTATCACTTTTTGAATATGAAGATTTAGATGAAATGTCAAAAATAGCATCAGAAATTATTATTGCAGATGATTGTCTTCTATATGATGTTCTTAAAAATATTATAAATAAAGGAGAATAATTATAGAATACCTATTGACATTTAATTCTATATATGTTATAATAATTATAGATTAAGTTAAGGAGGTATTTTATATGAAAAGTTGGGGCTATCATAATTATCATGAAGAAGATGAAGATTATTTATTTGGACTTATTACAGATTTAGATTTTCACAAGACAAGATTTGATGATTTAGGTTGGCAAAGAACTGGTTGGACTAGAAGATTATGGTTATTTAAAAGTGAAGGTATGACAAACGACTGGAGCAGAAGAAACATAGGAGACAAAGTTGATTCAGGTATCATTGGTGAAAATAATTTTAAAAAAATATTAGAAATATTGTACAGTGAAGTAGAAAAAGTGTTAAAGTTACATTTTACTATTGAGAATAATTATGGAAGTAATTTTCTTAATTTCAAAGATTATATAGTGATAAAAAAAGGAAATATTCACTCACAAGATATACAAATATTAAAGATAACAAAATCATATATGCAAAATTTTCCTTTTAATCCTATTTATATAAAGTATAAAATTGATAATAATGGGAAGATTACTTTTAAAACGCCAGCCTTTAATGACGTATGGGAAAAAGGTAATTATCTTTATGAAATATGTGAAGCTTTAGATAATTACTATTTCTGTAAAGATGATTTTAGAAATGGTAAAGATAATATTTATTTAGGAGGAAATTAATTATATGACTAAAGATATAGATTATGAAGAAAGAAGTCTATGTTTAATTGGAGAAATAGACGAAGATTTTTCCAAAGCACTTATTCAGTTTATTATAGACATAAATAAGTATGATGATAAAAAAGAAAGGAAAGAAAAAGATTTCAAGCGAGAGCCTATAGAAATTTATATGACTACTCCAGGAGGTTATGTTGACCAAACACTTGCCATGTATGATGTAATTAAGAGTTCTAAAACGCCAGTTTATTTTTATATTTCTGGAAAATGTTGTAGTGGTGGTTTTATATTAATTGGTGCAGCTACAAAAGTATTCGCTTATAAAAATACGCAACTAATGTACCACCAATTAAGCACAAGAATACCTTACTCTAAATATCAAGATATAAAAGAAAATTTAGATATGTTAAAACATAATGAAAAACTTTTGGAAGAGTTAGTATTGAAAGACACAAAAATTACTAAAGAGCGTTTGAAAGAAGTAAATGAAAAGAAACAAGACTGGTGGATGGATACTGAAGAAGCATTAAAGCTTGGGGTTATTGATGAAATAATAGGAGAGTAAATATATGGGATTTGTTTGTTTTGTAATTTTTTGTGCTGTTGTTTTTATTATATGGTATGTATTTTCTTGGATTGTAGAAACAAATGATGTCACAAAGCCTAAAAAGGATGTGTTTTCTGGAGGAGAAGCTGGAGATATTATTATAGAAAGAAGTGATGGTATGAAAGAAGAAATAATGAAAGTTTGTATGAAAGTTCAAGGAAAATGGGTAGAGATGCCTAATATTGAAAGGGTTTGCCAAATAGATGAAAATGGTTATATAATAGGCTCTTATATAAGAGAAAAGAAAAATAAGGAGGAGAAAAATATGAGAGAAATAAAAGTTGGAGATAAGGTAAAAGTGATTAGTATAACACATGAAGATACAGACTGCTGTCCAATAGTTGGAAATATATATACAGTTATAGATATAAGAAAATGCCCATTCTCTGGTTCAGACTATGCTATATTTAAAGAGGCAAATTCTAAAGGGCAACCACTTGAATGCTATTTGTTTAATTGTAAATTAGTAGATGAAAAAGAAAAACAATTTAAAAAGTCAGATTTAAAAAATGGAGATATAGTGGAACTTAGAAATGGGGAAAGATACGTATATATAGAAAAATATAAAGATTGGTCTATTTATAGCATAGATAATGATGAAGTGATTGTAAATCTTAAAGATGGGGATTATAGTCGACTTGCTGATTATAATGATGATTTGCGTTATGAAGACCGTAAGAATTGCAAGTATGACATTATGAGAATATTGGATATGAGTGAATTTTGTAGAAAACCAAAATGGACTTGGGAAAGAGAAAAAACCGAAGAAATGACTTTAGAAGAAGTTTGTCAAGAACTTGGCAGAGATGTTAAAATTGTTAAGGAGCATTAATATGGATATATTTAAATTGAATGATGAAGAATTTAATAAAAAATTAGACGAAATATTTGAAGACATAGATAAAGAAAAATTATTTCAAGAACTAATAGAATGTGGTTTAGAGGTGAATAGCAATGAATAACATTGAATTAATTAAAAAATATCCATGGCTACAAATTAGAAACGTTTGGACTAATGAAAAATTAGATAGCGAATTTACTTGGCTTGATGATTTACCTGAGGGGTGGAGAAAAGCTTTTGGTCTACAAATGGTCGAAGAATTAGACCAAATATTAAGAAAAGCTAATTATCAAGATAAATATAAAATCGCTCAAATAAAAGAAAAGTGGCGGATTTTTACATTGGTATGATAACGGTGTGCCAGAAATAATTTATGAAGAATATAGCCAATGGATGGATAAATATGAAAAACTAAGTGAGAAAACTTGCATAATGTGTGGAAAGCCAGGAGAATTAACTAATAGTGGCTGGATTATGCCTTTGTGCGAAGATTGCAAAAAGAAGGTTCAAAATAATGAATTGTAAATATTTGACAACTAGGTCAAAGAATTATAAAAAGTATTTTTATTGTAGACATCTAAATATAAAGTCTGAAATAGATTATTCAAAGTGCAAAATTTGCACTTTAAAAGAATATAAAGAACAAAAATCTATTCCAACTAAAAAGAAAACGAGAACAATAGCTACAAGCATTCCAAAATCTGTTAAAGAAAAAGTATGGGAAAGAGATAATCATAAGTGTATATTTTGTCATAAAAATGTTCCTGTAGAATGCGCTTGTTGTCATTATATTAGGCGCTCTCAAGGTGGAATGCGGAATTGAAGAAAATATATTTACTGCTTGTAATGATTGTCATAAAGAACATGATGAAGGAGTAAATCAATTGGTAATGCAAGAAAAATCAAAGAATTATCTTTCTAACAAATATGTAGATTGGAATATAGAAAAATTAATTTATAAAAAATATTAAAAACTATTGACATTTTTAATTTATTGTGCTATAATTAAGATAATGAAGGAGGTAGATAATATGTATCAAGAATGGATGGATGGGGTTCCATTATTATTTAAAGGAGCATATTATAATAATATTAATGAATTAGAAAGAGCTATTAATTATTATGAAATGCAAGGAGATTATTCAACTGTTGAAACTTATAAAGAAATGTTAGCTGAACAAAAAGAGCTACAAGCAGAAGAAGAAAAATATGAAAGATGTCATCCAATAAAATCTAAATTTAAAAGCATAGTAGAAGATATAGCAGATATTTTTTAATAAAAGGAGGTATTAGATTATGAATTTATCAGATAGATTAGCTAAAGATTTTAAAAAATATTTAATAGAGAAATTAACTATTCCTAAAAATACAGTTCAGTTATTAAGAGCTGATATTTTAAATAAATCTAAAGAATTACAAAGAGATATATCAGATGAAGAAATTTTAGAAATTATTGCTAAGCAAATCAAACAAAAGAAAGATAGCTTGGCGGATTTTAAAAAGGCAGATAGACAAGATTTAATAAACCAAACTTATGAAGAAATAGACACGTTAGAACAATATATGCCTAAACCTTTAGGTATGGAAGAATTGGCAATCATTGTAAAAGAAACAGCCTCAGAGATTAATGCTATAGATAAAAAGGATATGGGAAGGCTAATAAAAGAAATAAAGCAACAAGTTGGCGTTAGAGCTGATGGAAAAACAATAAGCGATTTAGTAAAACAGGTCTTATTATAGGAGGTTATTATGGTCAATAATATAAAAACAATAAATAAGTTAATAAAGAAAATAGAAAATCTTTCTAAAGAAGATTTAGATAAAGTTTTAGAAGAACTTGAAAAAGAACTTGAAGAGGAAAATAAACCTTTTGAAGACATTTTTAATAAAATAAAAGAGAAAGCCAAAAATTTTGCTTCACTAGACATTTTTGTAGATGAATATTATAACGAACCAGGATATGAATTTGTAAAAGATATAAAATTTGTTGAACCTATGGTGGGTGGAGAAGAGCATAGATGGTATATAGTTGGAAATAGTTTATATAAAATAAATATAGATGGGTAAGAATATTATTTTGGAGCTACAGAAGTAACTACTTTAAAAAGTGAGTCAATGGATTAGAATGATACTTGCTGGGAAACTGAAGTATTTAAAGTTAAAAAGGTAATAAAAGAATGTTGGGAAAAGGAGGAATAAAATGAAAGATATATTAATTCTTATAGCTGCAATCCTTGCTTCTATGATTTTGTTGGTTTTTATTTTAGGAACTGTTTGGGTCTTCTTTTTTGCAATGGCAATAGGAAATACACTGGCAACTCTAATAATACTAGCGGTAGGGATTGCCCTTGCTATTAATATTTATTTATATTGTAAAGAGGAATTATGGAAAGGAGAAGATTAATATGGAATTAACTGATTTAGATATTAAAAATCTAAAAGACAAATTTATTAAATTATTAAGAGATACAAAAAGAGAAGGAATGGAAGATTTAATTAGATTTTTAGAAGGTTCAGATTTTTTTACAGCACCTTCAAGCACTAGGTTCCATGGAGCTTTTAAAGGAGGATTATTACTTCATAGCTTAAATGTTTATGAAAATTTCATTCAGTTAAAGAATAGTGGAATTTTTCCGTTAGAAGGAGTAAAAGATGAAGCTAGCTATATAATCTGCCCATTATTACACGATATTTGTAAGACTTATTTCTACGCAGAAGATACTAGAAATGTAAAAAACAAAGAAACAGGAAAGTGGGAACAAGTTCCTTATTATACTGTTGATGATAAGATACCTTATGGACATGGAGAAAAGTCTGTTTTAATGATTTCTGAATATATTAAGCTTTATCCTTATGAGAGAATGGCTATTAGATGGCATATGGGAGCTTATAGTGGACAGCAAGACTGGAATACTTTAGGGGCGGCTTATGACAAATATCCATTCGCTATGATGTTACATCTAGCTGATTTAATAGCTACGCATGTGCAGGAGGTAGAAAAGTAATGAAATTATATAGAGTTAGCTATTCATATATTTTAGAAGGATTTCAAAAGAAATTCTTATCAAAAAAAATGAAACCTGTGAGTGCAAAAGTAAAATCAGATTATGTTTATATAAAAAGTAATGAAATAAATCTACACCATGAAGTGTACGGAATAATCAGGAACAAAGTGATAGAATACCAAAATGAAATTAATTCTTATGGTTATAAATATATATATGATTGGAGATTTGAATTTGTTCCAAGCGTAAAATTTAACAAAATAAATGATTTTAAAAATGTAGATATAGAATATCGTGAAGCTACTATTCAAGAATGTATGGAACAATTATCTCCTACAGAATATAATCAAATATATGGGAATACTCTAAAGGTGGTGAAAGGCTAATGATTAAAGTAATCACAGGAGCCATGTTTTCTGGTAAAAGTTTTGAACTTATTGAGTTATTGAGACAATTAGATATGGATACAGTAGAAATATTTAAGCCTAATATAGACACTAGAGATAAAGGCGTTATAAAAAGTAGATGTAGCAACCAAGTATATATGGCTTTATTAATAGATGATTTAGCAGAGATTCCGCAGTATATAGATGAGAATGTTAAAACAATAGTAATTGATGAGGCTCAATTTTTAAAAGGTGATGTGTCTATAATTATGGACTTACATTTAAAAGGATATGATTTTATAATCGCTGGGTTAAATTTAACTTCAGAAAGAAAACCTTTTGGGTTGATGAAAGATATTATGTGTATTGCTACAGATATAGAAATATTAAAAGCTAAATGTATATGCTGTAATAGAATTAATGCAGATTATACTTATTCAATAAAAAATAAAAAAGAAGATATTCTTGTAGGTGAATATTATATTCCTATATGTAGAGAATGTCTAGAAGGGAAGATTTTAAATGAAAGATAGAATTTTGTTATGGAATGATGACAATCATAAACCTTGTGTATGGATTAATAATAAATTTGCTGGGGTAGATTTAGATACAGTGATAAAAAGTGCATTATATATGCAACCAGTAAGTAAAGAAGGATTTTATGAAATATTATATATTTATCCTTGGGATTTTGAAGATGAATTTAATGATGATGATTTTGACAAACTATTTGATTGGTTTCAAAGAATGCCTAATTTTACTGCAGAACAATGGGATTTAATTTTTAAAAAACAATGGAAGGAATTATTCAAAACATTATAGAAAGGAATTATAGAATGAATAGATTAGAAATATTTTCAAAAGAATTGAATTTAATTAAAAATATAGAAATTAGAAAATTTGTGGAAACTTGTTTAAATGAAGCACCTGAATATTTCTTTACGGTGGCTGCTTCTTCAACAGGCAAGTATCATCCAGAATACAGTTTAGGAGAAGGTGGATTAGTTAGACACACTCAAGCAGCAACTAGAATAGCATATGAATTATTTAGAACGGATTTATATCCTTATAATTCAGACCAACAAGATATAATACTTGCTAGTTTAATTTTACACGATAGTAGAAAACATGGTAATAACGGTTCAAAATTTACAGTTGTAGAACATCCTCTTTTAGCTGCTGAAGCTGTTAGAAAATCAAAAGGAGTTATAAGTCCAGAATATAGAGAAACTATAGCTAAAAATATAGAAACCCACATGGGAAATTTTAATAAAGACTATAAAACTGGAAGAGAAGTTTTACCAAGACCTTCAACAGGAATGCAAAAGTTTGTTCATCAATGTGATTATCTTGCTTCAAGAAAATGCTTGGAATTTAATTTTAATGTGGAGTTATCAAAATAATGAAAGAAGTTTGGAAAGATATAGAAGGATATGAAGGATTATACCAGGTCAGTAATTTAGGAAGAATAAAAAATTTTAAAAATCAAATTCATGCTGCCTCAGTAGACAAATATGGTTATTTACAAGTTACTTTATACTATAAAGAAAAGCCAAGGTGTTTTAGGGTGCATAGACTTGTTGCAAAAGCTTTTATTCCAAATCCTGAAAATAAACTTACTGTAAACCATATAGACGGAAATAAAAAGAACAACAAAGTAGATAATTTAGAATGGAACACCATACAAGAAAATTCTCGTCATGCATGGAAAATAGGATTGCGAAAAAATGTTCCTAAAGCTGTTGCTAATGCTAATCGAAAAAGAACAAAGGTAATTGAACAATATGATTTGAACAATAATTTTATAAAAGAATGGGAAAGCATTATAAGTGCAGCAATGTATTATGGTGTATGCTCTACTACTATTAGTTCTTGTATAAATAATAAACAAAAAACATCATGTGGATATATTTGGAAATTAAAAAAATAAAATTTATAAAATGTATTGACATTTACTATAAAATATGATATAATAAATATATGAGTTATCTCTTATTGACAAAATTTTAATAAAGGAGTGAGAACATGAAAGTAGTAAAAAGAGATGGTCAAATTGTAAGGTTTAATCAAAACAAAATTATAGAAGCTATTTCTAAAGCTAACAAAAGTGTATGCAAACAAGAACGAGCAAATTTAAACGAGAGAAAAGAGATTGCAAAAAATATCAAATCTCTTAAAAAGATGGAGATTTCTGTAGAAGAAATTCAAGATATTATAGAAAATCAACTTATGGAATTAGGAAAATTTGAATTGGCAAAGAAATATATACTTTATAGAGAAGAAAGAACTAATACTAGAAATAGAAATAGTCAATTAATGAAAGATGTTGCAAAAAAAATTAATGCCACTGATGTTCAAAATCAAAATGCCAATGTTGACGAAAATTCATTTGGCGGAAGAGCAGGCGAAGCTAGAGATGAATTACTTAAAGATTATGCTTTAAATTATATAGTATCTGACATGTCAAAAAACAATCATTTGAACAATGAAATATATATACATGATTTAAGTTCTTATGCTATAGGTATGCACAATTGTTTATCTATACCATTTGATGACCTATTGAAAAACGGTTTTAATACTAGACAAACAGATGTTAGACCTGCTCAAAGTATTAATACAGCATTCCAATTATTAGCGGTTATATTTCAGCTACAATCTTTACAACAATTTGGTGGAGTTTCTGCTACACATTTAGATTGGACTATGGTTCCATATGTTAGAAAAAGTTTTTATAAACATTTTATGGATGGGGTAAAATATATTGAAGAAATGAACTGTTTTTTCGATTTAGAAGATAAAGAAGAAATATCAATAGAAGATGAAAGATATAAAAAGTTTCCAAAATCTTATAAATATGCTATGGATAAAACGAAGAAAGAGTTGAAACAAGCGGTTGAAGGAATGTATCATAATTTAAACACCTTACAAAGTAGGTCAGGCAATCAATTGCCTTTTACTTCAATTAATTATGGAACATGTACATTGCCAGAAGGCAGAATGGTAATTAAAGCATTATTAGAAGGTTCTATAAAAGGTGTGGGTAAGGTTCATAGGACACCAGTGTTTCCTTGTGGAATATTCCAATGTATGAAAGGTGTAAATAGAAAAGAAGGAGAACCAAATTATGATTTATTTAAATTAGCATTAAAGTCAACTGCCCAAAGATTGTATCCTAATTATGCAAATGTAGATTGGTCTGGAAATGAAGGTTATGATAAAAATGACCCTAAGACTTATTTTTCTACGATGGGGTGTCGCACCGCCAATGGATTTGATATAAATGCTAATCCAGGAGTCAATCCACAAACAAAAGATGGTAGAGGAAACATATGCCCAGTTACTATTATAATGCCAACATTAGCAATGGAAGCTGGTAGAAAAGTAGAAATATTTATGAAATTATTAGATAGTAAAATTCATGAAGCGAAAGATATGCTTATAGAAAGATATAATTATATAATATCACAAAATCCAGAGTCTGGAAGATTTATGTATGAAAATAATGTAATGACTGGATTTGATGGTAAAACTATAGAAAGTGCTATGAGGCATGGAACCCTTGCTATTGGACAATTGGGATTAGCTGAGACATTAAGAATTTTAATAGACAAAGACCAAACGACAGAAGAAGGTATGCAATTAGCAAAAAGAATAGAGCAATTATTTAAAGATAGATGTTTAGAATTTAAAAAAGAATATAAGTTAAATTTTGGTGTTTATTTTACTCCCGCAGAAAATTTATGTTATACAGCCATGAAAAAATTTCAAAAAAAATATGGTAAAATCAAAGATGTTTCAGATAAAGATTTCTTTACAAACTCAATGCACTGTAGTGTATGGAAAGAATTATCTCCTTTTGAGAAGATTGATATTGAAAGTCAATTAACTGGATATAGTTCGGCTCGGTTGCATAACATATGTAGAATTAGAAGGAACAGTAAAAAATAATCTTGATGTATTAGAAACATTAGTTAATTATGCTATGGATAAAGATATTCCTTATTTTGCAATTAATATACCTAATGACACTTGTTTAGATTGTGGATATTGTGATGAATTTAATAAACAGTGTCCAGAATGTGGTAGTGATAATATTCAACAATTAAGAAGAGTTACAGGATATTTGACAGGAAATTATAAAACTGCATTTAATCTTGGAAAACAAGAAGAGGTATCTCTTCGTTACAAACATTCTAATAAATTATCAAATTGGAGACGATAATATGTTAGTTAGATATGCAGGATTAGATAAAAATGATATTGTAAATGGAAAGGGATTTTGTGTCTCTTTCTGGACACAATATTGTCCACATAGATGTAAAGGATGTCATAATCCAGAGACATGGTCAGAAACAGGTGGACTTTTAATCGAATATGACAATTTACTTAAAGAAATATTACAAGCTATATGTGCTAATGGAATATTAAGGAATTTCTCTTTATTAGGAGGAGAACCGTTATGTGGAGAAAATATAGATTTAGTAAAAAAACTTGTTAAAGATATAAAACAACAATATCCTAATATATTAATTTATTGTTGGACTGGATATAGATTTGAAGACTTAATGCAAAAATATACAAATGTTTTACAATATATTGATGTATTAATAGATGGAAAATTTATTTTAGAACAGAGAGATATTACATTAAAGTTAAGAGGCTCTTCAAATCAAAGAGTTATAGATTGTAAAAAATCTTTAGCTGAAAACAAAGTTATTTTAAAAGAATATTAAAATATAAAGGAGATTTATATGGATAGAAAAGAAAAAGTAATGAAAAGATTGCAAGAACACTATGACTATTTAGTAAACCAAGGACACGAAGTTGTCTTTCTTGCCCACCAAGGTTCGTACAACTATAATTTAGATTATGAAAAATCAGATATAGATAGTAAAGCAGTTGTATTGCCTTCATTTGAAGATTTCGTTCATAGTAAATCTCCTTTTAGTTATACTTATATCTTAGAAAATGAAGAACATATTGACACTAAAGATGTTAGAAAAATGTGTGAAATGTGGCAAAAAGAAAATATAAGTTATATAGAATTATTATATTCAGATTTTATAATTATTAATCCAGAGTATAAAGATTTAGTATCTGAATTAATTAACCATAGAGATGATATTGTAAATATAAATCCTGACCAATTTTTACGTTGTATTGCTGGAATGAGTAAGGAAAAAGTAAAAGCTTTATGCCATCCTTATCCTAATTTAATAGAAAAAATTAATAAGTATGGATTTGATGGGAAACAACTTTCTCATTGTGTAAGATTAAATGAGTTTATATCAAGATATGCAGTAAATAAAGAACCTATAAAGGATTGTTATATTTCTAGAATTCCAGATACATTAATAAATTTAAAGCAAAATCTTGATGTTATTGGCACAGATTTTTTACCAGTAGAAGCAGCTATAAGAATATGTCATAAATATGATGAAGATACAAATAGGATTGAGCAAGAGCATTTAGGTGAACCTATTAATGAGGATAATATGAAATATTTAGATAGTTTTAAATATAAAACGTTAGAAAGATATTTTAAAAATATTTTACAAAGTACTTGACATTTATAGTAAATTATGATATAATAATAAATGTAAGGAGAAATATAATATGATAAATATAGGAAAATTATCACCAAATGGTAAAGATGTAATACTAAAACAAATGGACAATGGATGTATTGAATGTATTTCGCACTGTAGAGATAACTGTGGTTATACAAGAATTTTCATAAACAATAAACCACAAAGACTTTTTAGATATTTATATGAACAAAAATATGGAAAAATACCAAAAGGATTTTTGGTAAGACATAAATGTGATAATCCACATTGTTGTAATATAGAGCATTTAGAATTGGGGTCTTATAGAGATAACTTTCAAGATTTAATTAATAGACAGTATGACAAGTATCACAATGCTAGAATTAATAGTGCTCTAAAACTTAGAGGGACATTAAATAGAGAACATAAATTGACTGAAAATCAAGTAAAAGAAATATATTCATCAAACCTATCAAATATAGAGCTTGCAAAAATATATAATATTAGTGACGCTAATGTTTCATATATCAAACATAAAAAAGCCTGGAAGTGGCTTACTGATAAGTTAGATAATAAAATGTAAAATATTTTAACAAATTTTATAAAAAGTATTGACATTTATTATAAAATATGTTATAATATATATAGAGTTAAGGATAAGACTTAATTCTACCGAGCCTTAACGGTCAGAGTAAGGCAAAATCAACTATAATAAAATAAGATTTTAGTAGTTTGTATGGACTATCTTATTAAAAACTTTGTAGATATATATCACTATGACCATACACGAGAAGACTGTGATATGAAGGCAATGTCCGTTCTACAGCGATTGAAAGTTAGTTGTTTATGAAACCGCATACATAATTAAAACTGAAAGTGTAAATGCCTAATTAGTTCTAGGTATTAGGTAACTATAGTATCAGGCTTACCCTGAATACAGATAGAAAAGTGAAATCTAAGATATGTTTGTAGGTAAGATAAATATATCAAATTAGAAAGTAACGAGCAGAGGTTATCCGCAGTTTCCCTTTGCAAATTATATAAGTTAGAGGATAGAAATTGGCAGCTATCACGCCTTATATTATAAAATGTTCCACACTCGGATTTAGTGTATAGCACATTGAATTAACGCAAGATGGTCGATATGAGGTCTTAAAAGAGATGTAGGGTATGTCGTCCTACCTAACTTCTTTTCTCTTGGTGCTTTGGCAGAGTGGTAATGCAGCGGTTTGCTAAACCGTAGAACAGTTAATGTTCCATAGGTTCGAGTCCTATAGGCACCGCCAAAAAAATATGGAGATAGATGGTTCTATAATATAATAATAAGCAAGTAGTAGTGATAATCTACTTAAAAAATATCATTTAATAAACATACCTCCTTTCTAAGTAGAATGTTAAGTGCTTATACTTTTTATAAGATAAACTTGTAGAAAATTATTTATTATATAGGTGTTCAATTCACCATATCTCCAATTACATAAAAAAAATAAAATAAAATAATGGGGGGATTTAAAATGAAAATTCAAGTTAGAAAAATTGCTGAAAAAAAATTACAACATAAAGACGAAAATGGAAAAATTTATACAGAAAAGTATCAATATGAAAATGGACATATAGAAGAATTAGAGGTAGACCCAAGAGATATAAGTGTATTTAGTACTATGAAATCAGTAAGAATGATAGGGATAGATAAAAATCTTTATCTTTTAACACTAAAATCTTGGAAAGAAACAAAAAAGGAACTAACTAAAAATGGAACCCTTCAAAGGTTGAATTTTTCAAAAGCAAGATAATTCTTGCTTTACATATGGGTAGGTGACAGAGTTGGTCAATTGCGGTGGACTGTAAATTCACTGTCTTCGGACTACGGTGGTTCAAATCCATCCCTACCCACCAATACATATTTTATAAAGGAGGTATATAATATGAAAAAAAATACTAATGAACAAAACCTAGAACGAAATATTGTTTGCAATAATAAAAATTGTTCTAATCAACAAAATGGGTTTTGCAAAAAATTCACCTATATTCATTTAAGAAACAGAATAAGATGCGAAGAAAGAGAGTGGTAATATGTGGAGAATTTATAGACTAATTGATTTCATTAAAGATATTCCAAAAGAAATTAAATGGTTTTTTCAAAGGGGATTTAGAGGTTATAGTGATAGAGATGTTTGGGCTATAGATGTTTGGTTTGAAAACACACTTATTCCAATGTTAGAGCAATTACAAAAAACGAAACATGGGTATCCTATGGACATGACAGAACAACAATGGAACATTACTTTGAACGCTATGATTGACTATTTTAAAGAAAGCACAGATAAATATTGTTCAGAAAAGAATGAATATGAAGAAGAATATTTAAATTCTATGTATGAAGATAATCAAGAAGATTTTAAAAAATTACGAGATAAATGGTTGGATAGAGAAAAAAAAATAGCAGATTATAAAACACATATGAAAGATGAAGCATTTAAATTATTTTCTAAATATTTTTATAATTTGTGGGATTAAGTAAATTTTCCTTTATATACTATATGTGATATATAAAAAAGACTACTGAGTCAAATCCGGATAATTTTAAGGTTTGTATCCGGTTTTAATAAAAAGGAGAGATTTATATGAAAACAAATTTAGTAGATTTAATGTCAAGAGTATCACAATTAGAAAGTGAATATTCAGATATGGAATACACATTAAGGAGTCAGTCTATGAATATTCGCATTATAGAGCTTGATGGTAAAAGCCAAATGTTAGAGGAATATCCTGATTTTGAAGATGATTTTGAAGAGTTTTGTGAATTAGGAGATGAAATAACAAGATTAAAAGGAATTATATTTGAGAAAAACAACTCATTAATGTTAAAGAATGGTGATACAATTCAAAAAACATTAGTAGATATTAAAAATAAAAGAAAACAACTAGAATTGGTAAAACAATTAGCTAAACAAACACCTTCTAAAAGAAGAACTAGTGAAACAAATAATTCATATTTTACTTCAAAAGAATTAGCTTATGATAAAGATAAAATGGATAATTTGCAAGAAAAATTAACAAAAGAAATATTAAATCTTGAATTCGAAATAAGTCAATTAAATTCTATAATGTTTGAAATAGATTAATTAGTATTTAATTTTGTTATATTATTTAATTATAATATAACATAACATATAGCTATGGAAATTAAATTTATCACATATAATAACATTATTTTAAAATCAAAAAAAAGAAAGTTTAAAAATGTAAATAGGAAAATAAATTTTGTGATAGACAAGTTACAATTTACAATTATTTATTAGTATGCGTATATTTACAAATAACAACTGACAAATTAAGCGTATATTTTAGTATATGTGACCATACAATCAAATGAGCAATCTTAAATAAAAAAGATGAAAAATTAGAAGAATTATTATCTAATCTACTGGTAATTTGATTATATGTGTGAATTTAATTCCATAGTTTTTATTTTATAGAAAGGAAGATATTATGAGTAGAAAATTTGAATACGTTAATAGAGTAACGAGCACAGGATATGAAATGAAAAATCCAGGATTTAATTTGCCTAAAAGAGCAACAAAATATTCAGCAGGATATGATTTTGAATGTCCTGAAAGAACAGAAATTCCACCTTATAAATTAGGAGATAATCCTATATTAGTCAAAACAGGAGTTAAAGCTTATATGCTTGATGATGAATATTTAATGCTTGTAAATAGAAGTTCTAACCCTAAAAAGAAGAAATTGGTAATTCCTAATTCTATTGGAATAGTGGACGCTAAATGAGTTTTTATAATTCCTAATAAAATAAACAAAAGGAGTAGTAGAATGAATAAACAAGGAAAGCTTCTCTGTGTAAAACAATGTTCTAACTGTGGAAAAAATGTGGAAATAAGACATAAAAAAAGATTAGAAAGAGACCATATTTTTTGTAATAAAAAATGCGAAGTCGAATTTAAATCAAAAGCCAAAATTAATGAACCAGACTATTTAAATTGTATATGCCTGACATGTGGGAAAATTTTTCATAAAAAACCTTCTCTTTTGGATAAAAGCTTAAACCACTATTGTAGTATGGAATGCCATAGAAAGGCGAAAATGGAATACATGAAGGGAGAAGGAAATCATCAATATGGAATAAAAGGTGAGAAAAATTCTTCTTGGAAATCAGACAAAAGAATAACGACCTATGGATATATAAAAATAAGAAAACCAAATCATCCTTTTAAAGACTGTGACGGTTTTGTCTTAGAACATAGATTAATCGCTGAAAAGTATTTATTAACCAATGAAAATTCGATAGAAATTAATGGGGTTAGATATTTAAATCCAAAATTTGATGTACATCATATAAATAGAAACAAGACTGATAATAGAATGGAAAATTTAATCGTATTGACAAAATCAGAACATTTAAAATTACATGCGAAAGACAGAAATTGTAAAAAAGTTGATAAATTAGATTTAAATGGAAAATATATAAGAACATATAATAGTATAAAAGAAGCTGGAATAGAAAACAAAATATATCCACAAAACATCAATAGTGTATGTAAGGGCAACTCTCGTACAGCTGGTGGATTTAAGTGGAGATATTCTACAAAGTAATTGGTGTCTAAAAATTGGGAGAATTGCTGGAAACCCCTTAGAGCTTTTAATACCAAAGTGTAAAAATTTAAAAGATTGGGCAATCAGCAGCCGAGCCATTGAATAACGAAGAGTAAATGGAAGGTTCAACGACTAATGTGTGAGATAGTTAAATCGATAAACACAACACGAGTACCCAACACTTAATATAAAGTGAAGATATAGTCTGAACTTATAGGAAACTATAAGAAATATAAGTTAAATGCTTATATGGTAACAAAATGGATTATTATAATAACCTTGACAACGAAGGAGAAATAGGTTTCTTATTTTATAATTTAAGTAATGAACCAGTTATTATTGAAAAAGGAGATAAATTAGGTCAAGGAATTTTTCAGAAATATTATACAACAGATGATGATAAAACAGAAGAAATTCGTGTAGGAGGCTGGGGAAGTACTAGCAAATAAATTTGGAGGTGAATGATAAATGGCAAGAAAATTAGCAAGTATTCAAAAAATAGTAAACATAGAACCAATAGAAGGCGCAGATAAAATAGAAAAACTAACTGTATTAGGTTGGCATATTGTAGCAAGTAAATCAGAAAATCATAATATTGGAGATTTAATATGCTATATAGAACCAGACTCTCGAGTGCCTGAAATTCCTATGTTTGAATTTTTAAAAGATAGAAAATATATAGTTAAAACAATAAAATTAAGAAAACAAGTAAGTCAAGGTTTGGTTATTCCTTTAAGAGAATTGGAGAAAAACTTTAATATAAATATTTCTAAATTAAAAGAAGGGCAAGATGTAACAGCTTTGTTAGGAATTACTAAATATGACCCAGAAGGCGAAAAAGAAAGAAAACTAATTGAACAAGAAATGGCAAGGAATAAAAATCCTATCCACAAGTTCTTAATGAGATTTAAATGGTATAGAAAGATATATAATAAATTTGCTATTCCTAAAAAAGGTGGATTTCCAAAATGGATAAAAAAAACAGATGAACGGAAGATTGCAAACTATGCCTGAGGAATTTTACGAAATAGTGAATAATCCAAATCCACACGAAGTTATTCTTTTTGACAGTACAGAAAAAATTGATGGTCAATCAGCAACATATTTCATAGAAAAACATAAAATATTAGGAATATTTGACCAATATGAATTCGGTGTATGTTCAAGAAATCTAAGATTAAAAACTCCAAGTAATTCTTCATATTGGACTATAGCAAAACAATATAATATAGAAGAAGTATTAATAAAATTATTAAAGAAATACAAAGCAGAAAAAATAGTATTGCAAGGGGAAATAGCAGGAGAAGGTATACAAAAAAACAAATATCATATTGAAGGATATAAATTCTTTGCATTTAATTTTATAATAGATGGCAAGAAATACAGAACAATAGATATGCAAGACATATTAAAACCTTATGATATAAATACTGTACCAATTCTTGATAAAAATATTGAACTATTAGATACTATAGATAAGATGGTAGCAAATGCTGAGGGCAAATCTACACTATATAATACAGAAAGAGAAGGAAAAGTATGGAGAGATATAGATAATAACATATCATTTAAGGTTATAAATCCTAAATTTTTATTAAAAAATAATGAATAATTATGAAATGGCACCAAGATAGTAAAATTTTGGTGCTTATTTTAATAGAATAGGTCTAGGAACTACGAGAATGAACGCAGACGGATTTTTATATATTAGACTACAAGTTATATACCTAGAGAAATAAAAGTAATGTAAAACGAAATATGAGCTCAAAGGAGGAATAAAAATATGAACAATGAGAGAAAATGTATTCAATGTGGTCAAAATGAAAAATTATATAAACTTGACAGTGGAAAATATGTATGTAAAGACTGTTTGGATATTATAAGGCGAGAACAAAAAGAAATGAAAGAATGTATTTTAAATTATTTAAATGAAGATTGGCAAATTACAAATCCAGAAACGCAAGCAAAAGTTCTTGAAGCTCTTGCTTTAGAAATTAGAATTGAGAATAAAATCATAGATGAAGAAAAAATGAAAGAAATAATTCAGACAAAAGAAAGGATGGAGAAATCATTTGAGTAAAATTTTAATTGCATTAGATGAAAGTACGACATGTACGGGATATGCCGTTTTTAATAATGGTGAATTGATAAAACATGGATTATTCGCTTTGAAAAGTAAAGATGTTCTAGAAAGAGTAAGTTATATTATGGAAGAGATTGAAAAATTAATTAAAGCTTATAAACCAGACAATATGGTAATAGAGGATGTACAAATCACAATGAACGCAGCTACTGCAAAATCTTTATTAGGTTTGCAATTTATAATTGAGGTATATGCTCATAGAAATAATATATCTTGCGAAACATACAGGACTACAAGATGGCGTAAAATATTAGGATTGTCAAATAGCAGAGCATTAGACAGAAAAGCAAAGAAACAAGAAACAATAGATTATGTAAAAGATAAATATGGTATAGAAATCTTAAAAGACGATGAAAGCGATGCTATTGCTATTGGAACAGCATACTTATTAGAAAAGGAGGAATAAAATATGAGAGACCCAAAAAGAATAAAACCTTTATTAATGGAAATTGAAAAACAATGGGAAAGATTTCCTGACTGGAGATTTGGACAATTAATAGAAAATATAAAAAGATTTTACGATATAAATGATTTATTCTATATAGAAGATGATAAAATGCTAGAATTAATTAAAAACTTTATGACAGAAAAAGAAAAGGGAGAATAATTAAATTCTCCCTTATTTTTAAGCCATATAACTTGTTAGCTATACAAAATAAAAAGACTCTAAATCCATTCTAAAAGCCTATCTTTTTGCACTGTTTTTCTTTTTTTGATTTTTTTGCGTAGATTTTTTAGGTTGTTGACTTGATTTTTTTACTTCATTTTTAACTTCATTGATTACTTTATCTAAAGAAGTTTCTGGTTGTTCTTTTGTTATTATGTTTCTCTTTACTTCTTTTTTATCTTCTAATTCTATAACTTTATAAAATTTATCAGCTAATGCAACATCAATTCCTCTAAATTGTAAGTCTTCGCAAAACAATTTATACATTTCTCTACCTTGTGAATTAGCTCCTTCACATTTAACATCGTAACAACAGTCTTTATACCATATTGGTTTACCATCGCAAGATATTGTTTTTAAAAATTTTAATTGTTTCATATTATCTCTCCTTTATGAAGTCTCTTTCCAGCTTCCATTAACTTTTATATATGGTGTGGCTTCTTTCCAACTTCCATTTACTTTTAAGTAGGTATCTCCTTCTTTCCAACTTCCATTAATCTTTATCCACATTTGATTTCCACGAATAGTAATTGAAATTGTAGTTTTATAAGAGCTCCATTGTCCCCAACTATTATATGTTCTTATTCTAAATTGAAGCAAATCTCCATTTGAAGCATCTTCATAGTAATCTGCAATGGAAAAATCATAAGAAGAATTTGTTCCATTATATATAGTATTCCAATTAGTCCATGTAGAAGTCCTGTGATTATATATTCTATAATCTAGTTGATAAGAAGAAATATTTCCACTACCTCCAGAAGCACCAGACCACGATATTTGTATTGTTCCATCTTTTTTTATGCTATTATCACTTAAGACATAATTAGCTGGTGCAGTAGGATTTATAAAAGACACATTTAAATCAGCAGTTTCAATCCACCCCGAAGTAAGATAAGACCCATCAGATGAACGAACTCTATACTTATATTTAACCCCTACAAATGGTCTCTGACCATATACATTCATTCCTCTTAAAGCAATTTCTTGATAAAAAGTAGCGCTTTGTGCGTTTGCTATTCTAAGCCAATCTGTCCAACTTCCGTTTTGTCGTGTTGTTTTTACTTCTACGTCATAGTATAATCTTCCTAAGGTTCCAGCATTAGCACCACCCCATGTTATTAATGGTCTATTGTCTATATCACAAGGATTTGGCGTAATATTAATCCATGTTGGTTGACTTGGAGCATTATAAGAAGGGGCACCTAATGTTCTATATTGGTCACTTATTCTAAATGCTGCTCCTGCTGGTCTACTTGAAGGAATTGTCATATTAAATCCAATATCAAATGAACTTCCTATATCGGTAAAACTCATAGAACATGTTCTGGTTCTAGTTCTATCAGTATTTTTTGCCCATCTATCGTAATATCCTTTTATATTAGTACTAGCACTTGCACCTCCATGCCACATATTAAAATTTATTTCTCCATCATAGTTAATAAAACCACTTGAATATGTTAGGGTACACACTACCGTTGCATAAACTTCAATATTAGCACCATTTCTTCCTACATCTATATATATTTTTGCATTTGAAGTAGGGCTACTCCAGTTTTGTTCATACACTAATGCCATATTTTATATCTCCTTTAACTATATTTTAAATATAAATTACCATCTAATCCTAAAGCATTATCTGGTTCATTAATTCCTGACAATATAATAGCTTCTTGATACCAAGGACTCCAAGTTCCAGCATGAGAATTTCTTACCCATGTTTGAATTCCACTGGTTGTATATCTTGTAAACGTTTGTTTTACACCAGCATGCCTTTCAACAAATAAACTAAATGCTTCTTTTACTGGAACATTAGTCATAGTTTTAACATCAGCAGTAATAGGATTGTAATATAATCCAGCAGTTGTATAATTATTTAAATTTGAATCTTTAGGTATTAGAGTAGGTACGTTTAATTTATTATTTAAAGCATTTGTTACAGCTATAGATACTGGCTTATTGGCATCTGAAGTGTTGTCTACATTACTTAGTCCTATTTGATTTTTATCTAATATTAAATAAAAATTATTATTATAGTATCTTACTAATACTGTTCTCGTGGCAATTAAAGTATTAGCCCTTACCGGTATTCCGTCTGCAAATAATATTGGTAATGCACTATCTCCATTAATAGATAAAGTTATATTGTCAGCATTGTTTATAGTTGGCGTAAAGGCTATTATTCCCATATTATTTCCAAAGCTATTGGTCAATGGTACAGGTATTCCTGTTATATTAATATTATATTGTGTCTTTGTACTTGAAGCCAAAAAAGAACTATTTAAAATTTGTCTAGGCGTAAACGGATACATTGGTTCATAACCCGTACTAGTTAAAACTTGCATTATAATATCTTTAGACATCTTAACCATTCCTTTCTATTTAGATAATATTTCATTTATTACCTTTTCTATGATTATATTATCTACGTTTTCTTCTATTTTTTTATTTATGAAATCTTCAGCTATCTTTGTAGCTTGAGTTTTATTCATTTTCACATACCCACTTTCATTAGGGTTGTGGTCTTGAAAATATACAATATTTTCATCTATGTATATTAAATATGCTTTATCAATAGTGTATTCTCTGCTTTTTATTATATCTTTAGCACTTATTCCATTAATAGCCATCTTTTTATCCCAAATTTCATATCTAAATCTTTTTTCTTGAGATTTTTCTATACTCTCTCTATCTTGGCTTTTAATTAATGAAGATATTTCTTCTAAAGAACTTTGTATTCCTTTATTTTTAACATATTCCAATATATTTTTTTCATTAATCATTGATTTTTCTCTCCTTTATAAGAGAGAGTATATTTCAACCCTCTCTTTATTATTGTTCTATTACCTTACCTGTTTGAATATTAACAACATAAGTTGCTGTTAAAGTAGTAGAACCAGTAGCTCTACATTGTACAGTATATTCATTGCCACTAGTACTTGAGACAGTCCAAGAAAAACTGTCGGCATTGGTACCAAAAGCTGTTTTTGCTAATGCTATGGCAATATTATTTGGAGTTTGCGTTGATGTACTACCGTTTCTCCATCCCATTGGTAAATTAGCATAGTCGGTTAACTTACTACAATTTGTAAACGCATCTGCATAACTTGTAAGTGTTGAAAGTTGCGCAATAGGATATATTACATTATTTCCATATTCTTTTGTTCCAGCTTGTTCTCCATATTGATTTATATTTGTGCAGTTATAACATAATTTACTACAATTCTGTAACTTAGGCATATTTGTTGCAACTTCTGTACCAAATGGAATGTTAGATATACTTTTACATTCAGAATAAAATTCACTAATATCTATAATATCTGGAGAATTTTTAGGTAATCCAATATCAAATAACATACTATCTGCTCCACTATTTTTAAATAACCCAGCAACGTTGGTTAATTTTGTTAAAGTATCATAAGCTCCATAACCCCAATATCCAGGAATAGACAAGAATGATACAATATTCGTACATCCTTGGAATAAATATGAAATATTTGTAAGTGCAATATTATTATGAAGTAAAGCAGTTTCTGCTCCAGTTTCAGGTGCTTGGAAAGCCATACTAGAACATCCTGAAAATGCATAAGAAACATCTATTAATTTAGGGTTGTACCAAAATACAAATACTGGTAAATCGGTTACACCCGTACAATTTTCAAATATATGAGAAGCATTTGTAATATTAGGGCAATTTCTTAATATCTGATTATTTCTTTTCGTCTCATCTACAGTTATTGTTCCATCTTGATTGTAAGATAATGGGTTGTTATCTAATTTTACAGCTAATTTTGTACATCCCTTAAATAAATAAGACACATTTACAAGAGCATTATTACTTCCAAATATAGTTCTATAATCAGAAGGTAATTCTGTTAATGAAGTACAATCGGCAAATAGTCCTCTTGCATTATCTATTTTTTGTCCTAAAAGATTTCCTGTTATACTTGTTAGCCCAGTACTAGCGTACATATAGGAAACATTCTTAACATTAGGCATTTTTATATTTAACATAGCAGTAAGCTTTGTATTTCCTAAAAACATTTGCTCCATAGTTGTACATGCACTATTAGACCAGCTAGAAATGAAAGAATAATTAGAATTTGTCATACTTTTACAATTTCTAAACATTGAACTCATATTTGATACTTTAGAAACGTTTAAATCTCCAAAGTTTACGTTTACCAATGTTTGACAGTTATCAAACATTCCAGCCGTACTTATAGGAGTGGCGTTTGTATCCTGTAAAGTAAATGAGTTTAAATGTGTGAAATTCTTACATAATTCCTTTAGGTTTATATCTCCTTCTATGCCTGTATTTAAAGCCCCAGAATTTTCAGCACCTATTTGTATTGAAACCAAATTTCCAGCATTATTTAACTCAGATAATTTGTTTCTTAAAACATTACCTTCAATATCATTATCTGTACCCTTGGCAACCCAATAAGATTTTTCTTCTCCACTATTATTGTTAGTTAATATATAATATTCATATTGTGGCAAACTATTTTCTTCATAAACATAACCTGTTGTTTTGTCCACAGCATATGTTCCTACGTTAGTGCTTGTGCTTGTATTTTCTAAACTTACATAATAATAAAGGGAAGTGCTTTCCACTATTGTAGAAGTTAATCCAGGATGCCCTTCTAATTCTAATACTAAATCTTTAGCTACTTGTTCTGTTACATTAGGAGTATATCCATCTAAATTCCAGTACTTATTAATAATAACTAATTTTTCTACATCAGTTAATAATGCCAAACTTGTGCTTGATAAATATAATGTTTTTATAGTGGTTGGCGTTTGCACAACCAAACTATCTACAACATTCATTAGACTTTCATGAGTTAATTTAGAACAATCAGCCAATAAAAAATCATTTTTAATTGTAGGTTTAGTCAAGGTTTCTACGTCTTTAAATCCAGATAGATTAGTTAAATTTGAGCATCCTTTAAAACAATCGCCACTTGCAGTAGAAATATTTGTTAAGTCCCAATTACCTAAATCAGTTAATGCTGTACAACCGTTAAATATGTTATTCATATCTTCTATATAGCTTTCAGATAAAGCATTTTCTCCTACTGTTTTTAATACAGTATTGTTCTGAAAAAATCCGGCAGGAATATTTAACCCTTTTAAAGAATTTTTCCCAACAGAAACTATTTTACTTATATCAAATATGTTATCAGTAGAAGCATTTACTCCATTAAAAGTATTATCTGAAATTGTAGTTGTATTCGTACCATTAAAAGCAGACTTATAGGAAATAACCGAAGTACCATGTTGAAACAATCCTTGGGGAATTGTTGTTATTCCAGTACAATTACTAAAAATTCCTTCCATATTTGTTGTGGAAATCAAAGCTTCACCAAAAATATTCATAGGTATATTAGTTAGTGCACTACAATCTCTAAAACAATAGGCATATGTAACTACTGTAGGACAATTTACAAAAAGATTATTAGGTATGTTTACTAATTTTTCACATGCGCCAAAAGTTTCATTGAATTTAAGTACATTTGAATTATTATCAAATAATCCTTCTGGAATACTGGCTATGTGCGTTCCACTAAAAGTTGATGAAAAATCTGTTACTTTTTGATTAGCGTTAAATAAACCTAAGGGAATACTTATCAAACCAGTATTTTTAAATGTATTAACAAAAGAAATTATTTTGCTGTTATTATCAAATAAACCTATTGGTATCGTTTGTAATTTTGTACAACCTTCAAAAACACTTATAGCACTTTCTATGTTTGATGATTTGCTAAATATATCTGATGGTACTGAAGTTAAGTTAATACAATCTTTAAACATATTTTCAATAGAAGAATATGTCAAAGTAGACTTTGTAATTTCTTTTAAGTCTGTTGCTATATCTCCTGTAAAAAGCAACCTATCTAAGGTTCCAGTAAGTCTAATAGTATATTCTCCATCTGATGCATATGTATGTGTAGCATTTGTGTCATTATAAGTGGTTATTTGAGTAGAGCTAAATTCGTCTCCCCAATCTATCCAATAATTATAATTGCCATCTTGTGTCATAGGTATAGATACTGTTTTAGAACCAAGTGTCGTATTTATTAGCATTTCAAAAGAACTTTCACTTTGAACAAATGAATATTCTTCTACATAACCATTTACGTCAGCTCTAGCAATATCAATTCCTCCAATTGCATATCCTTTAGAATTATTTGCTTCTCCGCATAAGCTGGTTCTTATATAAGTCATAGGAATATCATTTTTCCATGTGTTCGTTTTTGTATTATATATTTCATTTAAATTTGTAGCATATTGAATTTTATCTAATCCCCCTACAACATATATATCATTTTCATGTTTAAAACTTCCTGAAAAACCTCTAGGGTTAAGCATGTTTTTTCCTGTTGACCATGTATTAGTTGCTATATCATAAATTTGTACATCTCCATAAATGTTTCCTAAAGAATCTGACCCACCTATAGCGTAAATTTTTCCATCTAAACTTTCTACTGCTGGAGAATATCTTGGCAACGGCATATTTGTAATCATATCCCATGTTGATGTTGCTGGAGTAAACCTATATACACTATCTGCTGTTTTACCCGTAGCTGTAATTCCTCCTATACAATAACCGTACTCTCCATAAGATGTTGTTGAGTTTACAGAAGCTAAAGGTTCAGGCAAATCTGTTACTTTAGCCCATGTGTTTGTATTTGGATTATATGAATATGCATTAACCATTGGTTGTAAGTTGGCATTTAATCCTCCCGCACAATAGCCAATTCCATTTACTTCAAATCCAAAAACACCATCAGCCAAAACAGGATAATTTGCTTTTGTAGACCAAGTATTTGTTATAACATCATATGCTTCATTTGTATTTGTAGGAATTATAGCTCTATTTTGTCCTCCAACTACATATATGTTGTTTCCTATCATAAAAGAAGCTGAGGCAAATCTAGGAGCTGGTTCCGGAGTCTTTGTTTTCCAAGCAGTTTGGATTACATCTTCCCCCTGTGTTATTTTAAACCAGAAATCACCTATATTATAACCAGAAGTAGGTTCTTCTTTTTGTATAGGTGTTTTATTTGCTTTGTCTGGAAGCATAATTAAGCTCCAAGGGTAATGATTTAAGTTAGGCTCGTAATTTATATTATCAGCTATTGCCCACCACATCTTGTTTTTAAATATTACTACATCACCCTTTTTATAATTTTGTGTACTATCCCAAGCAAATTTTAAATTTAAATTTATTCCTCCATATCCTTTAGCTCCTCTTACATCGTATTCCAACCAATATTTAGTATCAGTAGGAAGAGTACCAATTGGTGGCTCAGAATTTGTATATGCATAATATCCTTTTCCATTATAATATACAAAATTATGTACATTATATTGTACGTCTTTGCTCCACTCACCTCTTACTTGTGTATAAAGTATCATCTTTTCAAACACAGCTTGTAATCCAGCTAAAAAATAATCAATGTCTACTTTAGGTTGCAATTCTCTTCTGTATGTTTCATTTAATAATATATTTATATTATCAGCTATCATTATTTGATTTTTAATTGTAGGATTATTGGCAAGAATAGAACCAGCTTGAGATATATTATTTGCCTGCATAGCATAATAGTAATCTAAAAAAGTACTTTGACTACTTAAATGCATATCATCCATTAATTCAATAACTCTTCTAGCCATTTTTTTATCTCCTTTCTATAGTACTTGATACCATTGGTCACCTATTATTTGGTTAGTTGGTTGAACATTGGTGACAGGTATTTGTATTGCTGGTAGTGCTGTTAAGATTTCAGTCCAATAAGCCGAACCATTTGCAGGTTGTTGCCCTCTATTAATTTGCGTAGCAGCCCACCATTTATTCTCATATATAACCACATCATTTAAATTGTATTGCATAGTACTATCCCATATCCAAGCAAAAGACAATCCATCACCCGATAAACCTCTCTCACCTCTAAGAGTCAACATTTTCCAATATGTAGTGTTGGTAGGAGCTATACCTGTTTCAGGTGTTTCAATACATAAGTAAAGAAATGTTCCTTCTGTGGTAGTATAATTAACCATATTATTTCTTTCATATTGTGTAGTAGGACTATATACTCCTTTAAAATTAAATTTATCTATTTCTGCTGTCCAAGCAGCTTGTTTTTCTGCTATATAATTATATATATCATTATTATAAAATCTTTCCAATGCTAATATGGCATCTCTGATTTGGTTATAATCATTTGCATTAAAAATTTTACCATTTAATTGTGGATTAGCATTTAAAATAGCTGATGCGTTAGAAAAATCTCCAGCTATAATCGAAGCTTGGATTTGAGCCACAAGTTGAGCATCCGTAGAATTAGTTATATTACTTTTTAACTGTATATTATCCAATTCGCCAGGATAATTGGTAAAATCTAAATCTGGATATAAAACTGACATAATTTATCTCCTTTCATGTATATTATTTTCTATTAGCAATAGTCGGTTCTTTTGGATAAATTTTTATAGCATTTATTGTCATACTACTGCTGATACTAAGAGGAATTTCCATTGATTTTATTAAATATTCTCCTTCAATGCCTATTTCTGCATTAGTATAATTTATTTTTATATTAACATCATTTAACCAATAAATAGGAACTATTTCTAGAGTAATAGAGTCATTCATTCTAGCATGTAAAAATAACTCATAATCTGCCCTTTGCCTTGCTAAATCATTGCTATATATCCTTTCATCATCAACTATGTAATTAATCGTTCCTATTTTATCTGTATTATATGGACTATCTTGAATAGTATCTGTAGCAGTAGCCATAACCTGCTCTCCATTATCCAACAATCTACCATATACTATTATATTATTTTTTACGTTTTCAAAATCTACATCTTTGCTATCACTAATAATTAATGCTTGACTTAATTGGTCAAAATTTATAACGACCGGCTCATTTTCTCCATTTGGTATATGTTGCCAATGAAATACTCCATTAACATCAAAAAACATTTCCCAATCAGAATATAAGTCTCTAATTTCTGCTAGTAAATCATATATTGTAGAACCCACATCTTTTTTTATATCATAGGGGATTGTATAACCTACATCTTCTATGATATATTTATCAAATCCCCCTAATTGTGTAATAGTCTGTTTAACTACATCAGCAATTTTACTTTCGGCAGGTACTACAGTAGAAACAGCTGGTAGCTGACCATTTCTTCTCCCTGTAAGTTTAGCCATAAGGTCTAACCCTTCAAAAGATACAGTATGAGTACTAACATTATATACTGTATTTGGATTATTTATTAAAAATATTCCCATGTTCCACCAAACCGTTTCTCCGTTATTCCTAGGATTATCTATACCTTCATAAATTTTTATAAATTTATCAAGCCACAATTCTCCTTCAGAAGAAATTATTTTATCACTTTTCTCAATAGCCAATGTTAGATTACAAGTTCTTCTTATGTCAGAGGTTGCATCTATGCTGATGCTTCCATCTATAACATATCCCTGAAGAGAATTTACTGTTTGAAAATTAAAATTTAATACATCTACTTTAACTCTTAAATTTCTAACTTTCATTTGCACTAAATCATAATCTGTTTGTGTTGGAATTACTGCCACCTGTATTCACCTACCTTCTAATTATTTGCATATATTAAATTACTATTATATAAATCTTGCCCATTATCAGCATCACCAATTTCTGACCAGTTAAAATCTACTCTTGCAAATCCCATACCTACTTCAGAATAATAAGTTATAGGTAAATTGTCACTTAAAGTAACTAGCCAAATATTACCGTTGAAATCTTTGAGAATTTTTGCAGAAGGTGTAGTTAAAAAGTCTTTTATAGCCTCTAATCTTTCTACGGTTGCTTTTCTGTCTAACTGTTCATCTGCTGTAAACATAATTACACTTCCTCCCATAGAACCTTTATCATAACTTAAATCACCATTGCTAATTACAATAGGATATTTGCTTCCATATGGTTCGTAAGTTGTAGTTAAATGAACTCTCTCATTTGAAGCATAAGAAGCTCCCTCTTTAAACTTATAACTATTTTCCCCATCTGTAACAAATATACCATAAAATTCAGATTTAATACTATTTATAGAATATTCACCTTCAACATTTCCAATTATTGGAACTATTGCATATTCATATTCTGTGTCGTTTTGTGCAAGATAATCATATCGAACAAAATCTACATCTTTTGGGTCTGTAACTGGCACACTATATAATGTGTACCAGTCAAATTGACCCTTTTTTCTTCTTTTTATTTTTATATTGCTGATTTGAGTTACAACATAATCAATATTACCCGCATTTATATTTCCATTAAAATCAGCATCCATTTGTGTAGATAAATCCCAAGCTCCTGGATAAGTAGTAATGTAAGGGAAATCTACATCTTTAGTAATATTAAAATGGTCATATATACCATTTTTAAGTATTACATCTTCTATATTAACTAAATTTGTAGGAACAGGTTGCCAACAATACCTGTCCTGCAAAAAATTATATCCTAAAAATATCATTGTTTAGCCACCTTTCCTATGGTTTTGTAGTTACTTGTTGACTTATTCCTCCAATATTTCCTGAAATATCTATTGCTTCAACCCTAATTGTATAGATTGTATTAGGTGTTAATCCCTCAAATGTATAACTATTAGTAGAAGACAAACCATCAACTGTAATAATTTCATCCCAACTTTCACCATTATTTTTACTAAATCTAATAGTTTTTAGTCCTGTTTTATCCACAGCATGAGCTACTACTGGAATTTCAGAAGAAGTTATATTATCTGCATTGATATTTAGAGTAACTATTGGTTTATCTTTATCTCCTGGTTTATCACCACTATAATCTCCAAGGTCTTCTATTTTTAAATCAAATAAATTGTTTTTTCTTCTAAGCCATATAAATACCTTGCTTTTATCTTCTGGTATATCTATATAATTACTATGAATATAATAAGGCATAGTATTAACGTTATAACACTTTAATTGAACGTAAGCGTTTTCTGTTTGTTGTTCTGTATAATCACTTACATAGTCTAATTTTAAATATCCAAATACTTCATTATTAGTAAATAAATTAGAAATTGGTTTATATGTTTTTAAGTTTTGTAAAGCCAATATATTATTTGAAGACAATTGTTCAACTATTGGATTATCGAGAACATAATAAACAGTTACAGGATTTCCGGATTCGTATTGTTGTTTCAAATAGACTTTAAATTCACTCAAAGAACTAAACCATGTGCTTTTACAAATAATCTTATTTGGATTAGCCACCATGATTATATTATCTTGCGTTACAAGTAAATTTAAATCATAAACAGAACCTTTCGCAATATTGGACAAACAGCTCTGTCTACTCATTATATTTATTCCGGGTATTTCTATATTAAATGTGTTAGCATATACAGTGTTTAAAGTAATATTTTCATTTCCAACCAAAACAACTTCTCCAATATTCCTAATAATACTTGGCTCATTTACATAAGGATAATAAACCTGTGCAGTATCACCTTTTGTTATACCTACTTGATTAGTTTTAAGCTCATCTGCTGTAACATCTTTGCTATCAGGATTGCTGCTTTTTGTTATTGTTATTTTAACACAATCTTTGTGAGTAGTAAAACTTCCTTTTGTACCACTAATTCCAGATGCTTCATGCCCCTCGTCATCTATAAATTTAATCAAGTTACCATCTTCATTATAATACCAAATATAATATTGCGTATTACCGGCTTGATTTAAATAATAAGCAGTATTTCCTTTTACGATTCCACTTTGAATTTCTGGATTTAATATATTTGGGCTTTCTAAACATATTAAGTCTCTATACTCACCTAATCCCCTTAATGGCTCATCTAACGATATGACCGAGCTATTTGAAATATATGGCTCATATTCACTAACTACATTATTCGCTTCAATTTGGATATTCCAAATTTCTATATAATTAGATAAACTACTACTATCAACTCCGAAAACTAATTGTAAGTCATATACTCCTTCTGGCGCAACAAACGAATTATTGTTGATAGGAATTTCTGATATTATGTTTTCGCTTCCTTTTTCTGTCGTATATAAATTAAATTTCTCAAATTGACCTAATTGATTAAATGAAACAGTATAAATATCCCCAGAATTTAACACATTTTTTATTCCAATTCCAATATAAGCATCTTGATTTATTACAGTTGGTTGAATATTATAACCATTTTGAATTGGTGTATAATTTACATTGTTCTTTAATAAATATACTGGTGAGTCATAATTAAATAAGTTCTTAGATGCAGAAGTAGGATAAATATTATATAAGTTAGGGTCTTCATAATCAGTGCTAATATTTCCACTTTCTAATTGTATATTACTAATATCTACATTTATATCTGCTAATATTATAGTTTGAGCAAATTTAACCCATAATAAAGCATTATTAGGAATATTTTCAGAAACTATAAAAGAAACTGAATTTCTACCTTTTGTTAAAGATTGATATTGTATATTTGATTTCAAATCAACTTCATATCCATTTGTTCCATATCCTATACTATAATATAAATCTGTACTAGTTTCATTGACATTATAATCAAAAGATAATGTATAAATAAAATTAGGTTTTAATGTAAAGTTAGTGTTTGTTGATTGAAAATATTGTTGGTTATATTTTATGTTAAATGCTGAAATGTCTATTAAATTTTTTATATCTCCTAAAGAATATATGTTAGAAGGTTTATATGGACTTGGAATTTCCCTAACTATTTGACTCTTTTGTTCTAAGCTTCCACCAATAGATAAATTTTCTATTTTAGCGACTTCTGCATTTAAAATATTAATGTTTTCACCTTCAACTGTTGTGTAACTAGGTAATGTTTTTATTACATCTCCTATCATCCATTTTAATTCTATTCTATTAGGAGTTGAAGTAGTGTTAATATCATTTGTTAATGTTATAATATTTTCATAAGGAGTAAAATCTCTTCCCCATACTCTCATTGTAAAATCATCTTGTATTCTAAATCCAGAGTTCCATTCTACCCAACTATCTGGGTCTCTTAAATCAACTTCTTTATCATCTATATATATTGGTGGGTCAGGATTGGATTTTCCATCAATAGCAACAATGTTAGAAGATATTTGTATATATCCATTTTCACAATTGTTAACAAGGTCACATATAGCGAACGAGGCTGGTTGTAAATATCTTACGGTAAAGTATTTAAGACCAGAAGTGATTTTTGTCCCATTTACTGTTTCACCAGATAATTCTATATAATAAGCAGTATCATTACTCATACCTACAAAGGTATAAGATAAACTCGAATCTGTATCATAATATATTAATGCAGATTGACTTAATATATTTTTATTGCTATCATATAATGTATATTGATAACTATTCAATAATTCATTCTCTTTTTGTAAATAACTACCAATAAATCTATAGGTACCATTTTCAATTGTCTCTGTGGCTGGTATATTATCAATAGTTAAATTTGGCTGACTATAACAATAAAATGGAACGGCAGTGCTTGCCATACTTTCATTGTTAGCACTATCTATTGTATAAACAACCGCATTATAATATCCACCATTGATTAAAGTATTAGCAGGTATTAAATGCTCTAACTTCATAGTGGATTGTATTTTGTTATATATCTCTTTTCCAGTCTGGTTATCTCTAATTACCAATCTATTCCCAATTACTTGAGCACCGCCTATTACTATAAAGCTAATTATATGTGCTTTTTTGCTATCAAAAGCTGAAATAGGATTAATAATAGGTTGTGTTAATTGTTGTATTGCCATAAAAATCTCCTTTCATTATCTTTTATATATTCTTACTTGTGTACCACCTGCTATAAATTTTTCAGTAGATGTTGAACAGGTAATCGTTATACTTGTTAAGTTAGGATTTCCAGCAGTTGCTAGCTGTCCTGTAATATGTTCAAAATCTAAGGCGTTACCTTCTGAAAACATCGAAGAGTCAAGTGCAAATCTTGTATTTGAATATTGATGTTCTGCTATTGTAAGTCTACAAAAAGCTGTAAAATTACCACGTAATGCACCAAGTCTATAAAATCCTGTTTGTTTCACATATTGTTGTGATGGTGCTCTATCTCCAATAACTGCTATTCCAGCATAGCTGTAATTATTACTTGTTATATTATTAATATTTAATCTTACTGCTGTTGCATTTGCAATTGATTGTTGAAATTGAATATCTATATCATATATTCCACCGTCTCTTTGAATATCAAGTCCATCAATTGTAAATGAATTTGCATCAGATGCCAAAATATATGTCTTTACTAATTTATTTATTTTTTCATTTAAAACTTTTCCTTGGTTTGCACTCAAAGCATCTGTACTACTATTACTATCTAAATTATCTATAACCTTACTTAAAGTATAAGAACTTGATTTTGCTTTGATTATATAATTTAATACAATATAAGGTTGCATGTTATTGTGTGCTTCTCCATTTCCTCCTACATTGTAATTAGAGACACTTGTATAAGACCCTCTCATTATATATCCGTCAGTTGCAGCTGAGCTGGTATTTGTAGTTAATATTGGATTAGAAGGGAGCTCTCCTAATGTTAACGTATGAGTCTCTTCACCCCCAGTTTTTCCCAAAATATCATAAGGTGAAGATGAAGATTTACCTACAACTACTCTTTCTTCTATGTTAGGTAAATTAAAATGAGTGGAATCAACATTTCCATATTTGTCGCCTATTTTAGAATACAATTCTGGATAATCGGTTTTTGATAATGACTGTCCATTACATGGTAAATAACCATCTGGTATGTCATCACTAGCATATTCACAAATTGCACCTATCGGAACATCAGTTCCTAATTGTATATATCCAGACAAACTTTTCCAGGTATTTGTATTTGGGTCTTTATATTTTAATGTAGCCATATTGCTCTCCTTTCTTTAGCTTAATCATTTGGAATATAGAAAACTCCTATATGAACAAAAGTAGTTGCGGTTTTAGCATCACTGAATACTTGAAGTTCTGATAAATAATTATAATAATTTGTTTGGTTAATTGCAGGAACGATAGATGTTACATTTATATTATTTTGTGTATTTGCCTGCCCAATAATAAAAGATGTTATAATTTGTCCATCAATTAATGTGTAATATTTATTAAGTTTAATATTAAAATCTCCTACTCCGCTTACTTCAAGTACAGTAAATCTTAATTTACTTACTGGTATTGAAGTATCATTAACTTTTGCAGAATATCCAAAATTTAATTTATTTTCATTTAAAATTTTTCCTTGATTTGCAGACAACGCATCAATAGAAGATGTGCTATCTAAATTATCAACTACAGTTGCTACTACTCCAGCGGATTGTTTAGCTTTTATTATGTAGTTCATTACAATGTATGGCGGCATATTATTATGTGCTTTGCTTCCTCCAACCGAACTCGTATTGTTATAATATCTACCTTGCCCATAATAATAATTTTGATACCCATCACCACGTTCACTATAAGCGGTGTCTGAAATCCATGTTTTATGAGTATGTGCAGGCATTTCAGCAATAGTTAATGTATGTGTTTTTTCTCCACCAGTTTTACCCAGACTATTAAAATCACTATCACTATTATTATATCCAACAGAAAATTTTGAACTCATATTAGGTAAATTAAATGTTGTGCTTCCATTTCCTTCTCCATATGTAGTACCTATAGCAGCGAATAAATCAGGATATTCATTTCTTTTTAATTCTTGCCCATTACATAACAACCAATTTTTGGGTGCAGTATATGAGCCCCATTTTACAATAGAACCTATTGGCAAGGTATCTGATACAGTATCACTACTAGTTAACACATTTAATGTTCCATCTTCCGTAATATTTAAATTAGCCCCAACTTTTATTGTCCCCAACTCAGAAGTAGAAGCTATTGGCAATTGACTAGAAACAACTTTAGAATTTGTTCCTAATGTTGCCACACCATTCGCTACACCTTTTTCACTTATAGGTATAAAATCCAATGAGGGTTTATTATTTAAATCATTATAATTTCCTGTTTTTGAAACTTTATGTAATTTTATTGTTCCTTTAATAGTTTCTTTTTCATTAACAGGTTGAGTCTCGGTATTATTTGTATTTAAAATAGGCTTATTAAACAAATCATCATAGTCTGAAGTACCTCCACTTCCTCCACCTCCTCCGCCAGTAGCGTTTAATACACCATCAGCAGTAATGTTTAAATTTTCTCCTATTTTTATTCCCCCTAATCTTGTAGGGCTAGCAATAGGTAGTTGAGTATCTTTTAACAAAGCATTATTATCAAGTGTAGCTACTCCATTCGGATTTCCTTTTTGAGATACCGGAATATAATTGCTTTTTATTTTTGTTATATCGTCTTCTACTTTTATTACATCTTCTTGCAAAGTAGTTATCATAGTGTCATTATCAGAAATATATCCTTTTAAAATTTTACCCTGATTGGCAGATAATGCATCAATAGAAGATGTGCTATCTAAATTATCAACTACAGTTGCTACTACTCCAG